ACTTTACCGATAGAGGTTGTATTTTTGGCATCACCAAATTTAGTAATACCTTTGATGTAGTCTAAAACTTGATAACCATTTTTAGTTAAAAAATCGGTAACTTCTTTTTCAACGTTAGAAACAGGGCCAGATTTTTCTTTTTTTCCTAATGGTATGTAAATACGATAATAATTTCTATCGTGTTCAAATTCATCACCTAATTTTTTAAAAATATCTACATATCTTTCACGATTAAAGTTTTTAACGTAATTTCTAAATTGGGATGGTTTTAAAGCCTCTTGTAACAGAATTTTATGAATTAATTTTTTCATTTTATTTAATATTAAATAAATATTTATAATTTTTAAAAAAATTTTGCCAAATCATTTTTTATCGTTATATTTGTATATTAAAATGTGCACAAAATGAAAATGACAGAAGAAAAATTTAACCGATTAAAAGAAGTATTATCGATACCAACATATTCACAAGATGAAAAGTTAATGATTGAATACCTCCAAAAAGTTTTAACCGAAAAAGGATATCAACATTACACCGATGAACATGGTAATATTTATGCCACCAAAGGTGAAAGCCAAAATTATCCTTGTTTTATTGCTCACACCGACACGGTTCATAAAGTTAATTTAAATTTAACCGTAGTTGAAGGGTACCAAAAAGGTGAAACCGTTCTTAAAGGTGTTGATTGTGTTACCGGAAAACCAACGGGAATTGGTGGTGATGATAAGTGTGGTGTTTTTTTGGCTTTAGAAATGTTGGGCACCTTACCAAATGTTAAAGTTGCCTTTTTTGTTTCTGAAGAAATTGGTTGTAGAGGCAGCCAACACGCAGACCCTGAATTTTTTAAGAACGTTGGTTACGCAATTCAGTATGACTCCCCGGAAGGTAACTCTATGAGTTTAACACTTATGGGTAGATATTTGTTCAATCAAAAATCAGAATTCGCTGATAAAGTAACTGGTTTGATAAAAGAACACGGAATTAGTAATTGGGCGTATCATCCATATACCGATGCTTGGCAAATTGTTGAAAAATTTGATATAGCTTGTTTAAATTTGGCTGCAGGGTATTACCAATATCATACAGCAAACGAATATGTTGTTGTTGATGATGTTGAAAACGGATATCAATTGGGGTTAAAACTTGTTGAGGTTTTAGGAGAAAATAAATACTCAAACAAAAAAGAAGAACGTAGTTATCTTCTGAATGATGGATATGGTAGTCAATATAACAGAAAAAGAATTGATTACGGATATGAAGATTAAAAAAAGGGACTTTTAGGTCCCTTTTTTTGTGTTATAAAAAAAAATATAACAATTTAATTTTTAAGATAAAAATTTCAATCCTTTCGTTTATGGGTCATCTCCAGCTACCGCTGGATTAAGTTATCTAGCATCTCCGTTGTAAATACCTTTCGTTTATGGGTCATCTCCAGCACAAACAATTAACCATTGAGGTTATCTCTAGTTGTAAATACCTTTCGTTTATGGGTCATCTCCAGCCGCTTTATTCACGAATGTTACGTTGTTTCTGTTGTAAATACCTTTCGTTTATGGGTCATCTCCAGCATACGCACGCATAAGTCTTTGATTTCTTGTTCATTAAGACGAAATTCTTGATTTAATTTTCTCCAAATTTTATCATAATCAACTAATAAATAAGGTTTTTTTTTATCTCTATCCGCATCATCCACCATTAAAGTAACCCCGCTTTTATCCTTATATAACATTAAACCTGGATTATTTTCCGAAGGAACCACCTTTAAATTGGACATAATTTCATAAAGAAATTCTTCAGCGGGGGAAAATTGTTTAGTATTACCAACCAATTCTTCAGCCCAATCAAAATCATCAAATTCTTCTTTTAATATTTTTCTTATAAGGTTTTTCATATTTTATAAATATCAGGTTAACATTTTTCGTTTATGGGTCATCTCCAGCTCAAATCAACTTCAATCAAAGTCCGATTCAGCTGTCAATACCTTTCGTTTATGGGTCATTTCCAGCATACGCACGCATAAATTACTGATTTCTTGTCCATTAAGGCCAAATTCTTGACGTAATTTTAACCAAATTTGACGATAATCAACCCATAAATAAGGATTTTTTTCATCACTATCCACACTATCCGCCATTAAAGTAAGCCCGCTTTTATCCTTATATAACATTAAACCTGGATAATTTTTTGAAGGAACCGCCTTTAAGTTTGACATGATTTCATACAAAAATTCTTCAGCGGGTGAAAATTGTTTGGTGTTACCAACCAATTCTTCTGCCCAACCAAAATCATCAAATTCTTCTTTTAATATTTTTCTTATAAGGTTTTTCATTTTAAAGTTAAAAGATATTTTAATTTATTTATCTGACTCATCATTTCATCTCTGATGTTTAACAAATCAGAATCTTTTTGTGGATCCAAAGAATTACTTAAAGACATTAAGAATTCTAAATTTTGATTTAAAAATTCATTTAAACCTAAATCATTGGTATTTTTTAAAACAATGGTACCTTCACCTGAAGTGAATTCAACACGACCATATTTCCCCATGTAAACTTCAACAAAGTCATCGATAAGTTCATTAAAAGCACCATAGATTTCACCGTAAGCTTTATGTCTGGCAAAAGATTTTGTTTGCCAGTGTAAAACCCTAAATTGTTCTTGTAGGGTTATAAAATTAATTAATAATTGCCCTTTCATTATCTGTAGTATATTCTTTGTTTGTTATAATCAATAATAGGGTTTCTATCAGCATCGTAAATACTTTTAAAAATATCAACCGATTCTGGTGATTCTATAGGTAGTGCTGCTTTTAAAGCTTTAGTGAATAAAGTGTTTGAATATTGTAATTGTGCGTCATCACAACCGTGCACTTGGCAATAATTTGCCTCACATAATTCCGATATTACCATACCAGTATAAAACCCATGTAAATCATACGGGACCACAAATCTATCGGCATTACACCAAACAGCAACAATTGGTTTTGTTTTTAAAATATTTAAAAAGTCATAACCAACGGAGTAGTGTTTATATTTAACATATTGACCGCTACTATTTAATTCCACACCTTCAACACCCCCAATCATACTTAACATTAAACCACTTGGTGATCCATGACCCATCAATATAATTCTTCTGTGATTTTTCATGGTTTCTTTTAAATTATACATATCATCTTTAGTTGTTAAAACTGTCGCATTTAAACCAGCATAAGACGGTTTTAAAAAATCAGTTGTTCTATCGTCTGGATGTATAATTAATGTATCACCTTTTTTAACGTTTCTAGTCAACAGTTTCTCTAACTGTTCTGGTGTATAAGATTTAGTGTCTATTATGTTATCATTTTTAAAGTAACTACCATAATTACCATAATTACCATAACCACCTAAAACATCTGATTTACGGCTTTTATCTGTTTTTTTATCGATAAAAAATTTAATATAAAAACATAAATCCTCAACGGCCTCTAAAGTGTATAATTTAATATCCCTAGGTGATGCCAAAATTTTATTATACAAGTCATTAGGTATGTTGGTATATTCTAATGCTTTTTGAGCAACACGACCATTAATAAGGTTAAAGTTTTTATGGAAACATTCGGCTGCCGCAATAACCGCTTCCAAGACATCAACATCAAAACTACCTAATTCATAAGCTTCTGTAACCATCCATTCCAAATATTTATTACTACCGGAAGGATCTGCCATTGATAAATCTCTTATAGCAACTTCTGGGACATTATATTTAGAATATTTTTTTATAATGTCCTGTAAACGACCTTCATTTAATATTGTTTCTAAAATAATATGTTTAAGATTCATTGTTTATATTTTTTTTAATTTTTAATATATCTTGTAGTTTTTTTATTCTTGATTCCAGTTCATCAACCTCAAGATCCTCAGAGTTAGAATCTTCTAATTCAGATTCTAAGTCCGTAATTCTTTCTTCTAATTCTTCTATTTTAGATTCTAAACCTTCAACCTCGTCATCTCTAGAATCTTTACCTTCCTCATAACCGTCATCAAAACCACTGCTACGTCCTTCTTCATAAGCTTCATCACGTGCTTCTCTAATTTCTTGTCTATGATCATCATAATAAATGAAATCATCACAACAACCATCACAAGTACAATAGTTATCACGAGCATATTCTTTACCTTCCTCATAAGCTCTATCAAATTGGTTATACAATTCATCTCCAATATCATCCAAAACAGACTTTTTAAGAATACCGTTATCAGTGATTAATTCAAAAAGATCATCAATATCAACACCATATTCATGTTCGGAACGAAACCAATTTTTTTTTATAATTTTTTCAGCTCTATTAATATCTAAATTAGGAACCCATTCATAATCATCGGAGTCATCTTCTTTAATAATTTTTTGAACCAATTTATGAATATCTTTTTCGGTTAATTTGATTATTTTTTTCATTCAAACATTTTATAATAAATATCAATAAATTTTAAAAATATTTTGTAAAATGAATATTTATATGTATCTTTGTTAAAGAAATAAAAACACAGGGTTGAATCGGTTAATCCCTTAAGCTTAATCGACGTAATGTGACGAAACAACACGGTGAAAATCCGCAATCTTTAACAGATATTAAAGATGAAAAATAAGAAGCCCATCGGTCAGAATACTGGTGGGTTTTTTTATTTCCCAAATAATTGTAACTGACCACGACCAATTTCAAAATCTTTTTTATTCATTACGGTGATAACATTTAAGATCCATTGATAAGGGTCAACCATTTCAGGTTCGATAACAACATTTAAAAAAGGATAATTAGTGTCAGAAACAATAAATCTAACTTTATTTTGAATCTCATTAACTACAATTTTGAATGTTATATCGTCTAAAACTTTTTGTATCAAATTAAGAATATCGACATCATGAATAACCTGACCTTTTTCTGCAACGTGACGCCATTGTCTTTTTTTGGAATGTTCACTTGGGTCGTGACGTAAATTAAAATTAATAAAAATATTTGCTTTTAATTGTGCAATTTTTCTTTCTAAAAGTAATTGTTCTTTGATAATATTTCTAATCATAATAATAAATATCTTACTGATTAGAAAACTCCCATCTTATGTTACCACAATCGTAAATACGATATATTTTACGATTAAACATTATTTCTTTTTCTGTTTTATTTCTATCAAAACCCTGTTTAACCAACACAGATTTTTTAAAATTTAATCTATGATATCTAATACCGTTATGTACATACCAATAATTTGGTTTTGTCGACCCACAATTATTAAACCCTAGTTTTGTGTAAACACCACCAGTAAACCAACGATTGTCTGAGTAAGATATGATTTTTTTAACTTTAAAATTTTTAATAAAAAAATTAAATAGTTTGGAGGCCGCTCCCACCACAATCGTATTTTTCTTATTACAAAATCTAATTAATTCCCAATCAGTGTTATTACCAACACCATTTCTTTTACCAAAAGTCATTAAAGAAACTAATTCGTCTTTATAATATAACCCAATTTTAACCGTAGAAGAGACATTTCCTTGTATATGGTTTTCGGATAAAAAAAGGTTACTTTCGTTTGACGTAACCTTTTTTATTTCACAATTTCTAGAATATATTTTGTTTGAAATTAACTTGAGTTTATTTTTTAATATAGATAAAACAGTTTCTTGTTTAAACAACCATTCATCTTCGAAAATATGAATTAATTCGATGTTAGATTTTTTACATAAATTAGTTTTTACCAAATGGTAATCATTGGTAAGATATAATTCATTATGCCAATAAATTCCATCAAATTCAATGGCAGTTTTTATAGATGGAATATAAATATCAATTTCAAGAGAAGAATTAGGTATTTTATTATGTCTTTCATATTCTACACCCCAATCATCTAATATAGAACATAATGAATCTTCATAAGATGATGAAAAACTCATGCCAATTGGATTACATTTTGTACATAAAACGTAATTATGTTTTTTTCTTTCTCGTAATAAATTTTGTGTTATAGAATATACATCATCACATTTATGACATTTAATGTGAAGCATAGATAAATCAGTCGATATTTTTTTAATTTCTAACTCTGGATACCGTTCAATAACCTTATTACTTAATAAATTTCTATAATCATCCGATTTAACAAAGTTATCAACCCCATATTTTATATTACAGGTTTCTTTATACTTTTCAAAATTGTTATATTTTTTATTTCCGTACAACTTCGATTTTGTTTGTAACATTTTTTCAGTGTTGTTATAGTTTTTATTACCATAAGTTTCGATTTTGGTTTTATCACGTTTTTTGATAAAGTCTTTATGTTGGGTATAAAACTCAACACCATGGTTTTTTAAGTTGGATTCTTTGATTTTATTAATTAATAAACCACTATTGTTTGCACATTCTAATGAACAAAATTGATTATATCCTCTGTCAAATCTTTCTGAAAATTTAACTTCGGTATTACAAGATTGGCATTTTGGTTTTTGTGTTAGATTCTTGAAATAGAACCATATTTTTTCTTTAAAAGAAGATTCCGATTTTAAATGTTGTTGACAATAAGATGTTATATCAACATACTCTTGGGGGTGATTTTTTGCAAACCACACCTCTTTGGTTTTGTGACCAGATTTATTATCTGTTGTAAAAAAAGAAAAGTCCATACATTTATTTATTAATAAATATACGGACTTTTTGTTGGTTGTCAAGTATGTACTTATTTAACAAAAATAAATACATACAGAGAAGACGAAGTTTGTATTTGATAGAGGATCAAAATACGCTTATAGCACGATCAAAACGAAGTGTTGCTGTTATTTCAGCAATATCGTTGGAATCATAAGCTAAAGAACCGAAATCAACATCGTTTAACATGGTTCCTTGAAGAATCCATTTTTCTACGATAACACCGGTTGGGTCTAACATTTCCAATTCAACATCTTTCTTGTATCCAGCAGCGTAACCTTGTCTACCTGTTACTGATTCCGAATGTAAACGTACCCATTCCATAAGAGCTTGAGTCGCAGAAGGGCCAATCGGGTCACGAAAAGTTACACTAATAGTTTCCCAGTTAAATCTACCTGTAACAAAAGTTGAAGTATTAAGAAATTGGATTTCAGTTTCTTGTGCCGTATATTTCGGTCTAGAAGCTGATTTAACATACCACTCCTGGATGCCAAGCGGAGAAGGGAATCTTAAAATAAATCGATTCTGTTTTTTTGGTTCGTAAGGAATGGGCATCCTCATTAATAAATCTGCCATGTTTTATTGTTTTTTAGTTTATTATTATTATATTTGTTTCATACTTATAAATATATGATAAACGAATATTTTTTATTTTTTATGGATAATAAATCTGGTTGGAAAACCAACGAAAAAAAATTATCCAAAAAAGAACCAAAAATTTATGAAGAAGTTAAAAAATTTATTGAAAATAATTCTTTAAACTATTTACCTTTTCAACAACAAGTTTGGCACTTTATTAATAAATATACAGAAATACCAAAATGTGCAGAATGTAATAAAGAATTAATTTTTAAAAGAAGTTTAAAAGAAGGATACGGAAAATATTGTTCTTTAAGTTGTACTAATAAAAATAAAGAACATATTGAAAAATCTAAAAAAACTTGGTTAGGTAAATTTGAAGAAACACAAAAAAAAATCAAAAAAACAAATAAAGAAAGGTATGGTGTAGAAAATACATATCAAAATTTAGAATTAGTAAAAAATGGCTTTATAAAAAATCACGGTGTTGATCATGTATCAAAAGTTGAAGGTGTCACTGAGAGAAAAAAGTTAACTAACATGGAAAAATATGGAAAGACAACAATCCTATCAACACCAGAAGTATTGGGTAAAACACATGATACTAGAAGAAAATACTTTATTGAAAAATATGATAAATTTAATTTTATAACACATACTGGTGATACTTTAAATATTCTTTGCCAAACATGTAATAAAAACTATGATATTCATCGTAATAGTTTTAGATATCGTGTTTTAGTAGGTGTTAATCCTTGTACGTTGTGTAACCCAATAAATGAATCAGTTTCTATTCAAGAAAAAGAATTACAAAAATTAATAACAGAGATAACCGATGGGAATTGTTTGCTTAATGATAGAACCTTAATATCCCCCAAAGAATTGGATGTTTTTATTCCTAATAAAAACATCGCAATAGAATATAATGGTGTTTATTGGCATAATGAATTTTTTGTTGAGAAAGATTACCATTTAAAAAAGTATTTAAATTGTAAATCTAAAAATGTTGATCTAATACAAATCTTTCAAGATGAATGGGAGGTTAAAAAAGACATTGTAACTTCTTTAATAAAAAATAGGTTGGGGATTAATGGTAAAAATGTAATATATGCGAGAAAGTGTGAGATAAAATTGGTGGACAATAAAGAACATAATGATTTTTTAAATAAAAACCATATTCAAGGAAAAGTTAATTCTTCAGTTAAGTTAGGTTTATATTATAAGGATGAATTAGTGTCATTGATGACATTTGGTAGGCTTAGAAAATCTTTAGGTTCTAAACACGTTGAAGGTGAATGGGAGTTGATAAGATTCTGTAATAAGTTAAATTACAATGTTTTAGGTGGGGCTTCTAGGTTATTTAAATCTTTTATAAAAACGTATGACCCTAAAAAAATATTATCTTTTTCTGATAATAGGCTTTTTAATGGTAATATGTATAAAGTATTAGGGTTTGAGTATGAGGGGTATTCGAAACCGTCTTATTTTTATGTTATAAACGGAATTAGGTACCATAGATATAACTTTAGAAAAGATGTTTTAGTTGCTGAAGGTTACGACAAAAATAAAACCGAACACCAAATAATGGAAGAAAGGGGTATACCCAGAATATACGATTGTGGCAATAAAAAATGGGTTTGGAAACCCCAAACCCATCTTCTATAAAAATTTATTTTTGTTAAGAAATTTTAAACATTAAATTTTTTATTTTATTAATTTCTTCGGTTAAAAGTGGATTTACTTTTTTAACTGATTCTTGTTTAGGTTCAGGTTTTGTTTTGGTGGGTTTTTTGGTTCCACCAATTTTAGTATCAGAGCTACTACTTAATTTACCCTGTCTTTTAAGCTTATACATATATTGGAACATATTCATAAGTTCGGTAATAAAACTAATCATGTTGTTTTTTAGATCACTTTTAGCTTTAGCTTTCTTACCTTTTCTTTCAACTAAGTAAGATTCACCCATAGAAACTTTATTAATATTCCCACCACCAAGGGTACCCATTTTACCAACCATACCACCGGCATCTTTAAAAGTCATACCCCTGAATTTACCTTTATACACTATTTCTATTAACTCATTAATAAAGTTACCCATTGCCTCAACATTTTGAGGGTTACCTGGATCTACGTTAAATGTTTTAGTAAAATCCTTACTCATTATTGGGTTAGCTTTAAGTTTTTGGACAAATTTATCAATTACCTTATCACCTGTATTGTCCATTTTTTTAATTTTGTTTCTGATGATTTCAACACGGGTCATAAAACTTTCAAAAAATTTAAGTTTATTTTGGTCGATACCAGATTTTTGTTTTAAAATTTTTATTACTTCTGGGTCTTTTATAAATTTACCTTCAGAAATTAAATTGTTGTTTGACATTTCGTTTATTAATTTATTATTTTTAATCATAGATTCAGAAAGTTGAGTACACCCTACAGAATAAGTTCCTCCATCTTCTCTTTTAACTTTAACTTCACCTTTTTTAATTGAATCGTCTTCCGTGCTATTGGCAATAACTTCAACCGCTTTTCCGGCTTTTGTTTTTACTTTTTGACCTTTAGTAAATTTAGAACAAGGATTTTCTTTTAAATCTTCTTTTTTATCACCAAACAATTCAGGTGATGCCATTTTTCTATTGTTGTATGTAAACTTAAAGAATCCTGCTAAATCATTAAAAAGACCTTCTTTATTATTTTTCCCTTCACCACCTTTTTCTTCTTTTTTATTATCATCCTCTTTTGGTTGTTCAGGTAAAACTGGTTGATTTTGTTCAGTACCTTTAATCGGTTGAATAGAATTTAAAAGGTCTTGTAAAGTTTTAGCTCTTGATTGTTTCTGACCTTTCATTCTCATCAATTTAACCAACGCTCCAGTAGCTAAAACAGCAATACCTAGAGGGGCTAAAACAGAACCAACCGAGGCAATTTTTGTCGCCAAAACAGTACCCGCAGTACTACCAGCAACACCTTTTACGGCTTGTTTAATTAATACTTTTGCAGTAAAAGAAGCAGCTTTACTAATACCAAACAAGTTTCTACCCTGCTTCATGTCACCATAAGTGTCACCTTGGAACAACTCCCCAACACTTTTATTAGCGTTATCACCACCAACTAATTGCTGTAGTTTACTTACCTGATCCATTGAATCACCGGCACCGTTACCATCGAACATGTGACTAACATTTTCAGCACCCATTTTGTTAACAAAATTAGATACGTCAGCCCCAGTTTTCATTGGGTTACTAGGGTCTATTTGATTTGCCCAATGAAGAAATCCTTTAGGATCACCACCACGTCCACCTGTAAAAGTTTGATAAATAGCGTCTTCTCCAGGGATACCTTTTTTATTAAGCCACGATTCTAATAAAGTTTTTAACCAATCAGTTTGTGCTAACCAACCCAAAGTACCTAAAGAACCACCAACTGCGGTTAATATTAAAGGTAAATTATTAGATTTTAAGGTTTTCATTCTTTCACTATCTCTATCAGCTGCATCACCTTTTTTCGCTTGTAATTTTGTTCTTACATCTTCCGCTTCATCTTCGTTAATATCTTCTACTTCATCAGTTAAAAGTTCTGTATCTTTATCAACTTTTTCTTTTTCAGAATCCATTACAGAATATGCTGCAGATAAATCAACGTCCAAGAACTTTTTAACATATTCTCCCAAATCCTCAATAATGGTGTTTGCAGCATCAATAGGTAAAAACCCCTCTTCTTTGGGATCTTTTTTGGTTGCCACAACAACAGAATCATAAACTGCAGAAATTTCTAAAACAGTATTTAAAAAATCTTGACCTTTTTTATTGTTAGGAAATTCAGGATTTTTTTCTTTTATACTACTATTAAGAGCTTTAATCATTTCATTACCTTTTTTATCGATAATAGTTTGAATTTTAGCAGCCGCTTCTTGGTCTATTTTACCTTTACCTAAAATTTTACCACCTGCTTTATATCTACCCAATTTAGATAAACCGTATTTTACCTTTTCCCAAAGACCTTCATTTAATGTTTCATACTCTTCTTTGGACAATCTATTTTCAAACAACATTTTGTTGCTTTTATTATATAAATCAACGACTTCCAAAAGATCTTTTAAATCTTTTTGAAATTGTATTTCCAATGATTTGTTTAAATCTTCTTTAGTTAATTTCATTTTTTGTATATTTATTTTTATATAAATATTTGCTTTTTAAATAAAATTATTTTGTAAATAATCTTTTTATATTTATCTTTGTAAAACCAAATTAACAACAATGGAAACAAAACCAAAAATCAAAAATCAAATTAATCAGTGGTCAAAATGGTCTGTTATCTATTTATTGATTCTTTTAATTAATTTATTCGCAATCAAAATTGGTGATTCCTCTACTGTTATTTATTTTTTAAATTTTTTAAACGTTATCTTTTTTGGTTATAAATCTGTTGTCGCAGTTTTTGAACGCGAATTTTGGGCGGACATTTATAAAAACCCAACAATGAAAGACGATTATTTTAATTTACCTTAAATAAAAAAAACCCCTCACTGAGGGGTTTTTTATTGATTAATTTTAAAAAATTATTTAAAAAGGTTTCTAAAAAAAGATTTTTTCTCTTGTGGAGATTTTGTAACCAATTCTTTTTCCATTGATTTAACATCTTTTGGTGCTGGAACGTCAGAACCAAAAGTGCTCTTCCAGGCCGCTACAGCCGCACCAATAGCGAGACCAGCACCGGCTAAAAATTGTGCAAGTGGTACAGCTCCACCTGTGGCAAATTCACCTAGAGCCTCTTTCACCATTTTTGGTTTACTCATATAAGAAGTTTTTCCCTTTCCTTTTGCCATATGTTTTTTAGCCTCAGGAGCTTGAGATAATTTTTTCTTCATTGGTGATACAGAAGGCATACCTTCAGATTGGTCTACGATTTTACCTGAAATTTTATTTTTAACATATTTTTTAGCCTCAGGCCCTTGTTTAGGAATCATATTTTTAACTGGAGTTTTACCGTTATTTTCTGTTGATTCCATTACGAAATTTTCAACAACCATTTCAAGTTGTTCTTTAGTGATTTTGTATCTTGTGTTTCCCATTTTTATTTTTATTTTTTAGGTGTGTAATTTACTAATTTATTGAAGTTACTTAGTTCTTTTTGAATATCTTCATTGATTAAAGGTTTTCTAGAGTTTTTGGATTCATCAAAGGATGATAACGTATTTACTCTAGAATTAGGATCATTTTTTTCTAAAGATTTAAAAATATTTTTAGATGTATTCGAATCACATTTTATATAATGGTCACCAACAAATAAATCATACTTTCCTTTTCCTCTTTTTTTAGAGATTATCTGTTGGCTTTTACCTATAGTGAAATTGTAACTTATTTGCAAAAAATCTGGCATATTTACATTACCCACGGCAGAAGATTTTAAATCCTTAATTTTTTCTGGATTATTCGTTATAATGGTTAAAATTTTATCAGCGATTTGTTGATCGTCACCACCTTCACATTTACCCCCATAACAATTAAAAAGTCCCATATAATCTTCTCTTGATCCTTCTACCAAAGGTTTTTTAGGATTTTTAGATATACCGGCTTGTTTTAAAGTACTTTCAATAAGTACATCAATCATTTTCTTTTTTACAATTTTTGACATAGTATTTTTTATTATATAAATATATTCATTTTTGATAAAAATTTATTTTTTATAAATAAATTTCATATTACCACAATCCCAGATTCTATCAAAGCCTCTTTCTTGCATAATTTGCCATTCAGTTTTATTAGAACCAAAACCTTCTGATATTAATTTTGCTTTTCTAAAATTAAAACGGTGATGCCTTTTTAATTGTGAAGATGGTTTAAAATACCAATAATTGGGGTTTGATAGGCCTAAAAATTTCATGTCACATTTATGGTAAACGGTTTTTTCATGGTTTAACCCTGACCACCTACAATCAGAATAAGTCATAAAAGTTTTAATGCCCTCATTTTTTAAAACATAATTTAGTAGTTTATTGAACCCACCTCTTACTGAATGATAGCTTTTATTACAAAATCTAATCAATTCCCAATTAGACTCTTTTGATTTTGTTATTTTTCTTTTACCAAAAGTCATTATTGAAACTAATTCGTTTTTATAAAATAAACCATACCTTATTTTATCTTTTGCATCACCTTGTAAATGATTTTCTTCTAGAAATTTAATTTTAACTTCATTTGATATCTTTTTTATTTCACACTTTCTAGCATCTATTTTAATAATATTTGAAAGTTTTAACTCATGGGAGAGTTTAGATAAAACAATATTTTTTTGATTAACAATTTCATCCTCAAAAATATGGATTAATTTTACATTTATTTTTTCCGTCATTTTTGATTTATTCAAATGATAATTTTTATCCTTACCAAGAAGCTCACCATGATAATAAAGACCATTTATTTCAATACCTAAATTATGGTCTGGTAAATAAAAATCGATTTCAAACGGATATATAATTTTTCTATTGTTTTGAATATATTTAATGTTGTTATTATTTAAAAATTCTTGTATAAATAATTGTGGCCTAGAATCTTTCTGTGATGGATGGCACTTACCACATCTTGGTATTATTCCACAACCCAATAAAGTACTAGTAAATTTATGATTACAAGCTAAACATTCAAATTCATACGGTAATGATGTATTACCATTTTTGTTGGCCGTATAATTAGAAAGTAATTTTAAACCATTAGATTCTAACTTTGGTAATAAATTTTTTAAAGTTTTTTGACGAACAGTTTCTTTTTGTTTATTAACCGATAATTCTTTGTTAGTGTTATCTATTGTTTTTTGGTGAATTTTTTTTACTTGCCATACATGGTCAACGCCGTATTTTTCTTTTACGGTATTTTTTATGTTTTGTAATCTTTTTTCTTTAACATCTTTTCTTTCTCCCCAAACTAAACGGCATTCATCAGAACATAATTGTTTAAAATGATTTTTTTTAGTTTCAAACTTAGTACCACAAACTTTACATTCTCTTTCTTCTCTTATGGTTTTATCTTTACTTCTGCCTATTTTTATCTTTCCTTGACGAGCATTTTCAAAATAGCAATTTCTGGAACAAAATTTTTTATCCCTAAATTTATATTCAGTTTCAAAATTTTGATTACAATGTTGGCAGGTTAATTCTATTTTCATGGTAAAATATTTTTAATACGTATTACTACATATATAAATATCTTACAAATATAAAAAAAGCCCACAATTTGTGGGCTTTTTTATTGAAAAAATAATACTTAGATTAAATGTCATCGAAGGAAGCTCCTGTCGGTGTTACATTAAATTCAATGTAAATGTATTCAAGTGTTGGTACTGGTTTTAAGAAAATCTTACCACGTAACTCATTTCTATCGATTTCTTCAGGGTCGTTAGATAATTGAACTCTAAAATCGGCCAAACCTCTTTCTTTTCTAATGTTATCCAAAATAGGATTTACAGAATTTAAGAATTGGTTTCTAACAATTTGATCGTTAGGTTCAAACAACAATCTAATACCAACCGCGGTAATTAATCTACGAGCTTGTAACAACAATCTTCTAATGTTAAGCCTGTTAAGAACGGAATCTTTAACTTGCATATTTTTATTACCCCAAATAACAACACCAACATCAGAATAAGTCGCCATAGGGTTAACACGACCTTCGTAAAGAACGTCTCTATCGGCCTCAGTTAATTTGGTTCTTGCTTTAATCGCGTTGGTTAAACCTCTGTTATAACCAGCAACTGCGTACCAAGGGAAGGTAATATTATCTGTTAATGCAATGTTTCTAACAACTTCCAATGTTGGCGGCAACCAAACGTTAACAGTATTTTCAGTATCTCGTTCTTGAACCCATGGCCAATAAGTGGCGGTGTAGTTAGAATCAATATCTGCGGCGTCTAACAATGAAATTAAAGCGTCAGCAGAATCAACAGTTGCTTGATTAAAACCAAAAGCGGAAGTAACATCTGTATCATCGTAAACAACATTATCTGGTGCGGTTACAATATAAACAGAATCTGCTCTTTCTTGTTCCACCATATCAATGGTTTCTTGTACAATGTAGTTATTGTTTGACCAATCGATACCTGGGGTTGCTAAAACGTTAATGTTAACTGCCTCAGGATTTGCGAAAGTTCTAATAGCGTTCCAATATGCGTATAAATCTGAAGTACCATCTTGTGGCCCTAGTTGTTGGAATTGACCACTTGCTAAACCTGCAGTAAATCCAGCTCTACCAACACGATATCTATCAGTGTTTGTTCTAGAAGTACGATAACAATCCCAACCATCAAATCCCCAATAAGGTACCAAGGTAAATTTCCTTGCGGTTGTGCTTTCATAGTCAGTACCTTCAGCATCTGTACTATTTTGGAATTGTGATTCACCGACATAGAAATTGCCTGCGACTGTTGCTCCAGAATCCATGTGGAAACCTTTTGTTGTTGCCGTCCAGTAAGTATCACTAGTAGTTAAACCTTTCCAGTTAAACATGTTTTGATCAATACCTACAGTATCAGAAATACCTAAGTAAACTTTTCTTACTCTTTCATTTTCTAAATCATAAGAAGTTTTATAGTGGATGAATGGTGCCAATGCTGACCCATAAGTCGCGACACGATAACCTTCAAAACCCGCTGCGAAAGCATCAATCGGTGCCTCTTCATTAACAACTGCCATAATGAATTTAGAATTTAAAACAAATTCACCATCAGCAGTACCAATCGCTCTTGCGATGTAGTTATTAGAAGAAGGATCCATAACACATTTTGGGAATGTTTCCAATATTGAAGGGTTTGCATCGGTATCACCCCAAGTTCTAACAATAACGTCAAATTCTTTAGTATCAAAATTTACGTTTCTAATAGAAATTTTAATTTCTTGGTTAGCTGCAGAACCATCAGAGATGGAAACAAATTTAAATAATTTAAACACTTGATTACCACGAAGTTCCGAAACAATCCAAGGGGTTTCTGGTGTTTGATATTGTTGTCTGTAATTATCTAAAGTAGTAAGATAAGTTAAAGAGCTGTTAAGGCCTAAAATGTAATTGTTATCAATTAAATCTTGTAACATGTTAGGGTAAATTTGTTCAACATAGATTTTAGTATTTCTATCTTGACAATCTGTTCCTAAAACACCTGCAATATAATTTTGAGAAGTTCTGTCTAATGAAACTTGATAAATGGATGTGTTTGCTGATGAAGTTGCTGATAATGTAAATTGAGCTAACGAATTTGTTTGTGCATTTGTAAAGTTACCATTAACACCATTACTTGTTTCTAAGGTTGACCAAACTAAAGTATCCGTGTTGTATACCGCTCTTGGTCTTAGTACTGCTAATACCATGTTATCATATTCAGTATAAGCACTTGCGGTATAAGTTGTTACAGTACCTGAAACTGTACCTGAAGTTCCTGTTAAAGTAAGTTGTTGTAAGGTTGCTGAAACCCCACTAAAAGAAATTCCTGTAGTTCTATCAAAAACAATTCCTTCTGGATACACAGTAGTATCGTTTGGTACGTTTGCGGTTGTTAAAGTAGCTCCATTAGGGAATAAACCTAAATCATACAAATATTGTGCTTGTGGTGACCCAACCCCAGTAAAATTACTATAAGTTGTGCCAGTAAAGTTCGCCGTAAAGTTTGTAGTTGCACCTGTTACAATTGTTGACGGATTATAGTTTGCTCTAGAAGTTATAACCCAAGCACTTCCTGCGTCATAACCTGTTAAACCTAAAACTCTAGTTACGAATAACTGATTTGATTCCGTTAGGTAACTTTTTGCAATATAAGGTAATTCGTATTTCGGTACGTTATTACTAAATTTAGTGGGATTTTGACCACCAAAAATAGTTAAAAATTCATCATAATTTCTGATGAATATTGGCTCAAAAGCGGGACCTTTAAGGGTCTCACCGGCCAAACCCAATGTAGTTACACCAACTTGTTGAGCGATAAATGTCAAATCTTTTTCTGATGTAAAAATACCTGGAGATACTAAAATTTTTTCTGCTGCCATTTAATTTTATTTTTTTTTGGTTATTAGTTATTTCTTTTATAATAAATATTGACTTTTTTAACAAAGTTTTTTTTTAAAAATAAAATAGTATGATTTCTGTGATATTTATGTATGAAAAGTATCATACTTTAAAAAAAAAGCAAATGAAAAGAGATAAGAATATTAAAATAACACCCACAACACATGAGTTGTTAAAAAAATATTGTGAAGAAAACGGCCTTAAAATGTTTTCATTTGTTGAAAAGCTAATAAGGGAAAAATGCCAAACAAAAATAGTTTTGCCTAAGAAAGATATTTACGGTGAAGGTTAAATAACCATCTGTCTTAGTAATACTGTAGATGTGTTTAATAATATATAAACGTAAACTATTTCTGTAGTACCGTCTTTGTAAACAACATCAAAAGCCGTATCACCAACAATAGCGGTAGAGTTAGGGTATAAAAAAGTGTTCCAACCATCTTGATCACCTGTTGTAATGTTATACCTGAACCAACGACCTGTTGCATCTTTTTGTCCATAAATAAAATTATTACTATAAACCCATTTTGTTCCTGTTGTAAATGTTTCAGTCGCCGGAGCGTAACTTAAAGCGTTAACCCAAGTATTACCAGGGATATCATAATAATCTAAAGTAGCCCCACCGTTACCTCTAAAAGAATAAATTCTTCTACCGTTTAATATGGCGTTTTCGTTGGTCCAATCACTAGCAGAAGTGTCCCATACCCAATGTCCAGACATACCTGCACCTGGGGCGGCAGCTCTAGCAACACTTGGTGACAAAGTAGTCCAAGTGTTTGTTGTAATACTATAACGAAATAAAGTAACGGCATTATTACCCATATAGTAAAGAAAATCATCGTTGCCTTCTATAGAGTAATTAGAGGTACTATCTGGTTGTGTTGCCCAGTTAGTTGAGACTGTTATAATGGTTGCAGTGTTTGAAGCTATAGTTCTAATCTGGCCTGCACCGGTACCAGTTGTAATTCTGATTTGATAATTTGTCCATTGATTTGTAGTCCAGTTTTTTGTTGAATTTGTCAATGTATTAACACCCCCAGAAGTTGTTGTGCCTGTAGCAAAAGACGCATAATTACTATCCACCCAAGATGGCGTTGCTATCAATTTACCGTCAGTACCTATTGAAGCAGGTAAGTTTGTTTGGGATAGAGTAGTCCAAGTGTTTGTTGCAAAATCGTATTTTCTAAAAGAACCGGCAGCTAATGTACCAGAACCAACAACATACCAAACAGGTGTTACCAATCTATAAACGTTTGTATTTGTAAAGGCACTTACTTGTGTATCAACTGTAATAACAGAATTAGAGCCAATAGTATTACTACGAATCTCAAGAGTTGAACCAGCGTTTGGTCCAGATATGATATTTATATAGTAACCCCTTAAATCCCTAGTAAAAGTTTGATTTGTTAATATCGTACTTGTAGTACCACCTGACGCTGTTAATGTAGAACCAGTACTTGAACCACTACTAAAAGCTACTGAAGTACCTGCGGCACCTGCAGCTAAAGTACCGGCGAGAGCAGGAGAAGGGATTTGTACCCAGCCATCCTCATTTGGGTTATAAAGCCAAGCTGTGGTTGTTCCGTTAATATATAACTGTTGTTGTCTATAATGTCTTGATGACGTAATAGAAGAACCAGCCACTGATGCACTTGGTGCTGGTGTCATAAATTCCCATCTTTTTGGGTCTAATATTTTTCTGTTTCCGTTTGTTGTTGGCATATTGTTTTTTTTTTTAATTTATGTTACATTTATATTTGCACGTAATCCTTGTGCGTTCATACTCATTAAAGCCGGTATTTGGTCCTGTGTAGCAAAAGTACCTATTTGAGATTGGTTTGTTAACGTAGATACGGTGGTTACAGTACTTACAGTACCTACCGACGTTACGGTGGCTAGTGTTAAGTTAGCTGTTATAGCGTCTAATAAAATTCTAATTCTACCAGTGGTATCAACTGTCATTAAACCGTTAGATCTTGTTAAAGAAACAACGGCCATTCTTAAAGCTTCCAAAGCCTCTATCAATTCACCTTCACTTGCGTCAACTGATATACTACTTTGATTACTGGCTACAACAACAGGTGTTGAAGCCGACATCGGTGCCTGACCATTTGGGTTTTGTGGGTTATAACTCATACTTTTCTTTTTTTATTAATAAATATCTTAACACATTATTATATTATAAACCAATTTGATCCATCGGTAATAAATGTTATCGATGCGTTCACAACTGTTACGGTTGCCGTAGATGTACCATCTATAGTTTGTCCACCAGATGTGTTTACAATCAAATTAGGGGCTCCGCCTATTTTTTTAATAGTTACTTTAGCATTACCGTTATTTGGTAAGGTAACATTAAAGGTGCCACCACTTGTGTTACACAATATTATTTGCTCACCAGTGGTTGCACTACTAATATAATTATTTAATGGTTTCACTATTGAATAAGAACTACCACCACCTAGGGTAGATGAATCTCGGTATTTAACTTCACCACTACTTGAATCTCTGACCAATATTTGTGTTAATGCATCATTATTTGCTGGGGTTGAATTTATGTTTAAACTTGAAACATATACAAAATCACTGGATGTTCCGGAAATACCTTGGCCACCTAAAACAACTGAACGATCACCTGTAACCGTGGAATTTGTGGAGTGTATAAAAGAAGCTATACCTGATACAGTACTACCTGAACCTGAAGCAAATGAACCGTAACCCAATGCTATGGTGTTAATACCTTGTGAGTGTGAATAATCACCCATACTTAGCGTATTGAGACCTTCAGCGTGTGAACCAATACCTAAAGCTTTGGTTACTTCACCTTCGGTGTGTGAATGACTGTTAGATATAATTTGGTCAGCACCAGTTGGCAGTACATTTGAAGGGACACCCACAAGAGTACCCGAATTAATAAGTGCATCTTGTAATGTTATTATGGTGTTAGTGCCATTCCAATTAACGGAACTAATATTAAGATAACTTAAAGTCACACCATCTAATAAGATAACCGTATTTGAGAATTCTGTAGTAACGTCCCCATAACTAGTATTTAAAGTTAAAACACCAGCTAAAACAGAATCTAAGGTGTACGCATATATTCCTGTTGCCGTACTTAAACCTTCTGAGTGTGAACCATAACCAAGTGACGAAGTTGTCAACCCTTCCGCGTGTGATCTCTCACCAACTGCGTGTGAACCATCACCTTCTGCGTGTGAATAATTACCAGCTGTTTTACTGCCTCTACCTTCTGCGTGTGACCATGAACCTGATACTAGTGTAGCATATCCCTCAGCGTGTGAATAAGATCCTGATGATATTGCTTCTTGACCTTCAGCGTGTGAATAATCTCCTATTGCTCGAGTGTTATCTCCTTCAGCATGTGAGTACTCTCCTTTTGCTTGAGCAAGATTTCCTTCAGCATGAGATGCAATTCCTGATGCTATTGATAGATTTCCTTCAGCATGTGAATAATCACCAGCAGCAACCGTAGTATTACCAAAAGCAAAACTGGTTATTCCTGTTGCACTGGAACCAAAATTTTGAATTGAATCGTGAATTGTTATAGGAGAACATCCGTGTAAATTTGAAACATAGATATCTGAAATACAATTTGCAGAAGTATTACCTGTGAAAACATAAGATGAAGGTACTGACGCACCAATTTGTTTTGCAATAACAATAAGTGATGGTGAATCGGGTCTTGTTGGTGTCGTCAACCCACTTAAAGCGGTTAATTGAACATATTGACTATTTGATGAAAAATAAAATTGAACATAATCATTTGCCTCTAGTTCAAATATAAGAGAAACAAAGGGTAATTGATAAGTACTATTAGAGACTAATCCTAAAGTTGAAGAACTTCTAGTTACAGGATTTCCGTTTACTTCCGCCCAAATAGTGACCAAAGCATCGGTTCCCTGAGTTTTTTCTATTTGAGGAGAATAACCAATTTCATAAACACCTTTATTAAAAACTTTAATTTTACTGTTATCGACTATGGTAATACCGTTACTTAATTCCGTTTGGTTATAAGTCCAAACTGTTGATGTATTTGCTGCAGTAACTGGAATGTTTCCTGTATTTGAAAAACTTCCGTAATAATTTAAAGCGTATCCACTTAAAGAAGTTGTAAACCCTGGTATTGATAGGGAACCGTTTTGACGATTAAGAGTTAATATACCCGTTGTGTTATTATACGTACCGCCAGTCACATAATAATCAGTTCCTGTACTGCCAGAACCACCTGTTGATACAGCCCATCTTGCATTACCAGAAGCATCAGAAGTTAAAACATAACCATTGGTTGCCCCAGAAGTCATCTGGAAGTTAGTGGTTATAATTTTTGTTGTTGCTGTTAATGTGGTGAATAAAGAACTACCGTCTGCATTTAACCACGCTGTCTGTGTTCCTGCATTATTTTCTATAATAATATTTTTATCCGTATCACTACCAGTACCACCTCTAAACTGAACACCATCTAAAGTAGAGTTTGTTACAATTTCTGGGTTTGTTGAATTATTATACGCTTGTTGAAGTGTTGTTGTTGATAGGCCACCAGTACCCCCTAAAAGTTCACCAAATTTAGATACCGGGGTAAATACTGCATAACTACTATTTGTTAACGGTTGACCGTCTGCAACAATATCATTTCTCACTGAAATAATACCGATTAAGATGCCAGTATTTTTGGCATTTGGGTAAACAACGAATGATTCGGTTTGTATACCAGCTACCGCCTCCGTTAGACTACCATAATTTGTTTGACCATAAAGAATGTTTAAAACACCTGTTGGGTATAAATACACTCTTTGATTACTAGCGTTATCACTATTAGCAGCACCCATGCTAGTTATAGCACCGTTAACGTCATATTTTGTTGGGTCGATTACCGATACTGACGAACTTGTACCACCTGTTTGTGTTCTATAAAAAAATGATGCAGGTACTTTTGCTGATATACCTACACTATTTGGGTTTAATTCATTTGTAACCCAACCAATTCCATTACCCCAAAGAGTTCCTGATGAAATGTTAATATTTAAATTAGAACCATTTGGTGACACTAAAACACCTTCATTTATTAATTTTATTGGTGACCATAAATCGCGTAACGATGACATCGGTGATACATCATAATCAACCGTGTTATTCACATTAAGTATTGTTGTTCTATTTGGGTGAACTACCTTACCTAAAAATATATTTTCCCTTCTTTGTTGTGGGGTTGGGAATGAAGTTTGTTGATATAGAGTACCCCCACTATTAACTAATAAATAAGTTGCGTCTGCTGATGTAAGGTTAGGTAACGAGATATTCGTACCACCACTATAATAAATGTTTAACACCAAAGGGTTTGTTGAATACTCATAAGTGTTATATACAATCCAACCCCTCATTTGGGATACATTTATAGTTGTTGTTGACGCAGTTGTTGCACCTGTATAATAATAAGTACCTGTCGATATGACATTACCTAATAACACATTAACCTCTTGTTGTGTTAAACTTTGTAACGGATTTTCATTTTCAATTTTAACGTAAATTTTACCGTTTACTGGGTCGGAACTTAAGCACCACCCAATGGTTGAAATTCTTGAGGTTAATGCAATTGAATTCGGGTTATTTGTTATACCACCATCAATAGTATCAGATAAAAATAATTCTTGACCCACAGTAAACCCACTTGTGTTTAAATCCCTAACAATACCAAAATTGGTCATAAAACCAAACCCGCCGTTTGGTATATTATGAGTTGCTACACCTGAACTTTGTGCTAAACTATCGGTAAAAGTAAGACCTAATTTAGATGCGTTAGCTAATGCAACTGTAGGTATACCTCCAGTCGCTCCTGTAATATGGAGAACTTGTCCGTTATTAATTTGAACCCCGGTTTGATTATAAATTCTAATTAAAGATTCTTGACCGATATTAACAGTAACATCATTACCACTAGTTATCGGTTTATAAGATAAAGCATTTTCATTATAATCAAAATATAGTGTACCACCAGTTATTGAAGGTATTGTAGGGTTAATATTAAAATCAATATAATTTACTGGTGATAAAGCTACAGCACTTAAAGTTGTTGCACTTATGGAACCGTTAACAGTTAGTCCAGTAAAAGTATTAATAAAAACATTTAACGGTGCTTGACCTTGATTTTGAGATATGGTTAATTTATTTGCATCATTATAGGTAAAACCTGTAACGTATGTATCAATTCCTGTTACTGTACCACCAGTTAAAAATCCCGGGATTGTAACCGAACCATTTTGTCTATTGAGTGTTAATGTACCATTAGAATAAGTACCACCTGTTACATAATAATCGGTAAACCCTGTAACAACAACATTAACATTATCAGTTCTGGTTAAAGTTAAATTACCAGTATTTGGATTATAATTACCGCTACTTAAATAAATGTCGGTAAATCCTGTTAAAAACCCAGAAACTTGAAACGAACCACCTACATTATTAAAAAATGTTGCAACACCATTACTAGGGTTGTAGGTACCGCCCGTAACAGTAATGTCACCCGCTAAAATACCTAAATTTTGAGTTAAAGGTGCAACACCATTATTTTGGAAAATAGTTAAATCGTAAGTGCCTGTATTAAATGTAAAACCAGTGACAAAAGTATCCGCACTTAATAAACCACTTATTGAAACTGAGCCATTTTGACGGTTTAGTGTTAAAACACCATTGGAGTAGGTACCACCTGTAACAAAATTATCTGTATCTGTAGTACCAGTTAAAAATCCTGTTATAGTTACTAAACCATTTTGTCTGTTAAGTGTTAATGTACCATTAGAATAGGTACCACCCGTAACAAAATTATCTGTAATACCTGTTATAGTAACAGAACCATTTTGCCTATTAAGAGTTAATGTACCACTAGAAAAAGTACCACCTGTGACAAAATTATCTGGGTCTATAGGTAGACCTAAATATGTAGATGCGGATAAACTACCATTGATAGTTAAACCTGTAAAATTATTTATTGAAACCGTTAAAGGTGTTAAACCCTGGTTTCTATTTATTGTTAAATTATTATTAGAATATGTGAAACCCGTTGTGAAAGTATCTGTTGTTCCAGTTAAAAAACCAGATACACTTACTGAACCATTTTGTCTATTTAATGTTAAAGTTCCGTTTGAATAGGTGCCGCCTGTAACATAATAATCAGGAATACCAGTTAAGTTTGAACCATCACCATAGTAGGTTGTTGCTGATATATACGATAAAGAGTTTATTGGATCCCAAACGGTTATTGGTGAACAACCATGCAGGTTTGAAATATATAAATTACTTACACAACTTGCTGAAGTATTACCAGTAAAAATTGCAGTCGTTGAAAATCCAGAAATTGAAATGTTAACGCCGTCATTTCTGTTTAAAATTAAAACACCTTCGGAATAAGTACCGCCCGTAATAAAAGTATCAGTAGTTCCGGTTAAGAATCCAGATATCAATAAACTAACACCATCATTTCGACCTAAAGTTAAAGTACCACTAGAATAGGTACCACCTGTAACATAGATATCAGTGCCAGTTGAACCGGTGTTACCTGTATCTACGATAAAAATTTTAGTTATATCCCCTTGTTGACAAAAATTACTCATTATAGTGGTATTGTTCCTCTTAATATTATTTCAGATATTTGTGTAGCATCCATTCTAACAATATTGATACTAACTAAATCACCGTTATGTACCGTAAAAGGCACTGTCACAACATTACCATTAACACGAATTGTAACCGCAGTTATATTTTCAGTTTCTAAAGAAGTAAAATTTGCATCAGAGTCGGATTGAAAATTTAAATAAGTCGGTGCACTAACTAAAAACTGAACTATTAAGTTTAAACTTTTATCATTTTGACTTTGATCTTTAATAAATTTTGCAACATTTTTTGGCCTTTTATCGGTTAAATCATAAGTTAAAACTGTTCTATTAACCGCTGGTACTATTTTAAATTCATCTTTATCTAATGTATAAGCCATCATTTTTAACTCATACGTTTGAACGTAATATCTTTTTTCATCAATATTATCAATCGTGGATTCGTCACCAACACTCTCCAGTATGATAGGGAAATAATTGCCTTTTATGTTAACGTAAGACTGTGATGAACTAAAAGTTTTTAATACTTTTTGATTTAAAACATTTAATTCTGCCATACGATAGGTAAAAAATCTAATAGTATACGTTAAATCAACACCAACTGGCTGTGGTGCCATATAAACATCCGCACCTTTACGATTGCCGTCCCAAGTTGGAACCACCATATATGGAAAAGTTTTTCTAACAGGAATTTTAAAATCACTTGGGTTAGTACCTGGTTGGCCTTCTGGTTTTCTAACAACAGAAATAAAAGGTATTTTTATATTTTTATATTTATCAGAACTTTGCCAGGTTTTGGTAAACTCTGTCCACCTTTGAGCCGTTAAAAACGTAACAGGAATTTTTTCACCATCAATAACCAACTCTAGTTCAGTATTTACCCAATCAACAAAACCACCATCTAAATCAGTAAAATCAATACCTCTTGGCAAAGGCGTATTTTTTTGGTCAATAAAATTTTCCAAATACTGTCTTGGGTTACTTTGTTGTAAACCAGGTTGTAAATCTAAATCTTTTTTTATTTTTTTAGGTAGTCCCATTTATTAAAATTTTGGCAAAAACTCATTACTATCTGCATTAACGCAGTTTATTGTTCTGTAATAACCTTTATAACCAAGCCTTGTATGTTTGTTATCTGAGAATATTTTACCATCATTTGCAACGGTAAAATATTTTATATTATCTTCTTTATCGACATAACCAATGTAATCACCATAGGAAATATCACAATCTAATTCGTCTAACTGTTCTTGAAAAATATGAAAAGTTAATTTACCATATTCTAAATATCGGTTCATACCACCAGAATATGCTTTATTTTCACTTTGGTCTAAAACAAAACGAACCCTAAGTTCTTTTGGTGATTTAAACCTAATTTCATTTGATTTTGCTTCACCATAAACCGCATCAACTTCTGTTTGAGTTCTATCAACCTCAAAAAGAACAACTACAAAGTTTAAATCACCTTCTAGATGTTCGCGGGCCATTTCGTTCTCAATTCCGAAGTCTATACTATCATAGAATTTCCCAAGTCTTTGTATAGGTCTGCGTTTAGCCATAATCAACTTTTTTTATAAATATTTAGTAAACACCTATTTTATTTATTTTTTATAAATTGTTGATTATATTTATTCTACTTTATGGTAGATTTAACTAGATTAAAAAGTAAAACAACATTAGAAAAGTTAAAAAACTATGTAGGTGAAAATGAACACATTTTAAAAATGAAAAAAAAATTCGAAAATGAAGGTTTTTTCATTTTAACACCAAGTCAAATATCTTACATAGAAGAAAATTATAATTTTTCACCCATAGAATTCAATAAAATTGTTGAGATAACCGCTTATTTTGGTGAACAATTAAAAGAAAAATTTGCTTTAAAAAACGTACCTGAAAAAGTTTTTATTGAAAAACTTTTAAGTGATGGTGAAAAATCTTATCACGTCAAAGGCAAACTTTATAAAAACCAAAAAGAAAGTGTATATTATCATATACCAAAAACACAATTACTAACAGATTTATTTTTTGAATCATATGAAGATTTAGAAGTTGATTTTGAATCTGTTAATAAAGTAAATAAAAAAAATAGAAACTTATTTCCACACCAAGAAACTGCAATAAAATTTTTATTAAAAAGAGACAAATCTATTTTATCTGACGATATGGGTTTGGGAAAAACGAAATCGGCAATCGCTGCAGCTTTGTTATCTGGTGCTGAAAAAATATTAGTTGTTTGCCCTGCAAACGCAAAAATTAACTGGTTTCGTGAAATTACTGAATATTTGGATGAAGAAATGGTCACCATAGTTAAAAGTGGATATTGGCAACCAAAAGTTTTTACCATTATTAATTACGATATTTTAAATCGTTTTCACGAAATTCAAGATAAAAGAAAAAAAGAAGAGACCAAAAGTTACATTAATGAAGAAAAATTTGATTTAATGATTGTTGACGAGGCTCATATGATAAAAAATAAAGATAGCATTCGTGGTAAGATTGTTGCACAAATCACTGAAAATATTCCTAAAGTTTGGTTATTAACAGGAACGCCGATATCAAATAGACCAATGGATTACTACAATCTATTAAAGATTTGTAAAGTTCCAGTAACTGATAATTTTCAACATTTCGCATATCGTTATTGTGCTGCGAAATCATTTAATAAAAAATTAGCATCAGGTAAAATTAAAAGAATTTGGTTGACCGATGGTGCTTCTAATTTAGAAGAGCTACATCAAAAAACTAAAAATTATATTCTTCGTAGAAAAAAAGAAGACCATTTAGATTTACCACCTAAAATTATTTCACCTTTTTATTTAGAGTTAGAAAATAGAAAAGGTTACGAAAGTGCTTTTGAAGAATACGTTACTTGGTTAAAATTAGAAGGTAGAAGATTAGGACCAGCAAGACAAATGGTGGAAATGGTGGTTTTACGAAAATTTATTTCACAGGAAAAAATTCCACACACTATTGACATGGTGCAAAACTTTTTAGAACAATCAGAAACCAAAAAAGTTATTATATTTACTGTTTTCACTGAAAGTTTAAAAAAATTAAAAGACGAACTTGGTGACATTGCGGTTTGTCACAACGGTGAAATGTCGGATAAGGAAAAACAAAAAAGTATTGATAAATTCCAAAACGATCCAAAAGTTAGGGTTTTTATTGGTAATATTGTTTCAGCTGGTTCCGCAATCACATTAACTGCGTCAGATACAACTTTGTTTCATGATATCGATTTTGTTCCTGCAAACCACCAACAAGCTGAGGATAGATCCTACCGTATCGGCCAAGACAAAACGGTTAACATATATTACCCCATATTTGAAAATAGCATAGAAGAAAAAATTTACGAAATTCTACAAAAGAAAAAAGAAATAATATCTAAAGTTATGGGTGAAAAAGTTGATCACATAGATATTGCTGAAGATTTTATTTCAACTTTATTTAAAATATAAAAGTAATGGATATTTATCTATTAAAAAACCTAAATGACTTTAGTAATAGATGATATCGAAAAGGAAAAAGTTTTCCGTCAAATCAGACATAGGTTAGGTGCTCCACTTAGAAAAATAGAATTATCCGATGAACAACTTTGTACTTTATTGGAAATTGCTATCGAAGATCATTCGGCCTACATAAATGAATGGTTGATAGAGGCACAATGGTCTTCTTTAGATAATATAAATTTAAACACAACAGATTTAACCAAGGCATTAACAACCAGAGGTCAGGATTATGAGGATAGTTTTACTTATGCGTATTCTAAAATTGTTGGTTTACAAGCTAGAGGCCCTTGGGAGCTAAAACAAGATTATGTGGTTTTAAATGACCACCAACAAGTGTATCAAATACCAGCTGGTCGTGAGGTAAGTGAAGTACTTTATTTCCAACCGCCAACTGTAGATTACGCTTTATATTCTAATTATGGTTTTGGTGATTATGGTTTTGGTGGTGGTGTTGCTCAATTACCTTATGGTGCTGCTGGTGGTGGTTTTGGATACGGTGGTTTTTATTTGGCACCAGCTTTTGATATTGTATTAAGAAACTCAGATTATAATTTAAAACAAAGATTAGTTAGTTCAGAATTAATCTATTGGATTACGGCAGGCCCTAACGGTACTAAATTTTTACATTTAGCACCACCTCCAGGTAGTCGTTTAGCTTTTGGACGTGGTGGTTTTGCCGGAGGTAATTCCATCAATGTTGCCGGTAGTCGAGTTTGGTATTGGTATTACGAAACAACGACGGCTGAAGATCGTTTACGTTGTTTAAACGCAAATAAAGATATTGTAAAATTACCTTCTGACGTTCCGATTGATGTTGTTAATTTTACAGAATTAAACACACCATCAAAACAATGGGTCAGAGATTATTTTACTGCCTTATGTAAAGAAACTTTAGGTAGGGTTCGTGGAAAATTTGGTGGTGTTTTGGGTGTTGCTGACGCTGAGGTTACAATGGATTATGAATCTTTATTGTCAGAATCCAAGGAAGATAAGGAGAAGTTGATGACACGTCTTAATGAAAGACTAGAAAGATTACGTCCGGATAACATGTTGACCAGAAAGGCAACAGAGGCTGAACAATTAAATAAAATGTTACAATACAGACCTTTAGGTTTTACAGTTATATAAAATGGCACAATTTTTTACTCGCCCAAACATAGAAGATAGAACCATGGTACAATACAGTTCAATGGTAATTAATTTATCAGGAACTACGGCAATCGCAAACCCTGGGTATTTAAAAATTAACCAAGGTGCGGCACCAGGTTTAGTTGCAACATCTTTAGATTTTGATGGTACCGTTGTTTGGGGCCCAGTTAGTGGTTTAAGTTGGTCGATATCAGCTTGCACCTCACCCTTATACGTTAATAATATTGTTGCATGTCCGTCATCAGCTGGTACCATTGTGGTACAATCTGGAATCTTAACGGTTAACGGGGCTTTACAATTAAACCCAACATTATCAGGTGGTACCGCTGGTGACCGTCTTTTAGTTATAGATAGTAATGGTTATGTTAAAGTTGGTCAAACAGGTACTTCTATAAGTTCTTTAAGTTATAACAATAACAACTTAACCTTAACCTTAAACGATGGTAGTATTTTTACTGCAACCATTAACACAATGACAGGATTAACTATTAATGGCAATTTAACCGTTAGTGGTAACACAAGAATTGTTGGTAATACTTCTGTAATTGGTAATTTAAATGTTACTGGTAATACTTCTATTAACGGTTCAGTAAGTGCGACAACTTATTATGGTGATGGTTCTAATTTAACAGGTATTCCTGACTACTACGTGACTGGTGGTACTTTTGGTGGTAATGTTTTAACTTTAAATCGCCAAAACGGTTCTGTCACGATTGCAGGTTTTACCGGTTTTACTGATAATTTTGTAACTGGTGGTACTTATAATTATAGTACCGGAACTTTAACATTAAACAGGCAAAACGGTTCTCTTTCAGTTTCTGGTTTAAGTTTTACAGGCAACACTTTAGGTACTTGTATTACTGATATATACGTTCAAAATTTATATGGTTGTAGTAATCCTATAACAATAGGGAGTTCACTTAAAAGTTCTGCAGGTGGCTCTACCGCGGCAGGAACATCAGCTTTTGCTTTCGGTAACAATGTTGCTGCGACAGGTAACTTTTCCATGGCTCAAGGTAATGGAACATCAACTGCTGGTGGAACATATGCTCATGCAGAAGGTGCTAATACAACCGCTAGTGGGTTAGGTTCTCACGCAGAGGGGTTATCAACAACATCATCAGGTCAATATGCACATGCTGAAGGTAGAGGGACTGTTGCATCAGGAAACTATTCACACGCACAAGGGTTATTTACAAACGCAACAACAGAAGGAACTTTTGCATCAGGTTCAGGTTCAACCGCATCGGGAGCAAATTCTTTTATCCATTCAGTTGGATCAACGGTTTCTGGTAATAGGTCAGTTGTTTTAGGTGGTTTTGGAATAAACGGAACATCAAATGATTTTGTTTATGTCCCAAGTTTAAACATTAACACAACACCAACAAATAATGATTCAAATGCTCAAATTTTATCAAGAAATTCTAGTACCGGTAATATTGAATATACTAATCTATCTTTATTAACCGCTTATACTGATACTTTTGTAACCGGTTTTACTTATAACAATGCAAACAGGTTAACAATAAGTAGAAACGGGAGTCAACCTGATTTAACGGTTAATATTAACAGATTAACTGGATTAACTGTTACAAACGGTTTATCCGCAGATACCTTAACATTAACCACAATGGCGGTAACTGCAAGTACTAGCACCCAAGCTTTAGTTAGAAATACAACAACTGGTGTTGTTGAAAGTCGACCATTTGGTTTGGAAAGTATTATTCTTGTAACTTCAGCTTCAACCATACCAATAGCAGGCGTTGGGCCAAGTTTCGATTCGATTAAAGGCATACCACAAGGCCAAGTTATTACGGGTTATACCACTATATATAGTAACAATGTTTCCCAATCCGGACCAACAGTAAACACTAACTTTGGTACATATGATAATACAACAGGTTTATTTACGACAAATGTGAATGCGACTTTAATGTTAAACGCATATATACATTTAAAACCAGACACTAGCACATCAACCGCGTGGTCACTTTCGGGGACTGGTGAATTTGGTATTGGTATTTGTCCTAATAACGCAACTGATATTTATGTTGGTGATTATCAAACAATAATCCCTGACCCTGATACGGCACAATATGTTTATGAATTGTATGGAGCAAACGCACCAAGAACAAATCAAATAGATATCAGTATTAGCACTGTAATTTACGCAGCTTCTAATTCTAGTTTTAGAGTTAAAGTTTTAAATAAAACTGATAGAAATTATACTGGTGTTCAAGGTGACGGTATCAGATTTTCAATAACAAGAATAATGTAAAAAATATAATATAAAATGTCATTAAATTTAAGAAGTTCAGGAACCCCTTTAACACAACCACAATTAGATAGTAATTTTACTTTTCTTTTTGGTAGAGATATTACTGGGACAACTGTATCTGGAAATACGGTTTTTTTAAATAAACAAAATGGTACAAGTTTTAGTTTTAATATACCTTCTTTTACAGGAAACACTTCAGCTTCTTGTATAAATGATTTATATGTTAGTAACATTCACGGATGTTCACCAATAACAATTCATGATTCTATTCAAAGTGTTGGTTCTTTCGCAAATGGTTTTCGTAGTTTTGCTTTTGGTGATGATGATAATACAGCTAGTGGTGATTTTTCTTTTGCAATTGGTGAGACTACAATAGCAAGTGGTAATTCTTCACACGCGGAAGGTGTAAGTACAACAGCAATTGGTTATGGTTCTCATACAGAAGGCAATAGCACAGAAGCTATTGGTAATTATTCACACGCGGAAGGTGAAGGTACAACATCGAATGGCATATCTTCACACGCGGAAGGTTTTACTACAACAGCAACTGGTGATTATTCACATGCGGAAGGATCGACAACACTAACCACTGGTGCTTATTCTCACGCAGAGGGTAGGGGTACTAAAACAGAAGGTGATTATTCACATGCAGAAGGTGAAAATACGATAGCAACCGGTGAAAGATCACACGCGGAAGGTCGTGATACGCGGTCACTTGGTTGGTGGTCACACGCAGAAGGATCTGGGTCTTATACTGGTGTATATGGTTATACAGTCACAAACACAACAAACGGTGTAATCACGTTAGATTCTACCTATGGTAATGTTGTGTCACAGTTTACCGGTATGACTTATGTTATGACTAACGCTTCAGGGATGTATGGTACAATAAGTGGGACACCGACTTTTGATGGTACTAATACAATAGTATATATAAATGAAACTGATGGTGGAGAAACGATAATAGCACCAATGGAAAATCCACAAGCTGAATCGGCCGACCAAATATTAGGCGGTTATTATTCACATGCGGAAGGTCAAGGCGCAATAGCACGTGGTGACTATTCACATGCGGAAGGAGGGCTTCAATCTTTTTCATCCCCAGGAGGTGGTACAATATTTACAAGAACAGTTGCCAATGGATCTTATTCACACGCAGAAGGTATTGCAACTAAAGCTTTAGGTAATAGTTCACATTCACAAGGTATTTTAACAGAGGCTATTGGTACCTATTCATTTGCGTCAGGAAGTAATTCAAAAGCTTATGGGTTCACTTCCTTCATACACTCAACTGATTCTATCTTAACTAGTGGTGCAACAAATTCGGTTTTATTGGGCGGTCAAAACATCACGGGTTCATCAAGTAATACTGTTTATGTTCCGAATTTAAATATTAATTACCAACCAAACACACATACAGGTACAACTTCGCAAGTTTTGGTTAGAGACAGTGTTACAGGTAATGTTGAAGTTAAAAATATTGGAAATGTTTATTATTGTGCTTTATTTATAAATTCTAGTAGTCAACCACCTGCAGGTATTATACCGTCGGTAACAATAGCTAATGGTGGTATCGCTGATAGAGGTAAAAGAATTACTGGTTTTACACAGATAGTATCAAATGGTGTTGTCTCTAATTCAACGGGAGTAGGTAATTATGTGACATCACCACCAAGTTGTAGTTTCGGTACTTTTAATAATAATAGTGGAGTTTTTAGTATAACACAAGCAGGTCTTTATCTTATTGAAGGATCGATACATCTTAAATCGGATAATGATTCTTCTGTTTATTGGCAATCAGTTTCGGCAGGTACTTTTGGTTTAGGTATTCACCCGGCAAATGATACTGATATTTATGCAGGAAATTATATGGCAGTATTACCTAATGTACAATCAGAAATTGATGTAACAGTAAGTACTTTAATATATGCTGACGGTATAAATGATTTTGTCTCTCTAAAACATTTAAATTGGACTAATAGAAGTTATAACGGTACAGTTTACACTAGTAGTGATGGCATCAGGTTTTCAATAACAAAAGTGTATTAATGGACATAAAAAACAACTATTATTTTAAAAATTTTGAAACCATAAATTTGGTTTACAATGAATATTGGGATTTTAATCTTGCGAACGACAAAACTGGTGATTTTATTCCTTATGCCATTAATTGTAAAGATAGTTGTGGTCATGTGATTATAACGGATGGTTTGGTTGCATGGTTTGATATTAACAACAGTGGTACCACAACGTCAAGTTATAGTTTGACTTCTTTAGTAGAATGGTCAGGTTATACCTTGACACCTTCTAGTGGTTTTACCTTAAATGATTGGGGGTTAACGGGGGTTGATAACGGTAGAACTGATTGTTTATCAGGAAAAACTTTAACTATAACATCAGCAGATACTAGATTAGTTTTATACGCTGTTACTGGTTATAGTATTACATATAATTCAGAATCTGGTTGTACAGTTGGCCCTGGAATTTATACCTATCCATATGAAACTCATTATAATGTAGAAGCTTTAGGTGGTTGTCCCGTTGGTGATACTGTTTGTTTAAACGGTGGTTTTTACCAAGGGTTTTTTAAATTAGATAACGACAAGCCATCACCAATTAACGAATTAAGTGTTGATCCTTGTTGTCAAAGTGGATATACCTTAACTTCAACTTCTGGATATACAAAATGGCAAGTAATGCCAACAGAATTTCCAAATGGCTGGTCAATGGAGACTTGGATTAAATGGGATAACTCTTATTGTTCTTCAGGGAATACATCAGGTCTTACTTTAAATGATAATTTCACAGGAAACACTAATTTCTTTTTTTATATTGGTACACGAGCAGAAAATAAATTTTGGAATGATTTTTCAGGTGAAACAGGATATACGACTACCACTGGTATTCCATTACAAAGAACCGCTTCTTTAGAATACGAGGAAAAAGTAGTAGAACCAAATAGTGGCGTTAGTTGGTTTACCAGAAATACTAGTTGTAGTTGTGGTTGTCAGGTTACTTGTGATGTTTGTGGTACTGTTACCACAGGGTATGTTGACCCAAGTTATATTTCAGGTGGTCAAAACTGGTTTTCTCAGGGCAGTAGTCAAATAGCAACTTGTTGTAGCGTTTGTAACACGCCAGTATTAAATTCGGTAGTTACTGGTTATAGTTATAATTATTGTGACCAGTTATCAGAAAACGCTTTAGGTTTTAGAATTACAAATGATGGTCGAATTGGTTACCGTAAGATGACAGTTACGGGTGATTGTTATAATAATAAATTTTTAATAACTGGAACCGTTATGGAAGAAGGTTATTCTGACGCAAATATTATGCCAACAGGAAACACATGGACGCATGTTGTAGTGACTTATATTGAGGGTGGTTCTAAATATGGTTTGCCGGCAGGTACTTTAACTTTTTGGGTTGATGGTTTGGCAAAATATAAAGTTTATGATTTTATTGGCTTACAATTACGTGCTTTAAACGAATGGAGTGATAAACAAATAGGTGTACCTTTTAATATGAGTTGGGGTGGTGGTACACAAGGTCTAACAGAAAGTCAAACATTTGGTGGTCCAGACCCAGCTGATAAAAATTTAGATATTGAAAAATACTTTGCAGGAACTTTTGAAGGTGAGTTATCACAATTACGTTTTTATGAAAAGGCTTTAAATGTTTTAGAAATTAGAAATAACTTTTTTGTTGATTGTCGAAGATATTGTAAAGACAATACTTTTGGCGGTGCACAAATTGTACAACCAGGAAACAATAACTGTGGTAGTTGTAAAAGTCCACTACCACCTTATATCATAATACCATGTTGATGATATTTATTAACTAAGATGGCACAAAATTTTTTCATTCGTAAGAACAGCACACTTCCGGTAGTTAAGTTAAAATTAACTAATGACGGTAGAAGTACCTATCGTCAAATATATGACCGTTTAGAAAACGCTGCAATCACCTTCAGTATGATAGATGATAAAGGTAATTATAAAGTTTTTAATAAAGCAGGATTACTTTTACCCGTAGATAAGGCCCTATGTAAAGAAGATGGTGAATATTATCTAGGTTACCAATTTGACATTAAAGATGTAAACCAGGCAGGTTCTTTTAAAGCGGAATTTAGAGTTGATTTTTTAGACAATGGTGAGAGTTTAATTGTTCCAATTAGGGAAGACTTATATATAAATGTATTAGATAGTTTTACAAAAGCTAAAATTGTATGTTAAAATGAAAAATCTTATAAGAAAAATATTAAGGGAAGAGTTTGATGATTTTGATTGGGCAGAAGAATTGGTTGGTAACACCAAACAATTTTCACCCGCTGAAGAATTTTTGTATGAAATTATGTCCAATTTAAAGGCGGTTCCTTCGGAAAAAAATCCAGGTTGGATGTTATATAAGGATAAAAGCGGGGTTACTTTAATGGCGGATAGTGTGGATAGAGATAAAAAAGATCCTTATTTATGGGTTGATTATGATGAAATTTGGTTAAAATTACGTCAAAAATTTGGTCTTAACAATCAGGAAACCAAAGACTTATGCGTGCGTATGCTGGAGATGACCCATAAACGAAAGGTATTGACAGCAGCCTTCATCGGCTAAACCCTTCGTACAAAGCTGGAGATGACCCATAAACGAAAGGTATTGACCTGATATTTATAAAATATGAAAAATCTTATAAAAAAAATATTAAAAGAAGAAATCGCCACCAGCAAGAGTTTTGAAGACTTTGCTGAAAAAAGATTTAAAGGTGCGGAAAAAATCACCAATAATGCAAAAGAAAAAGGTGGTCCAGCAATGTTAACCTATCACCATTTTAGAGTTAAATTACCTTACTATAAAAAAGCAATGGAAGGTAAATTTGATTTGGAAGAATCAAAAAAAGAATTTAAAAAATATCTAGATGAATTATGTGACTTATCTGAAAACGTTGAAATGGGACAAGTAGAATTTCAAAAATTAGTTGGTCTTATAGAAGTTTTAGGTGAACTCATAATCAAACAAAAGTAATTTACTATCTCAAAATATTTCGTTATCTTTATTAAAAATTAATAACGAGTTGGTCTTACTGTACCCGTCCAAAACAGATGAAATATTATGAGCAAAGAAAAAATTTCCCAAGCGACTCCCGCTGACATTAAAACCTTTTTAGAAGGTCGTGACCCTGAAAAATATATTGTAGGAATAGAATTAGACCAAACAGATGATTGGTCGGTTGATAATTCTAATCGTGTTTATCTTATGATTGATGACCCTGAAAAAGGTAAAAAAATTAAAACTCAAAAGTTTATACCTTTTTTATGGACCAAATCTTTAAAAGATACTGGTTTCTATGGTGATGATGTTGAAAGAATGAAGTATGAGGCAAAAAGACATGGAATTTCTACCGAAAAATTAAGAACCGATGATAATCAACGTTTAGAAGATGGTTTTAAATATTTGGTTAAAACAACTGGTACTTATCGTGATTTGGTTAACTTTTTTAAAAAAGGTGGTTTAGACCCCTGGAAACGAAAAGACGTTATACAAATATTACCACCGATTGAACAATATATGATTCAAACCGGTAAAAGATTGTTTAAAGGTTTTGATGATTATTCTGAAGTTCATAAAGTAGTATTCGATATTGAGACCACTTCTTTAGAACCAGAAGAAGGTCATATATTTTTGATTGGTATTAAGGATAATCGTGGTTTTAGAAAGATTTTAAGTGCTTACGATGAAAATGGTGAATGGACGACTGAAGCTGAAAAAGAAATGATTATAAAGTTTTTTGAAACTATTTCTGAACTTAACGCTTCGATTATTACTGGTTATAATTCTGAAAACTTTGACTGGCACTATATTTTAGGTAGAATGAAAATATTAGGAATCGTCAATGAATATGTTAGAGTTTCACCCAGAGGTGATAAAACTAAAACTTATACTTCAGATGGTTTTATTAAAACTAAACATCCTGGAATTCCTTTAACACGTAAAACTGCATCACTTAAATTGGGTGCAGAGTTGGAGCAATATGAACAAACAAACATGTGGGGTTATAATATTTTAGACACCTTACATCGTGTTAGACAAGCACAAGCATTAAATTCAAACATTAAAGAAGCGGGTTTGAAATATATTGCAAAAGAAGCAAAAGTAGAAAGAGGAAATCGTGTTTATGTTGATGGTTTACAATTAGGTAGAATTTGGAATGAAAATAAACAATATTATTATAACCCTACAAGCGGTCAGTGGCATGGTTTAGAAGAAGATAAACCAGAACCAAAAATGGTGGAAAATAAAAAAGGTGAAATGGTTGTTATTGACGGATATGAAGATAAGTGGGATATTGTTGATGGTCGATTTTTAATTACGGAATACTTAACGGATGACTTACTGGAAACCGAACAAGTAGATGATATTTACACCCAAGCAGGGTTTTTAACAGCATCACTGGTACCAACAACTTTTAGCAGAAGCATTACAATGGGAACCGCGACACTTTGGAAATTATTGATGATGGCGTGGTCGTATGAAAATGGTCTAGCAATTCCCGATACATTACCAAAAAGAGATTTTACTGGTGGTCTTTCCAGACTTTTACATTTGGGTTATAGTAAAAAAGTTGCAAAATTTGACTACGCATCACTTTATCCGTCGATTCAATTAACGCACGAAGTTTTTCCTGATTGTGATATTACGGGTGCTCTAAGAGCTATGTTATTGTACTTATCCGAAACACGTAATAAGTATAAAGCTTTGATGAATGAATCAAATGCGGTGGGTGACGTAAAAGCGGCTTCCATGTACGATAAAAAACAATTACCAATTAAGGGTTTAAATAATTCCGCTTTTGGTTCTATTTCCGCTCCATACATTTTTCCTTGGGGTGATATTGATATCGGTGAGATGATTACTTGTACAGGTAGACAATATCTAAGAACTATGATTACTTTTTTCATGGAAAGAGGATACACACCTTTAGTGTTAGATACTGATGGGGTTAATTTTTCTTGTCCTGAAGATGCTGACAACCGAGAATATATTGGTAATGGTTTACATCGTTTTGTTAAAAAAGGAGTTGTATATAAAGGTATTGATGCCGATGTTGCTGAATATAACGAAAGGTTTATGCACGGTGTTATGGGTCTTGATATTGATGATATTATGGATGCAACAATTAATTTATCCAGAAAAAATTATGCAATTTTAAAACCTGGTGGAAAAGTTAAATTAACAGGTAATACCATTAAGGGAAAAACAATACCTAAATATATTGAAAAGTTTTTAAGTAAAGCAATTAGACTGTTGTTGGATGGTAAAGGTAAGGAGTTTGTTGATTTTTATTATGAGTATTTAGAAAAAATTTATAACAAACAAATACCTTTGGTAGATATCGCAAATAAATCAAAAGTTAAAAAAACCATTGAGAGTTATAAAAAAAGAGGTACCGACAAAAACGGTAGGGAACTATCTAGACAAGCTCACATGGAGTTAATTATTCGTGATGGTATTCACATAAACTTGGGTGATACCATTTATTATATTAATAATGGAACTAAAAAATCTCACGCAGATATCACAACCAGTAAAACTAAAAAAGACCCACCAGAAGGTACTCTTAAATTTAATTGTTATTTGATTACCGAAGACCAGATTAAGAAAAATCCTGATTTAACTGGCGAATATAATGTACCAAAATACATTGATGCTTTTAATAAAAAAGTAGAGCCACTTTTAGTAGTGTTTCCTTTACATATTCGAGAATCTTTAATTATTGAGAACCCAGAAGACAAACAATATTTCACTTCTAAAGAATTAGAGTTAATTGGTGGTATTGCAACAAACCCAGAAGACCAAGATACCTTAGAAGAATTGATGACTATGAGTGAAGGTGAGGTTAATTTTTGGAATAGAAAAGGTGTTTCCGAAACTTATATGATAAAAGATAGATTTCAAGAAAATAAAGAAATTATTATATAATTATATAAATTAATTTTTATGGATATTTATAAATTATGATGTTAGATTTACAAGAATTTGTTACTTACGATATAGCTTTAAAATTAAAAAAATTAGGGTATTCAACCCCTTTGACTACTTATTATAACATCTACAACAAACATGTTTTCTTTTCTAATAACGGAATTCATAATGAAGCTATTTGGGCACCTAATTACAAACAAACTTTAGATTGGTTAACAATAGTTTTTGGTTTAAAAATTAAGCCAACAAAAGAATATATTATTAAAGCGGTCAATGAATTAAGTGAAAAATTATAAAATAAATCGTTTTTCTATGATATTTATAAAGAAAAGAAAAAATGATAAATTTTGTAAACGAATTCATTTATTTTGATGGTAAAAGAATACCCAATAGAGATGATGTGAAATCGGCTTCTAACAGCACCACAGATCCAATATTTAACCCTGAAGATGGTGAACAATTAAAAAATGCAACAGCCCAACAACGTCAACAAGGGTATCGAGGGTATTATTCATTGGTACCGATGCCAGCCGTTAAAACACCTTTAGCTGATGATAGTTATCCGACAATGGTTTCCTATATGGATGATGAGAAAAATATTAGGAATTTTAATAAAAACAAATTAAAAAACTTTAAAGCCAAAAGAAGAATTAAAGAAGTCGCAAAAAATAAAATAGACAATATGATTGAAGATATTGTTAATAAAAAAATAGCGAAAGATATTTTAAATGTTAGAAAAAACGGCATTCCAGATATTGATGTTGTTAGTGAAGAAAACCCGATTTTAGTTAGGAAATTAAAAAATTTAGTTGATATTGTTGATTTGAACCAGGCGACAGGTGAACAAAAAGGCGTTATTTTAAATTTTTTAATCAATAACATCGGCACTGTTGATATTCCTGTAGAATATAAAGAAGAAATTGTAAAAAAATTAAAATAAATGGCAAATTCACAGTTACAAGGGCATTATTGGGATTTACCTGAAGAATTACAAAATCATTTAAAAAGAATTATGCGAGCCTATAAAGGCGAGGAAAACGTAGAAGGATATCAAAGGTTAAAAAATTTAATTTCAAATTCAAAAATCAGTTATGAAGAATTAAAAAGAATTAAAAATTTTTTCGATACACAACCACATAATACTGATTATATGGATGATAAAAAACAAACAACACCTTTTATTTTAAATGGTGGTTTAAAAATGAAAAGTTGGGTAAATAGCACCTTAAATAACGCTAGAAGTTCTATAAACGCAAACAAAAAAATAAAAACAAATACTGGTATGGTTGGTAGTCATTATAAAAATGATGACATGTCGTTTAACACAAAGGTAAAAACCGACGATGTTAAAATTAAAACCTCACACCAAAAAAGTATTTCTGAATCTCAACATATTTATGAGATAGAAAAGATGGAAAACATCATAAATATTTTTAATAAAAACAAAGAATTATGCCACAAATCGCACCAATCCTAACAGATGCAGCTAGTGTTCAAAGCTTTGGACCTGGTGGTATTTTAAATCAATTACCTGGTTTAAAACAAACAGCAGACGCTGAAAGATTAACATTAACCACAATAAATGAATATAAAAATTTAGCGGGTAACCAATATGGGTCGACACACCCAAATGCTTTAAGTGATAACGACGAAAAAGGTCGTGGTGACGCAAATAACCAAGTAGGTACCATTATTGATATTCAAACGCAACAATTTTTAACATATAGTTCTGGTAACAAATACGAACCAGGAGCGGGTTACAACAACTTTAACTATCCACAACAATATTGGTAATAATGAAGCTTTACTCTATTCTAAATGAACTTATTTTAGAAGCAGCTTCAGATACTGAGGTTAGTGATGCTATTGTTAAACACAACAGGGTTAAAATAAGATATGAGGAACCAGATGGTCGATATAGTACTCGTTATTTGGAATCTTATGTTTTAGGGCTTTCTAAAGCCGGTAATCCAATTGTAAGAGCATATCAATACGCTGGTGACACTAACACAGAAATAGGCTGGAAAACATTTAGATTAGATAGAATAATGGATTGGGAGGAAATGAACGAAAGGCCATTTACAAACCCAATTTCAGATAGAATAAGTGGGATACCAAAATATAATCGTTTTGGTGACCGTAGTATGATAAGTATAAATAAACAAGCAAGATTTTAAAATGGATCCTAAATTATTAGCAATTCTCAAGAAGGCAAAAGCAATTGATAAAGCCGCAGAAAAGTTTGATACCGGTGCGGTAAAAAGATCACAAACACCTGGTTTAACAAATGATAGAAATGTAATGTCTGAAAGTTACTCCGACTATAACACGTCGATAAACGAAAGCGTTGAAGTAGGCAGTGAAATGTACCGAGAAAAAGTACAAAGTTCCAAATTACCTGCAGCAATTCAAAAAGCGATGTTAGAAAATCCAATACCACAATTAAACCCAATGAGTGATATTGACGATGAAGCTATTAGAGAATTACGTGGCGTTGCCCCAGTTAAAGAATCGGTTAGAAAACCTGTTTACAGTGAAGACGACGAAATTGATATGTTTGCACAACCAACAAAAAAACCAGAAATTAAAAAAAGAAAAATGGTAACTGAAAATTTTGAAACAAGTTCAGTTAATGTTGATGAAGCACATTTAAGAAAATTAATTGCGTCGGAAATTTCAAAAGCTTTACCTAAAATAATTGAGAATTATTTTGAATCTAGGTTGGTTAAAGAAAATGTTCAGTTTAAAGCTGGCAATACAATTTTTTCTGGAAATGTTATGCCAATGCCTAATATAAAAAAAAGGAATAACAATTAAATAAAAAAAAGAAACTATGACAACAAAAGGCTGTGGTTGCAAAGGTAACAAAGGAACCCCAAAAGGTAAAAAATAACCTTTACAAAAAAGAAAAAAACCCCACTATTATGTGGGGTTTTTTATTGCATTAAAATTAAATAAAATATATATGAAAGATAAAATTAAAGTATTAGTTATTTGTTCAGACCGTTCAGGTGTGGCAAAGTTTAGGTCGTTAGATCCACATTTAAGATTACAAGAAATGTATCCAGATGATTTTTTTGTGGATATTATAACAGCAGGTATTGATAGTATTAACTGGGATGATGATAACTATTTAAAGAGTTTTCATATTGTTCATTTTCATAGAACAATAACCGACAATGTTAATGGGCAATTACAACCAGTTTACGGTGAAAATGCAAAAAGAATTTTTAATAAATTTAAAAAATTTGGCATAATTTCAGTTATGGATATTGATGATTACTGGATGCCATCACCTGATCACCCTGCATACGTAATGTTAAAACAAGCAAAATTAGATGAACTCATTAAAAGTAATTTTCCGTTAGTTGATTATGTCACAACAACAACTAAAATTTTTGCAGATGAAATTAGAAAATACAATAAAAACGTTATTGTTATTCCAAATGCTATAAACCCAGAGGAACCACAATTTCAAAAAAAATTGGTCACAAGTGATAAAAAATTTCGTATTGGTTGGTTAGGTGGTAGTTCACATTTAGAAGATTTGCGTTTAATAAAACAAGGTTTAAATGTTTGGATGGCGTCTGAAGAAGCTAAAGATACACAATTGGTTTTATGTGGTTTTGATACTCGTGGTAGCATGACCGAAAATAACCCGCAGACTGGAGAACAAAAAACCAGAAAAATCTTACCACATGAAAGTGTTTGGGCTCGTTATGAAGAACTTTTTACCGATGATTATAAAATATTGAGTCCAGAGTATAAAAAACATCTTTTAAAATATTCACAAGAAGATGATTTTAAAGACATTAATGAACCTTATCGTCGTGTTTGGACAAAACCAATTACAACATATGCTTCTAATTACAATTCTTTTGAGATTTCTTTAGCTCCTTTAAAAGAACATATGTTTAATAAAGTAAAATCACAATTAAAAGTTATTGAGGCTGGATTCCATAAAAAGGCTTTAATCGCTCAAAATTACGGGCCTTATACTATTGATTTGGTAAATGTTATGGAGTTTGGTGGCAAAATTAACGAAAAAGGTAATGCAATTTTAATTGATTCTGGAAAAAATCACAGTGATTGGTTAAAAGCAATTAAATTATTACACAGAAACCCACAGCTTATTGAAATAATGGGAGAAAATTTATATCTTTGTGTCAAGGAAAAATATCATATTGATGTGACCACAAAAACAAGGTCAGATTTTTATTCCGAAATTGTAAAAAGAAATCAAAAAGAAACACAAGAACTAATAACCGAAAGCAATGCAATTTAACATCGAAAAACTACTATTTTTTGACATCGAAAGTGTAAGTCAATACGAATTTCTTAAAGATTTGCCTGAAGAAGATTATAAACAATGGTTATCTTATTATGATAACTTTAGAGAAAGAGTGACCGATGAAAATCGAATCACTAAAAAAATGGCTGAAGAAGAAGTTAAGCAAGAAGTTTATAGACAAACTGCGGCATTCTTCCCTGAATTTGGTAAGGTCGCCTGTATTTCTATGGCCTTTGTAACTAAAGACGGTAAAGTTAAATTTGAATCTTTTTGTGGTCAAGATGAAGTTGAAATCTTAATGAACACTCGTAAAATTTTTGACAAGGTAGAAACTTTAGGTTTTGAACTTTGTGGTCAAAATATTAAAAATTTTGATATCCCATTTTTAGCGAAAAGATACGTTATTAACGGGTTAAAACCACCAAAGTTGTTTCCAAACCACAACACTAAACCTTGGGAGTTAAAAGTTGTCGATACCAGAGACGTTTGGAATTTTGGCGGTAAGAGCATTGGTTCTTTGGATTTGATATGTAGTGTTTTAAAAGTTGATTCTCCTAAAAACGGTGAAGTTAAGGGTGATAGTGTGACTACTAATTTTTGGGAAGGTAAATACGAAGAAATTAAAACTTATTGTCAAAAAGACGTTAAAGCTTTAGTAGATATTATAACAAAATTTAATAATTTAAAATGAAAAGTGATTTAGAAAATTATATTAAAGAATTAGTTCACAGAAAAAAATTAGGTTTAATTTCAAATGACGAAATCACGGAATTAGACAGGCTCTTAAATGTAACAAAAAATATGGAATCATCTTTTAAATCTGAAAATGTTGATTGGGGTAAATTACAAATAAAATTTGTAAATCTATCTGACAACCCTGATCCTATTTGGGCTAAAGAAGGTGATTCTGGTTTTGATTTAAGAGCTAACGAAAGTGGCATATTAAAACCGTTGGAAAGAATGTTAATTTCTACTGGGTTGTTTTTTGAAATACCTAAAGGATATGATATCGAAGTAAAATCTAGAAGTGGTTTAGCTTTTAAACATGGTATAGGTGTTTTAACTGGTACTATAGACCAAAATTACAGAGGTGAAGTAAAAGTACTATTATTTAATATTAGTAATGAAAATTTTGAATTTAAAAAAGGTGATAGAATTGCACAAGCTATTGTTAGAAATAGAATAAGTGACGATTTTGGTGCCTTAATTAAATTACAAGAGCTAAATCAACTTTCAGAAACTGAACGTGGTTCAGGTGGCTTTGGATCAACTGGTAAAAATTAATATTATGTCACATTATAGGCCACTACCCGATTACTTAACAATTAAAGCATCAACAATAGATGGCCTTGGTTTGTTTACTAATGTAGATATCGACGCTAATTTTGTAATCGGTATTACACATGTTTTAGACAGTCGTTTTGAAGACCACTACATTAGAACACCACTAGGTGGTTTTTTTAACCACTCAGAAACACCAAATTGTGAAGTTATTTATGATAATGATTTTATAAAATTAAAAACAATTAAGAATATTAAAGCCGGTGAAGAACTAACCTCAAAGTATACACTGTATAACCCAATAAAAGAATAAAAATATGAAAATAAAATTAATTGTTATTGTTTTTTCACTTTTTTTGTTGTTAACATCTTGTTTTTCTTTAACGGATGTGCCAACGAACAATCTTTATCCTTACCATTATTATAGGCCAAATTGGTATTCGCCTTACTGGTACTCACCTTACTGGCCAAATAATAACTATTACTATTTAGACCAATACGGTTGGCAATATAGAACTTACCCCAGAGCCTGGAGACACCCTAGAAGAAGATAAAATTATGTCAGTAGTAGCAGTAAAAGTTGAAAAAAATAAAATTGTAATTGGTGCTGATTCAGTGCTTATAAATGGTTATACACAAGAAAAAGATAAAATGGCAAAACTGTTCCAAAATGAATGGTTAATTTGCGGTGATGTCGGTGAGGCCCAAGAAGGTGCTCTTTTTCAAATATTTTCAAAAACAAGAAAACCCAGAGAGGCTTCGGTTGAAGCGGTGACAGAATATCTTTTTGATTTTTTTTCCTGGAAAAGAGAAAAAACTGATGCCGATAAATTAGAAAATAGTTACATTATTATTTTTAATAAAAAGGTTTTTCTAATTGAAGGTTTTTACGTTAAGGAAGTTACGGATTATGCGGCTATTGGTGCTGGGATGGATTTTGCTCTTGCAGCTCTATATCTAGGTTCCTCAGTAAAAGACGCGATTAAAGCTGCTTGCCATTTATCAATTTTATGTGAAGAACCTGTTAATATTATTACTGTTGAAATTTAAAAAATAAAAAATATGGAAAATTTATACGATTATTATTTTCACTACAACACTTACACAAAAGAGTGGAATGCTTTTTTAAGAACCGAAAATTCAAAATATCTGAATGGTGAAGCCAAAATTTATAGTGACGAAGATATTAATAATTTGATTAAAAAAATCAAAGAAGTAGAAAAAGTAGAATCTTAATGGTAAGTGTTGTTTACTCAACTAGGAAACCCAATAAAGAGTTTCAAGAGTACATTAAAAAAACCATTGGTTTAAAAGATTTTGAAATCTATGAAATTGTTAACAATGGTCAAAAATCTTTAACCCAATGTTATAATGAAGGGTTAGATAATACCAAAAATAACATTGTTGTTTTTTGTCACGATGATATTCTTTTAAAAGAAGGTTGGGGTAAAAAAATTATAAAACATTTTCAAAATACTGATTATGGTATTTTGGGGATGGCAGGAACTACCGACATGGCAGAAACAGGTCGTTGGTGGGAAGATCAATCAAAAATGGTTGGCATTGTTTCTCATTCTCACCAAGGAAAAACCTGGGAAAATAGGTATTCTGAAAATTTTGGTGATGATATTATTGAAACAGTGATTCTTGATGGTTTATTTTTTGTTGCCCATAAAGACAGAATTAAAAAAAGATTTGATGAATCATTTAAAGGTTTTCATCTTTATGATGTTGATTTTACGTTTAATAACCATTTAAATGGTGTTAAAGTTGGGGTTATGTTTGATATTAAGATAACCCATAAATCAATTGGGATGACCAACGAAGAGTGGGAAAAAAACCGTGAACAGTTTGTCCAAAAATATAAGGGTAAACTTCCCTATAAAATTAAACCTGAATTAAGGTATGAAACTAAATTTAAAGCTTTAAAAGAATACCCTAAGTTATCCATTATAATCCCAACCAAAGGTAACATAGATTTAGTTAAACAATGTGTTGACTCACTTTATAAACAAGGTGGATATATTGGTATGGCAATGAGAACTATTATTGCTGACACTGGCTCAACACCTGAAGAATTAGCTGAGTTAAAAGATTATGTAGATGGGTTACAGTTTAAGTCGGATCAACATTACTGGGTTAAAATAGTTGAATACGACTTTTATAATTTTGCAGTTATTAACAATGATGTGGTAGAAAACCATATTGAAAAAGATACAGAAGTTTTATTGTTCTGCAATAATGATATCAAAGTCGTTAACAATGCCATCAACTTAATGGTGGGTACTTATCTTAAAAACAAAAAAACAGTTGGTACTATTGGTGCTCGTTTACATTTTGGTGACAATACGGTACAACATTCAGGTATTAGAGTTTTTTTAAATCAAGAACCAAATGGTATGTATCGAATAATGTTAACACACAAAGGTTTAAAAAGTTATTATTCTTTCTATGGTGACAATAGAAAAATATTTGGTAATACTGGTGCGTTTTTAATGATTAACAAAGAATTATTTTTAAAAATTGGCGGCTTTAATACGAACTATAGAGAATGTTTTGAAGATGTCGAATTAAATATTCAATGTTTAAACCATAATAAAGAAAATATTTTTTGTGGTGATGCAGTTTGTTATCACTATGAAAGTCAAACCAGAAACAAAGATGAAAAAAAGGCCAGAAGAGAATATGAAGATTATTCAAGACTATTAATCCCTTTTGTTGTTAATAATAAAAAAACTTATCATTATTTTGATAATATTGATGCCAAAAATTTAGATCACATTATTAAAATATCAGATGAGTTAAAACAATTTTTAAGATAGAATAAATTTACATTTTTAAAAAAAAAATTAATTTTAAATTATGGGACACCTTATACAAAACTTTAAAACAAAAAAAATAGAAGATATTATTGAGAACTGGGAACACACAGGTCTAATATCTAATGAAATGGTAAAAAATAAACAAAATGTTGCACTTTCTTATGAGTTAACCGCGTTGTATCTTTTATCAAAAAGTGATTTTGATAGTGACAAAAACGACCTATCAACATTAATTTTCCCTGTTATGTGTAGGATTTTTAGTAAATACGAGGAAAATTTAACAACTGATACCATTTTTGAAGAGGTTGTTAAAATAATAAAAGAATTCCAAACAAAATTAGAATCTACCGACAAAACTGAATGGTTAAAACCTTTTGTGGATACTGATTATGAGGCAGAATTTATTGTCGATTTCTGTGCTAATTATAGTATAAAAAAATAAAATATATGAAATTAGGGGTATCTTACAACTTATGGGATGGTGAAGAGTTATTAGAAGGTTCTATTAAACAAATAAGGCAACATGTGGATTACATAAGTGTTGTTTATCAAACAATATCAAATTTTGGTAACCCGTGTAACCCTGAATTGGTTCCACTTTTAGAAAGATTAAAATCAGAGGGTTTAGTAGATGAATTATTTGAATATTCACCTAAAATCAATAAAGGTGGACATTTCAATGAAATTCAAAAAAGAAATATTGGGTTATCCTTATCTCAAGGTGCCGGATGTACACATCATATGTCTATGGATTCTGACGAATATTATATCACGTCAGAATTTGAGAATCTTAAAAAAATAGTAGAAGATGGTGATTACGATTCCTCTTATTGTCAAATGCAAACTTACTACAAATCTTGGGAATACGCTTTAGACCCTCCAGAAACCTATTACGTCTCATTAATATTTAAAATCAAAAATGAATCTAATTATGTTATCGGAGCTCCGGTACCAGTTTTGGTTGACCCAACAAGAAGAATGTCACCCAGTGATAAACCATTGGTTTTAAAACGTGAACAAATACAAATGCATCATGGTTCTTATATTAGAAATGATATAAGAATTAAACTAACCAATAGTTCAGCTTCTGTTAATTTTAATAAAGATATTAATAGAATTGTTAGTCATTATGCTAATTGGAGATACCCCCAAAAAGTATTATGGGGTGGATTACCAAGTACATTACATAAAGTTAAAAAAGTTGAGGGTTTATTTGTATGAAATTAAATGATTTTTTTGATGGTATATACTGTATTAACCTTGATGAACGAACAGATAGATGGGGGCAAGCCCAAAAAGAATTCAGGAAATTAGGCATTACCGATGTTAATAGATTTTCAGCAATAAAACACGAAAAAGGGGCTATCGGTTGTAGAGAAAGTCATTTAGGTGTTATTACTGAGGCTAAGAAACTAGGTCTTAAAAATGTCCTTATCTTTGAAGATGACTTATTGGTGATTGGTGAAGACGTAAAGAAGTTAGAAGAGACATTAAACGACATCGAAGAACTTGATTGGGATTTATTTTATTTGGGTGCTACTGTGGACCCTAACGTTAGTAGGTTACAGTATGTGACCCCTAATGTCGTTAAAACAAATTTCGCTTATACTACCCACGCGTACGCTATTAATAGTACAGCTTTCGATACAATTTTAGAACAAGCCCCATACCATGGGATAATAGACGTTTTCTATTGTCGACACATAATACCAAGAGGTAAGTCATATATAATAAACCCAATGATGTGTATTCAACAAGAGAGTTGGAGTGATATAGAAAAACACCACGCTGACTATTGGTGGATGGTCGACTTTTTTAATCAAATTAAATTAAAAAGCGGTATTAATGATAACTAGTTATTTACAGGGTGGATTAGGTAATCAAATGTTTCAAATAGCTGCTGCCTATGCTCACGCTAAAAAAAATTATGATACAGCAGTATTCGATTTAAATAATTCATATACACCACACCAAGGTCAAAATATTTCCAAGTATAAAACTAATATATTTAATGGTTTTAATCATATGGATAATGTTTATGATTTATGTAATAACACATTTACACAACCAAGTCATTCATATTGTGATATTCCGTATTTTAATAACCAACAATTACAAGGATACTTTCAATCTGAAAAATTTTTTATAAATAATAAAACTGAGTTGATAAATTTGTTTATCGAAGGATTAAAATCACATAAATCTTGGTTCGAAGTTGAAAAGGATTTTAAAGACATTAGACTGTTATTACGTGGGGAAATACCCATAGTATCGATACATATTAGACGAGGTGATTACCTTAAATTTTTAGGGATACATGACCCCTGTCCTATTGAATACTATCAAGAGTCTATCAAATTAATGAAGGATAAAATAGGTAATTTCCAACCTTATTTCATATCAGATGATATAGAGTGGTGCAAAACAGCTTTCAATGGTATTGGTATGTATTCTAATAAAAAAGACGAATTAGAAGACATGATTATAATGTTAAATTGTGATCATAATATAATCGCTAACAGTAGTTTTAGTTGGTGGGGGGCTTATTTAAATAATAATAATAATAAAATTGTCATTGGACCTGAAAAATGGTTTGGACATTACGGGCCAAAAGACCAAGATGATATAATACCAATTAATTGGATTAAAATATGGAAATAAAATGTGATCTTCACGGAAGTCACTTAATACCAAGAGATGAAAATGATGAAATTTGGGATTGGTATTATAGTAAAAAAGTTAGTGTATCTTTCGATGTTCTTAATTTTACGCATGACGCTGACGTAAAAGTGTGGATTCAAATTGAATCACCTAGTGTTATTGATAACACAGCCGGTATAATCGGTCAAAAAAATAATTTTGACCTAATATTAACATTTAGTGATGAGGTGTTAAATAATTGTAACCAGTCTAAAAAATTCATCTTTGGTGGTTGTATGTTAGACTTAAAAACACTATCATTAAATAAGAAAGATGAGATATCATATATTATGTCCAGTAAAAATTTCGCACCAGGTCATAGGTTTAGACACGAAATATGGGATAAATATAGTGATTTAAAAGATATAAATGGATTAACCACTAGATTTGTAAAAACAGGTCCATTTTGGTTACCGAATAAAAACGAATTATTTGAGAATGCTAAATTTCATATAGTGGTAGAAAATTTAATAACTAACAGTTATATTACCGAAAAAATTGTTGATTGTTTTTTAAGTAAGACTGTACCCATATATTGGGGGTGTTCAAATATAGGTGAATTTTTTAACACAGATGGGATATTACAGTTTAATAATTTACATGAATTAGATGAACAACTAAATAAAGTTAATAGTGGTTTATATGAACAATTAACTGATGTTATAGAAGAAAATTATCAGACAGCTCAAAAATATAAAAACCTATATGTTAGAATTGATGATACTATTAAGGATTTCATTTTGACTAAATACGGAAATAATAATTAAAAATAAATAAAATATGTTAGAAAACACAGAATCAAATAATACACAAGAAAGAGGATTAACTGAGATATTAAGTGAACTTAATGATTATATAAGAGATAATAAACCAGATTATCTCTATAATCAAAAATTTGAACCCGGCAAAAGTCAGGTTCTATATTCAGGACCTTATTGGGATGAAGAGGAGATTATGGCCGCCATTAAAACTTTTGTTAAAGGTAAATGGGTGGTAGCTGGTGAAAATGTTTTCATGTTTGAAAGAAAATTCGCTAAAATCTTTGGGGCTAAATACGCACAAATGGTGAATTCAGGTAGTTCAGCTAATCTTGTGTTAATTGCTGGATTGAAAAAATATTTTGGATGGGAGGATGATGATGAAGTTATCGTCTCCCCAGTTGGGTTCCCAACAACAATATCGACTATCGTACAAAATGGGTTAAAACCTGTGTTTATCGATATTGAATATGAAACACTAAATTTTGATATAACTAAAATTGAAGAGAAAATAACTAATAGAACTAAAGCTATTTTTGTTTCACCAGTATTAGGTAATGTACCAGATATGGATTTTTTAAAAGAGTTATGTGAAAGACGTGGACTTCAATTAGTTGGTGATAGTTGTGATAGTCTAGGTTCTAAATGGGATGGTAAACATCTTAGTGAATATTATGTCGCTTGGTCTTCATCATTCTATCCAGCGCATCACATCTCAACAGGTGAAGGTGGGATTATTTGTACTAATATAGAAGAATTAAAAAAGAACTTTACAAGTTTTGCTTGGTGGGGTAGAGATTGTTATTGTGTTGGTTCAGCTAATTTACTTTCATGTGGTACATGTGGTAAAAGATTTGATAATTGGTTGGACTCTTATAATGGTATTATTGACCATAAATACGTTTTCACCAACATGGGGTATAACCTTAAACCAATGGATTTACAAGGTTCAATTGGTTTGGTTCAGTTAAAAAGATTCGAAGAGATTGATACTAAACGAAAAATTTCTAAAAATAGAATGGAAAGTATCCTTTTAAAAAATGTAAAAGGTTTATCTGGTGTTAAAATGTTAGAGAAAGCTGATACGTGTTGGTTTGGTACACCTTTTATTTGTGAGAAAAAAGAATTAAAAAATAAATTAGTTTCCTTTTTAGAAGTTAATAAAATACAAACTAGAAATTATTTCGCTGGTAATATATTAATGCATCCAGGATATAAACACCTAGATGATTTAACTAAATACCCTAATGCTAATGAAGTATTAGATAAGGTATTTTTCTTGGGTGCCGCACCACATTATGATGAACAAGTTTTTAATTACATAGAGGAAATTTTTGCTGAAAAATGGATAAATTAAAAGTACTTGTATTGGGTGATGGATTACTTGGAAGTGAAATAGTAAAACAAACTGGATGGGATTATATCTCAAGAAAAAACAATAATTTTGATATCAATAATTTAAGAATTTCTATACCTAAAGACGAATATCAAAATCCAATTCACAATGTTATTATTAATTGCGTTGCAAATACAGATACTTACTCAAATGATAAAGATTCACATTGGAATGTAAATTATAAAATGGTTGATGAATTGATTATTTTCTGTAATGATTATAATATAAAATTAGTTCACATATCAACAGATTATTTATATGCTGGGTCAATTAATGAAGCTAGTGAAAATGACGTACCAGTTCATTGTAATACTTGGTACGGTTATACTAAATTATTAGCTGATGGTTTGGTACAACTAAAAACAAAGAATTATTTAATTTGTAGGTGTACACATAAACCTAATCCTTTTCCATACGATAATGGTTGGATTGACCAAATAGGAAACTTTGATTATGTGGATAATATAACATCATTGATAATACTAATGATAAATAAAGATTTATCCGGTGTTTATAATGTTGGAAATGGAGTTAAGACAATGTATGAACTAGCATCTGAAACAAATGACAATGTTAGAGTTTCTTTTGCACCACCACATGTACCTAAAAATTTATCAATGAATACTAAAAAACTATGGAGTCAAATTTAAACCAACCATTTTTTTCTATAGCCATCCCAACTTATGGGTATAATGGGAAAGGTGTTGAATTTTTAGAACATAATTTAAATATTTTGTTTAAACAAAAATTTACTGATTTTGAAATTGTAATATCAGACCATAGTGTTGACGATACCATTTTTGAAGTAACTAAAAAGCATCCAACTATAAAATACGTTAAATGTGAACATGGTCGTGGTATTATTTCACCCAATTTAAATAATGCAATGAAACACTGCCAAGGTAAGTGGATTAAAGTTTTGTTTCAAGATGATTTTTTATATGATGAAAATTCTCTTCAAAAACAATATGAAATACTTAATGAAAACCCAGATATAAAATGGTTGGTAACATCGTTTCAACACAGTAATGATGGTAGTACTTTTTATAGATTATATAACCCAACTTATAGTGATAATATATGGACTGGAAATAATACACTTGGTAATCCGAGTAACCTAACATTAAAAAATGAAGATTTACTTTTTTTTGATGAAGAGTTAAATTGGTTAGTAGATTGTGAATACTATTACAGAATGTATTTAAAACACGGAAAACCAACAATAATTAATGAGGTGACAGTTGTTAATAGAACTCATGGTGGTGGCTTAACCGATACGACCCCAAGTAGTATTAAAAATCACGAATTAAAAAAAATAATTGAAAAATATGTTTAAATTACATAACGTAACACTTATTGCACTTACTTCAGTAAAAATAGATAAAACAATTAAAGCTTTATCACACAGTTGTAAGGATATAGAATTTGGTGCTGTTAAATTAGTGTCAGATATTAAACCAGATAATATAACCTATCCAATTTATCATGAATATTGTCCTAAGATGAGTAATATTGATGAATGGAATTACGCCGCTATTTATGAACTACCAAAACATGTCGAAACAGAATTTTGTATCTTGATACATGATGATGGTTTTATCGTTAATGCTGATTCATGGAGAACTGAATTTTTAGAATACGATTATATTGGGGCTCCTTGGCCTTTACCTAATGACGATTTTTCTTATAGAGATATAAACGGTGAACTTATTAGGGTTGGAAATAGTGTATCACTTAGAAGTAAGAAATTACTTGATTTAGCAATTGATTTACCATTAGAATGGAAACCATTTCACGGATATTATAATGAAGATGGGTTTATTTGTGTTAATAATAGACATATTTATAAACAACACGGGTGTAAGTTTGCAGATATAGATGTTGCTAAATATTTTTCACACGAAACAATGATACCAGAAATTGAAGATATCAAACCTTTTGCTTTTCATAGATATGCTGGGACTAATAATAAGTACATAAAATTTTAAATTACCTTTAAATATAGATATGAAAAAAAAGATGATAATAAGTAGGTATAATGAAGATATTTCTTGGGTTAAAGAATATGAGAAAGATTTTGATTATATCATATATAATAAAGGTAAAAAGTTAGAAACAGGATATAAATCATTGGACGTAGATAATATAGGTAATAATCAAAGAGATATTTTCCATTTTATATATGAGAACTATAGTGACCTACCAGATATAATGATATTTGTACAAGGTCACCCATTTGACCACTGTAAAAAAGATTCGTTTGATAAATTGGTCTATAATGAAACGTTGACATCTTTAGAGGATTTAAGACACCTTCAAAATATGATGGATGAAAATGGTGGATACCAAGAAGGTAATGATTCTTGGTATGTAAATGCTCATAACAATACATGGAATCAAACTTGTAAGTGGAATACTCTTGATGAGTTTATGGATAAAACATTTACTAATTATAAAAAATTGGATAAGATTAGATTTACGCCAGGCTCACAGTATATAATAACCAAAGACATAGCTAAACACTACTCTAAAAACTTTTGGTTATACATGATGGATATTTTACATAAAAATAATATGACAGAAGGTCACATTATAGAACGATCTCTATTGGAGATATTAAAATGTTATTTAGAACCGATAAATGAATTAAAAGATGATAACACTTAGTTCTATTATTTACGAAGGAAATTTTGATACATTTTTATCAGATGATTGTTGGTTTATGAAATTCAAATCACCATTAATTACTAATAAAATTATTGTGGTTAATAACCTAACGTCTAAAGAGCTTTTTTTAGCTAAGGTAAACGATTTACTAACCAGACATGATTTCGAAGTAATTTATGTTAATGAAATTAAAGATATTGTAATTAACAAATACAAACTTGGGATTAACGAATCAACACATGGGTATTATTATACAATACCTTATTTTTGTTTATTTGAAAAAGTAAAAACAAAATATGTTTTTAATGTTGCTAGTGACTGTATGTCTGATATTAAAATTAGTGAAACATTTCTAAATTTATCTGTTAATGAACTAGAAACAAATAACCGTTGTTCAACAACTATGGTGGCTTGGGTAAAAAATAACCGTATCATGTCAAATAATCTTACTGTTGGGCAATCCGAAAATATAGAAACATTTAAACAACTATGTCTTAACTATATTGAGTCTGAAAACTTCAACTATACCTTTGGCTTTACTGACCAATTTTTTATTGGGGATGTTGAAAGATTAAGGAATACGGATTTTAACATCCCAACACATATCTCTGAACAGATATATCATGGACCTGATTATGGGGGTAATTGTTTTGAAAAAAGAATGGTAGGGCAACAAATACAAAATAATATTTTTAATTGTATATATAAAGGTAGTGATTATTATATACATTCAGGAAATCTACATTAAATTTAAATAATTAAACTATGGGATTAGAAGAGTCAAAAAGAATTAACGAAGAAGGTATAGTTGAAGGTAAAACCTACACCAGTAATGTTAGTAAACTACTAAAACACTTACCTAAAATAAAGAGATTACAAGATGGTATGAGACCATCACCAGTGATGTTTCATATGTCACCAGCTAATCCATGTAATATGACATGTAGTTTTTGTTGTTTTGCTAATAGAACACTTAAAGAAATGTTAACATATGAACAGATGACAAAAGCTATCGATTCATTCGTTGAATTAGGGGCTACAGGTATGGAGTTAACTGGTGGTGGAGAACCAACATTACATCCCGATTTTGGTAAAGTAGTTAATTACGCTTATGAAAAGGGTTTAAAAATTGGTGTTGTAACAAATGGGACTATGATAACTAAGTGGCATAAAGTTGGTGGTGTATGGGATAAACTTGAATGGATACGATTGGGTATGTATGGGTTCTATGAAGGGTATACTTACGATATTGAAGCTTTAAGAACCTACCCTAATTTAACAATTGGTGCCGCCTATATTTGGGATGAAAATTTTGAACATTCTGATAACCCAAATGTTACTGGTAAATGGGAAACAAAAGAAGGTGATAAAAAAGGTAAAAAATTAGCTAAAAATAGACAAACACCAGAACATTTCGAAAGAATGTTAGAGTGGGTTGAGAAGGAAAAAATACCAACAAGAATCGCTTTCAATTCAATCAAAGTATCTGATATAATTAAAGAGGATATAAGTTTAATCAAAGATAGAATCAAAGATAGAAACTTAAAGTATGCTTTCTTATCTGATTTCAATTGGAAAGGTGAGAGAAGAGATAGTAAATGTTATATGCACAACTTCAAACCGTTTGTTTTTACCGATGGTAATGTTTATGTATGTCCATGTGCTGAAATGTCGGTAGAAAATGCATATAGAGTTAATTCGGAGTTTAAAATTTGTGATATTGATGGTATATTAGACTTTTATAACAGTGTACAAGCTAATAATGGTGTTGAAAGGACACATGCTTGTACCTATTGTAAATATGCAGCACAAAATGAATTAATTGGTGATGCTATGACAGAAACACAACATAATGATTTCGCTTAAAAACACAAGAAATGAAAAAAATTAATATTGAAGAATTAAAAAATAAGAATGTTTACAATAATGAACACTTAGACACACCTTTTGAAGGAACATTCTATGATGCTGACTATTTTGAAAATGGTCAAGAATCCGGTAAAGGATGGTTGGAAAATTATAGATGGATGCCTAGAAGAACTTTTAGAGAAGCCTTAGGTATTATAGATTATCTAGAATTAGATGACAATAGTTATGTATTAGATGTTGGTTGTGCGAAGGGATTTATTGTTAGAGCTTTAAGAGAGTTAGAGATAAAAGCTGACGGTTGTGATATTAGTGATTACGCTTTATCTTTTGCACCTGAAGGTTCATGGAATTGTACATCATGGGAAAGTCATTATAATTTTGGTTATACCCATATTATGGTAAAAGATATGTTGGAACATTTAACTATGAACCAACTAAATGAAATGTTACAAACGATAAAGAAAGTTGGTAATACACTATTGGTTGTTGTCCCTATTGGTGATAAGGGTGTATATAGAATACCTGAATATCACATGGAGATATCACACTTAATCGCTGAAGATGAAGATTGGTGGATGAATAAATTTATTGAAAATGGTTGGGAAATATATAAACATTGCCCATCAATCCCAGGAATGAAAGATAATTGGGATTCTCATGCTAATGGTTTAGGTAATCACGTATTTGTACTAAAAATTAAATCATGATAACAGCAAATTTAACTGGAAATTTAGGAAATCACATGTGGCAATATGCTGTATGTAGAACCGTAGCAGAAAAATTAGGGTATGAGTGGGGTATTAATTCATCACCATCACACGATTACCATCAAGGTCAAAATCAAATGTATTTTATGGATGTTGACTTTGGTAAGCCAGTTGAAGGTATTTTACATGAATATCGTGAACCGTGGAAAGAAATATCACATGTCGATAGGGTTAATATCACTATGTTGAATCCATCCTTATATGAGATACAAGATAACACTCTACTTGTTGGTGATAGAAATATTAATCCAGGTGCAGTTGGTGGTTTATTTCAATCAGAAGATTATTTAATTGATAGGAAAGAAGATGTGCAAAAATGGTTTAAGATTAGACCAGAGAATAAAGAAATATATGACAAAAAATTATCTGATTTAGGTATTGTGTTAGATGATAATTTATGTGTGATTAATTTTAGGGGTGGTGAATATCGTGGCCTTCATAACGTTATTTTAAGAAAAGAATATTGGCGAGATTCCATTAATCACATGTTATCTATTAATAATAATATGAAATTTTTGGTCATTACAGACGATATTGAATGGTCTAAAAATTTTATGCCATTTGAAATTGATACGGTACATGTTGATATTGGATTTGATTTCTACGTTGTCAATCAAGCTAAATGGGTCATCCTTTCAAATTCATCATTTGGGTGGTGGGCAGCGTGGTTGAATATTAACTCTAATAAAATAATCGCACCAAAGTATTGGGCTAGACATAATGTTAGTGATGGGTATTGGGCTACTGGTGATGTATACACTAGGACATTCACATATATGGATAGAGAAGGTAATCTATCTGATTATGAAACTTGTAGACGTGAGGCTGAAGATTATTATAGAGTAAAAAACATTATTTAATGAGAAAGATTTATGATTGTTTTTTATTTTTTAATGAATTAGATTTATTAGAACTTAGACTTAATATATTAGATGATTATGTCGATTATTTCGTATTAGCTGAGGCATCTGTAACACATAGTGGTTTAGATAAACCATATTATTTTGAAGACAACAAAAAGAGGTACTCTAAATTTTTACATAAAATTATTCATGTAAAATCAAATGATATACCTAATGATTTTAATAACTTACCTAGTATTGGTAGTACTAATGCATTCGATGATAAAGCTGTTAAACAAATCCATGATTTTATAAATACACAAACACATAGATTCAATAGAACAACCGAACCACATTTTGGTCGGGATTTTTTTCAAAAAGAGTCGATTAGAAGAGGTCTCATGAATTGTAATGATGAAGATATAATTCTATCGTCAGATTTAGATGAAATACCAAACCCAGAAATTTTAAAACAAGTGGATGAAATATTAAGTAGTGGTAAATTTTTTACATTTAATCAAACCACGTATTATTACTATTTAAATTTATTAAAAGAGTATGATTGGCAAGGTACTAGAATGGGTAAATATGGTGATTTAAAAAATTATTCATACAATGAATTAAGAGCTCAACAAAACATACGACTATCTAATGGTGGATGGCATTTTAGTTTCCAAGGTGGGTTAGAAAAAGTTAAAACCAAAATTAAATCATATTCACATCAAGAAATGAATACACCAGATATTTTTGAAAAATTACATAATAATATAGAAAATAATATCGACCCATTTAATCGCGGGTTATTAAATCTTGTTGAGATAGATAATACATATCCAAAATATCTGTTGGAGAATAAAGAAAAGTATAAACATATGATAAAATCATGAAATATAATTCACAAATGGGCCAAGACAAGTTTGTTGTTGAACAGTTAAAAAATAAAAAAAATGGGATATTTGTTGATATTGGGGGGGCACATCCTATTTCCATAAATAATACATACACTTTAGAAAAGGATTTAGATTGGACAGGCATATCTTTCGATATAGGTCCACCACATACTCACGGATGTGAAACAATGTCTATTGATGAATATAAAATCTATTGGAACTCTAATCGGATAACCCCGATAATTTGTGGGGATGCTTTAAAACAAAATTATAGTCAGAAGTTTAAAGAATATGACCTACCTAAACGTATGGATTATTTATCAATAGATTTAGAACCACCTAAAGTAACTTTTGATTGTTTAATGTTAATACCATTTAATGAATATATCTTTAATGTGATAACGTTTGAAACAGATTATTATAGAGATCCAACAACTAGAGAACCATCACGTCAATTATTATATTCACATGGATATAAATTAGTGACGTTTGATAATCAAGAGGATTGGTATGTACATAACACATTAAATTTATAGTTTTTTTAATGAAGAAAATAGTAGTCCTAGGTGGTGGTGGTTTTATTGGTTCACATTTAGCGAAAAGATTAAAAAAAGATGGTCATCATATCACAGTTTGTGATATTAAAAATCATGAATATCTTAACCATGATGAGTTTTGTGATGAATTTATTGTTGGGGATCTTAGAGACCCTGTGACAGTAAGCATGGTAATTAAACAGAGTACGGACGAAGTATATCAATTGGCAGCGGATATGGGTGGTGCGGGTTATATTTTTACAGGTGAAAATGATGCAAATGTGATGCATAATTCAGCTTTAATAAATTTAAATGTCGCACATGAATGTGTGAAAAAGAAAATAAATAAAGTTTTTTATTCTTCATCTGCTTGTATGTATCCAGAACATAATCAATTAGACCCTAATAACCCTAACTGTGAAGAATCTTCAGCTTATCCTGCAAATCCAGATTCTGAATATGGTTGGGAAAAATTATTCAGTGAGAGACTTTATTTAGCTTTTCAAAGAAATTATGGTTTAAATGTTAGAATCGCTAGGTTTCATAACATTTTTGGACCTTATGGTACTTGGAAAGGAGGTAAAGAAAAAGCACCGGCAGCTATGTTAAGAAAAGTTTCTGAAATCAATGAAAAGGGTGAAATAGAAGTTTGGGGTGATGGAACTCAAACTAGGTCTTTTTTATATGTTGACGAATGTGTTGAAGCGGTTTTAAAATTAATGGAATCAGATTTTATTGGTCCTGTTAATATTGGATCAGAAGAAATGGTTACCATTAATCAACTAGCACAAATAGCAATAGATATATCAGGAAAAAAGGTAAAAATTAAAAATATTTATGGGGACGAATTTTTTCAAAAATACGGACATAAATGTCCTATAGGTGTTAAAGGTAGAAATTCTGATAATAAATTATACAAAGAAAAAATTGGTTGGGTAGTTTCAGAACCACTTAAAAATGGTATGGAAAAAACTTACAAATGGATTAATAGTATGGTAAAAAAATATAATTAAATGACAAATAGACGAAGAAATAAAAAATTAACCGAAGAAGAAATACAAGAAATTGAATCTTTCATTGGTAAACACCCAGAAGAAGGTAAAATAATAAATCAATTAAAAATTGAAATTAAACCAAAAACTGAGAATCAAAAAAAATTAATCCAAGCGATCAAAGAAAATGAAATTATTATTGCTTCAGGTTTTCCTGGTAGTGGTAAAACTTTTCTTAGTTGTGCGGAAGCCCTCAAATTAATTAAAAATCCACAAACACCATATAAAAAAATTATTCTTGTTAAATCGGTAACTACGTTAAAAGATGAAGAAATTGGTTTTTTAAAAGGAACAATGGAAGAAAAAATGGAACCCTTTATGGATTCTTTTTTGGATAATTTTAATAAAATTATTGGTGAGTATTTAACAGGTAAATTAAGAGAACAAAAATTAATTGAAATTAAGCCAATAGCTTACGTCAGAGGGCGAAGTATTGATAATTCAGTTATCATTATTGATGAAGCACAAAATATTTCTTTGGATAATATGCGTACCTTAATGACCAGAATCGGTGATAATTCAAAATTAATTATTTTAGGTGATATTAAACAAAAAGACATTCGTAATAAACGTGAAAGCTCTTTGGAGATTGTTTTAAACAGGTTTAAAGATAAAAACAGTTTTGGTATTGTCGAACTTAGAAACGAAGAAGACATTGTTAGAAATCCAATTATTAAAGTTATCGAAGAAATTTTTGACCAAATAGATGACGAAAAAAGTAATAATGGTAAAAAACAAATATTAAAAGATTAGTGAGAAAATATAAAAATATTAGATTGAGAAAATCACCAATAGTAGAAGAAAGGGTGAAATTAATCAATAGAATTATTAAAGAAACTATTAATGAAAGTTTTGAATCTGTGATTAATACCGATTATGAGTTAATAGAAGAAAATTCAAATATTTTAATATATAGATTTAAAACAAATAGTGGTTATAGTTACGATTTAGAATTTATTACAGATTTTATTGAGAATGATAAAAAATTTTATAATGGAAAAATTTTAAAAGACTATATCGATTCCGATTATATTGAACCTACCATAGACATCGCTTTTGTGCCTTCTGAGGTTAACATGGAAGATAGAGATTCACCTGAATTATATACAAAAGAAACGAATAGGTATGAAACTATTGAATTAATGGGTAGAATATCTTTTTTAATAGAAGAGTTTATAAAAAACAATCCAAGAATAAAAGTTTATATTATTGGTAAAAATACCAAAGAAATTAAATTAAGTATTTATTTAAAAATATTTGATAATATATTTTCTGATAACTTTTATAAAACAGAAGGTCGTAGTTTAGGTTATCCCAGCGGTGCTTTTTATTTTATAAAAAAACAATAACAATAAAAACAAATATTAAAAACTTAATGACAATAGGTGTTTCAGTTAACGGCGTACTCCGTGATTACTTTGGCAAAATAGAAAAAACACACACGAAATATTTCAATCCTGAAGATGGGCAAGAAATAAAAATTAAAGATTATGATTTGGAAAAATGGATAAAATTTCCTGAAGAAGAAATTGTAAGACAAGAAATTGAATTTAATCCTGATTTTAATTTAAAAGATTTTGTGCAAACAGATTCTAGTTTTAAAATCGAAGAAGTTAAAGATGATCCAATAACGGTTGATGATTTTATCTACGATAAATGTTGTTTGGAAATTTTTGGTTATGCAGAAGAAGAAATGGATGGTATTGTACAAGCTCTAAATGATTTTGATCTTCATTTAAAAATGTTAAAGAAAGATTATGAAGTAGTAATCACCAGTAGAGAGGCAGGTCGAAGTGTACCCGCAACTCTTTTCTTTTTATCAAAAACAGGTTGTATGATACAAAACGTTAAATTCACAATGGGAACCACTGATTGTTGGGATTTTGTTGATATTATGATTACAGATCATCCTGAAATTTTATCAACTAAACCAGAAAATAAAATTACAATTAAAGTCGAAAAACCGTTTAACTCCCATATAGATTCTGATTACACTGTTAGAAGTATTAAAGAACTTACTGGTTTGGGGGTTTTTAATTAACGTTTACTTATAAAAAAACTTATATAATTTTAAAATATGAATAAATTTAAAAAAAATGATAATCCAGAAATGTTTGCCATCGCTGGTAGTCAATACTATTTCGACTTGGACGAATTAAGTCGTTATATCAGGGTTGAAAAAACTGAAAGTGTTGAAGATATTCTTAATGAAGCGAAAAAAGAAATGACTGGAGACCCTGAAAACGCCGAAGAAGATGCTGAGATCTTAGGTCAAATAGTAGATGTCACCAAATGGGAAACCATTAAAGTTATGTTTGAATGTGTTTTAAGCGACCAAGGGCCAATAGATGAGGCTATGGGTATAGCGAGCCTTTCAAATCAATTATCAATACCTTTTAAATTATCATTTAATACATTACTAAAAAATAATATAATAAAACAACAATATGGAAAATAACACAAAAGAACTAATCAAAAACGCGATTCAAAATCTAGAAAAAAAAGATTTTAGAATTTTTTTCTTTGTTATGGATACAAAGGGAAATGCTGTTGCCAGTTTGGCAAATATCTATGAACATGCCAGAATTTTACGTCAATTAGGTTATGATGCACAAATTCTACATGAAAAAAATGATTATCCAGCCATTGGGCCAATTTTAGGTGAAATTTACGCTGAAATACCACATGTATCTGCTGAGGGGCAACAATTAAAAGTAAATACACAAGATTTTATTGTGATACCAGAGATTTTTGCAAACGTTATGGAACAAACAGCAAAATTACCGAGCAAAAGAATCGTTTTTGTTAACTCATATGATTATATTTTTGAAATGTTAATGCCTGGTAAGAATTGGGTAGAATACGGTATCACCGATGTCATCACTACAAATGAAAAACAAAAAGAATATATTACCGATTTATTTTCTAACAGAATTAACGTTGAAGTAGTACCTGTTAGTATACCTGAATATTTTAAACCTTCTGAAAAACCTAAAAAACCGATTATTGCGATTGCGACTCGTGATCAAAGAGATTTGGTGAAAATATATAAAAGATTTTATCTTAAATATCCACATTTAAAATGGGTTTCATTCCGTGATATGCGTGGATTACCAAGAGAGGTTTTTGCGAATTCATTAGCTGAATGTTGTTTGGCAATATGGGTTGACGATATCGCTGGGTTTGGTACTTTTCCGGTGGAAGCAATGAAATGTGACGTTCCAGTTTTAGGTCTTGTACCTAACATGTTACCAGAATGGATTTCAGATAAAAATGGCCTTTGGACACATGAGACCAACAAAATTAGTGATTTAGCTGCCAATTATTTTCAAGCCTGGTTGGAGGACGCTGAACCTGAAGAAATTTACACTGAAATGGCTAAGATGAAAGATTCTTACACTTTGGAACAACAAACACTTAAAGTACAGGAAGTTTATAACAAAATTTTTGAAAAAAGAATTGAAGAATTAAAATCAGTGATCCCTGTTGAAATAGAAGTTGAAAATAATGTAGAAATTGAAAAATAAAAAAATATGAATACCACAAAAACCACTGTTATTATACCAATCCATAAAATGGATGATAGTTTACAAAATTACTTTGAAAACGCAATTAAAAGTATTGAATCACAAAAAGTAAGGCCTGAAGAGGTTTTAATTGTAACCACAAAAGATGTGGAAATAAATAAAAGTGTTTTAGAAAACATTAAACACAGAATTGTCATTAACGAAGGTAAAACCGATTTTTGTTCCCAAGTTAATTTAGGGGTTGAAAATGTTAAAACTGAATATTTTAGTATTTTAGAAGTCGATGACGAATATTCTAAAATTTGGTTTAGTAATGTCATTAAATACCTTGAACATTATCAGGAAGTTGATACCTTTTTACCAATTGTTTTGGATGTCAACACTGAAGGTCGTTTTTTACACTTTACAAATGAACCAGTTTGGGCAAAAGAATTTTCTGATAAATTAGGTTTTCTAGATAATGATTCTTTATTAAATTTTCCTAACTTCCAATTAAGTGGTGCGGTAATTAAAAAAGAGGCTTTTGAAGCAGTTGGTGGTTTAAAGCCTAGTATTAGACTACATTTTGTGTATGAGTTTTTCCTTAGAATGACTTATTATGATAAAAAAATCATGACAATACCAAAATTAGGTTACAAAAAAACTAACATGCGACCTGATTCACTTTTCTTTAACTACTACAATGAAGGTTCAGAAAAAATTGATGTTATTGAAGCCAGATTTTGGTATAATACCGCTAGAAAAGAGTGTTATTTCCGTGCTGACAGAGGTATAAAATTCGATAGAGCGACTGCCACGATAGTTTAAACAAGGTTTTTTAAAGCATTTCTAATAAATCTTAAAAATAGTAGCCAACATGATATTTGTAATAAAAATAATATCATGGATAAAATCAATAAATAACTGATAAAAAAAATATCAAAAGCATTGGTTCTATACCATAACAAGAAAAAAAATGATGATACGATTTAATGGATGATAATCAACTAAAAAGGAGAGGTCGAAAGCCTAGTAAAGATCCTTATTTTGGTGTTGTAGAAGAATCGGCAGTTAAAGAATTTTTAACATTAGGATCCTTGATTCAGGATGAAAACTCCTCTGAAGGTTATATATGGACTGGCACGACAGCTGAAATATATCAAAGAGATAAAATTTACAGAGATCATTTAAAGGCACCTTTAGATAAAATGATTGAGAGTATTATTAGAAGATATAAATTATACTCTAAAACAATGTCATTTGATGATCTACATTCAGACACTTTATCTTTTTTAATGGTAAAATTCCATAAATTTAAACCATCAAAAGGTAAAAAATCCTATTCTTACTATGGTACCATTTGTAAACATTATTTATTAGGAAAACTAATGAAAGATGATAAAAAAATGAAAACTTTAATATCGTATGAAGATGTTTCTTCTGAAATTGAAGAAAATAAAGAGTTTTCATATGAAATGGAAGACGGTGAAATTAGTATTTGGATTTTAATAAATAAAATAACCGAATCCATTAAAGAAGATATAAAATCCAATATTTTAACAGAAAATGAAGTTAAAATAGGAAACGCTTTAGTTTCAATATTAGATAATTGGGAAAATATCTTTGAATCCCAAACTTCTACCAACAAATACAACAAAAATTTGATTTTATATTACATACGTGAAATGACTTCTTTAGAAACTAAAGAAATTAGAAACGCAATGAAAAGATTTAAATCAATATATAAATTAGTTAGAAGTGGTGATTTATAAAAATCACTGCTTTTGATATTTATATTATAAAAACAACGATTATGGCAAGACCTAAAAAAAAAGAAATTCAATTAACAACTGATAGCTTTTTATCTTTAGCACAAGAAGCTTACAATGAATTGGTGGAACAAAGAAGTACTTGTATTAGAACAATCAATGAAAATAAAAATAAAGTTGTTATTGAAGATGTTCACGATCTCGCGAACTTAAACAAAGCAAACTCTGATTTATTAAAAATAGTGGATTCTACTATTGATAAAAAAATAACAATGGTAAAATTATTTAGTCAATTACTATATAAATCAGAATTATCAAAAGAAAACACATCTAATAACGCTATAACGCCAGAAGATATGGCTTTATTACGTGATATCTTTAAAGAAGACGTTAAAACAGATGGTGGTTCAAATGGCGATGATAAAAAAGAGTATAATTTAAAATAATGGCTTTTATTGATGATAAACAAAATATTGTTACTGGTTTAAATATTTTAGAGATTTTAAACGAATTACCTAAAAAAAAAGCAATTTCTTCTTTAGAATCTGTAAACTCTAAAGATAAAAATTTAATACAATTTATCATTGATTTATTATCACTTACTTGTCGTGACAGCAGTACCAACCCAAAAGATAGAGGTCGTTGTGAAGCTTCTAGAATTTTAACCGAAATATTAACACAATTTTTTCCTGCTTTAATTAGAATATTAAAAGAAGGTATTATAAAAGCTATTAAAGCCGGTTTAATGTGTGGATCAGATTTTACAGTACCAAACATTGAACTAAAAATAAAAATGTCTGAATTGGATTATAACGGTCTTTTAAAGTTAAACCCAAATAGTCCTAATGGTTCACTTTTTTATGGTAGAAACTCATCAACAGATATTAATTGGTTTTTATATAATTTAATACAAAATGGTGGTAGTTCTAATTGGGGAAATATATTTGATTTTACTTTTGACCAATCAAATGAAGAATTAAACATCAAAACCACAAGCAATGTCCAAAATCAAAAATTTGAAGAATTCTTAACCAAATATCTGGATTCTATTGAGTTATTTTCTTCTTCCAATTTTTTAACACGTTTAACTGATAATTTAACAGGTTCATTAACATCTAATCTTTTTCCAAGTTTAGAAAACATAATTAACCAAGAAAAAACAAATAAAGTTATTGAGAAGATAAACAACACGGATACATGTGAAGCCGAATACGAAGTTAGTGATAATTATTTTATTTTTAGTAATGATGAATTATTTGAAATAGAAAACACATCGACACAAAAATTTGCTGGTGCAACAAACTTAGATTTGGGTTGTGGGACTTTTTCTTCAACAATATCAGCAGATACCTTTAAAGTTATTTTTGATAATATTAAAAACGCAAACCCAAATCAAATATCACAAGTAATAGAAGAATCGATAACAACAATAAATTTAAATTTAACAAGTAATGTAGGTGATGCCGATAAAAACGTCGCCTCTAATTCGTTAAATTTAAAAATGATTAAGTCGATACCTTTAGTTTTAAGTAATGTTATTTTTGAACCTAAAATAGTTTTACTTTACTTGATGTCACTAAAAATGGTTAAAGGGCCTTTAAATAATGACACCCCAAATCTTAGTGTTAAAAATAGTTTTGATTTTAGTAGTGCGTCAAAAGTTTTTTTTGAATTTGTGGTTAGAGAATCTTTAGCCGCCTTATTAGAAATACTATATAATCAATTAAAAAAAGAAATTTTAAATTTATTGATATTAACAACAACCTCAATTGTTAAAGAACAATTAAAATTAAAATATAAAATATTATCAGGTTCACTTTCAACCACAAATTCGCCGATACCCCAACCCTAACAACATAAATTATGGCCAAATGTAAAGATACTAGCGTAGGTTCTAACAATAATTGTGTTCCTAACTTTAAAAACCCAAATTCAATATTAAACAGTATTTTATGTTTATTTAATTCAACACCAAAAGTGGGATTAACAGCAATGCCTTCTGTTTTGAATTTAAATTCTAGGTTAACAAGATGTGCTGGTGGTGGTTTAAATGCTTCAAAAGTCGCGTCAAGAATTATTCAAAGACAATCAGAGGCGGGAATACCCATTGGGCCTTTAGCCGATGGGTCGCCAAGCCCTGACGAAATAATGGAAAAAATTAGAATTGAGGAGATTATTAACGCGATAACAACCGAAATGGTTTTAGACGTTGCAATACAACCAGGTTCTAATGTTGTTTCTACAGTTACATCTCCTGTTGGTCCTTTACCAGCAAACGGTGTTGTAACCACAATAGCTAAAGGCCAAGCAATAGTAAATCCTTGTGTTTAATATGGAAAATATAAAAAATAAATCAAATACAGAATTGGCTAAAATACAAAAAGATTTGGCCGATGAATACGAAAAAGTTAGACAAGATTTGTTAAAAACCTATAACTATTGGTTATCTATTGAGAAAAAATACAATGAAATTATTGTTGAATTAAATAACAGATTTGGTGTTAATAATAAATAAAAATGGAAAATGTTAAACTTTTTAATAACAACAATGCGTTTGGTGATATAACTAATATTATTTGGGCTTACGCAAAAGTTGTCGATATTAACGACCCTTATGACGCGGGTAGGATTAAAGTTCGTATGCCAATAGAAGATAGGGATACTAGCATAGGGCTGGAAGATTTATCACTAGATGACGGTGGTTTGCCCTGGTGTGAACCTTTGTTACCAAAATACTTAAATATAGTGCCAGAAGTTGGTCAATTAGTTAAAGTAACGACTTTTAATATAAAAAATAAAAAAATAAGAAGACAATATATAGGCCCCGGTATTTCTCAAATAGCCGCATCAGATTTATTGAATCCTGAATATGATACTCAAAAAACCAAAATAGAATTTAGTAGTTACACGGGTAAGTGGTCAGCAAAAGGTGATGCGATTGACGGTGATTGGAAGATATATCCAGATAAAAGTGATGTTGCTTTTTTAGGAAAAAGAAATACAGATATTATTTTACGTAATAAAAATTTTTTCGATGAAATACAATTACGTGTTGGTAAAATTGACTCGGTTACATTAAATTCAGCGTCAAACAGTTCTTTTAGGGATTCCCCTCTTATTTTAAATAAAAAAAATCCTGGTTATATTACAATAAATTTTACAGAAGCTTCTGGATTACAACAAAAAGGTATTAGTAATAACTATAAAAATTTAAATCTTCAAAAAGACAGATCACATGTTAATATTGTTGCCGACCATATTAATTTTATAAGCCATTTAACAGGTGATCAACCAAAAATTTTACAAGGTCAAAATATTGTACAACAAATAGACGTAGAAAATTCAAAATTACACCCAGTAATTTATGGGGATGTTTTGTGGGAGTTTATGCAATTATTAAGATCTTACATTGAGGGCCATGTGCACAAAGGTGCTGGAAAAACAATACCAGACGAAAATTCAGTTAAACAAAATTTAATTAAATGGTTTAACGATAATATGGGTACCCCTTCTAAAAAAACAACCTCAAACGGCAAGGATACTTATATTGAAATTGATAATTGTACATTTTTAAGTAAAGGCGTAAAAACTAATTAAATCTTGGCATATTTATAGTAAAAAGATTTAATGGGTATTTTACATACATATTTTACGAAAAATAATACAATAGTTAGGAATTCTTACGTTAACACGGGTAAAAATCCTGTTGTCGAGTTATTCCATGGTGGTTCATTAAATGCCGACCAAGTAACTTATTCTAGATATATATTTAGTTTTGATTTTACGGAAATACTCCAAAGGTTGAATGCTAAACAAACAACTTTGGATAAAATGTCACACACTTTAAAAATCACAAACACTTCAACATTTGATGAAGAACAATTTTGTAAAAGTGTTAATTCTTGTATTGGGGATGTTAAAAGATCAACTTGTTTTGATTTAATTCTTTTTGAAATTCCTGAAGCTTGGGCAGAAGGTGATGGTTACGATTATACCGATGTTAAAATAAGTTGTTCTGATAGTGATAGAACTTATTGTGAGGGACCATCAAACTGGTTTCAAAGAAATAATCTAATAAATTGTTGGTCAATCCCTGGTATTTATAGTGACCCAACAAATTGGTGTTCTGGGAGCACTTCTGGAGCAACTTCAGGTGGTACTACATGTTCAGGTGGTACTAATTTAATTATTGCAACACAACATTTCGATTATGGTGACGAAAATGTTAATATCGATATCACTTCTTATATTAACAATTTAATTTTAAGTGGTTATACCGGTTTAACTTATGGTTTAGGATTGGCATACGCAAATGCTTTAGAAATTGCACCATTGGAAAACGCAGAATATGTTGGTTTTTTTAGTCGTCACACAAATACTGTTTATGAACCTTTTTTAGAAACTAAATGGGATGACACCATAAAAGACGATAGAGACAACTTTTATTTAAATAAAGATAACAACATATGTCTTTATGTTAATGCGGGTGGACAAGCAACTAATGCAACTTTTTCAGGGGTAACCATTTACGATCAATTAGGTAATGTTTTTAAAGAAATACCACCTTCTGGAATTACACAAGTAACCACGGGCGTTTATTGTGTTAATTTTGCGGTCGACGATAATCCGGCATCAGGTTATTGTGGCAATATCCAATTCACTGATGTGTGGCAAGACGTTACTATTGGTAACAAAAATTTAGGTGATGTTGAACTTAGTTTTATTGTTTTAGAGGCTGATGACTACTATCGTATAGGTTCTAGTAATAGTGCTGGTGCAAACGGTTTAGGTGTCGGTAAGGCTACCAATTTGTCTATTTATGAATATGATGTTAATATTCGTGGTATTAAATATAAAGAAAAAATTAAAAGAGGTGATACCAGAAGAATTAATGTTGATGTCAGAATTCCATACACATACGATTCTACTGTTACACTAGATAAGGTTTATTATCGTATGTATACTTTAGATAATGGAACTACACAAATAGAATATATTGATTGGCAAGAAATAAGTAGAACACCAGATGGTAACTTTTTTATTGTTGACACTTCTTGGTTTATACCTAATGATTATTTTATTGAGATTAAAATAGAATCAGGTAACGAGGTTAGGACTTTTCCACAAACAATCTCGTTTACAATTGTATCAGAAAAAAACGTATGAAAAACCTTATAAGAAAAATATTAAAAGAAGAATTTGATGATTTTGGTTGGGCTGAAGAATTGATTGGTAATACTAAACAATTTTCCCCCGCTGAAGAGTTCTTATATGAAATCATGTCCAATTTAAAGGCAGTTACTTCGGAAAAAAATCCAGGTTGGATGGAGTATAAGGATGAAAGTGGGGTTATTTTAATGGCGGATAATGTGGATAGAAATGAAAAAACCCCCCATTTATGGGTTGATTATGATAAAATTTGGAGAAAATTAAATCAAAAATTTGGTCTTAACAATCAGGAAGCCAAAGACTTATGCGTGCGTATGCTGGAGATGGTTCATAAACGAAAGGTGTTGACAGCTGATGTCGGGCAGTGGTGACGCTTTTTTAGGCTGGAGATGGTTCATAAACGAAAGGTGTTGACAGATCCAATTATTTAGAGTATAAATAAAAAAACCCAGATTAATCTGGGTTTTTTCTTTTAATATTAAAAATTTTTAAGCGTAATATTTTCCTTTTGACATCGCATCTTCACGCTTTTTCATGTAATCCATTTTCTTTTTCTTCATGTAATCCATTTGTTGCATTTTGTTTCTTTGTTGAACAAACTTAGCAATTTTTTCTTTGGAATCCAACAACTTATTTTGAAGTGCTAAAAACTGCCTTCTCATACCATCAATATCTTTGGCAAAACCATCATTACCTGTAACTTGTTGACATAAATCACCGAATTTCTGACCAGCCCCACTAACCATTTGAATGATATCTTCTACGGAAGATAATTCACCATTATTTGTTTGTAACAACTCAATACTTTTTTCTTCTTTTGGTTTTGGCATCGATTGTTCTTCCTCACGAATAATTTTTTTAACCAACTTTTCAATATCGTTTTCATTTAATTTAATTATATTTTTCATATTAATGTTTTTTATATAAATATCAACAAAAGAAATAAAATTGACAATTTCAGATAAAATTTGTAATTTTGTTTTATAAGTAAAAAAAATGGCAAAAAAGAAAGATATCAAAATTCAAAACCCCAAATTTACAATTGATTTAATTGAAATTTTGGCCGAAAATGACCCAACAGATAGCAACAAATACTTACCTTTTATGGTTAAACAGGCAGAAAGTTGGGTTGATTGGTTGATAAATGAACTTAAAAATAACACTTTTAAAGACATGTTTGAAACTATAAGAGATTTTGAAGATATGTCTGCCAAAAATTTAATCAGCAACAAAGACATCTATTCTTATAACAACAACCAAGAAATTGTTGATTCTATAAAAATGGCAAAAGAAAAAATCACCAAAAGTCAAGTAAAAAAGAATGAAACCATAATACTACATGAAGATGACCGTTATTTGGTTTTACAACCATTAACCAGCAGAAGCTCTAACTTATATGGAAAAGCAACTAAATGGTGTGTTTCATCAGAACAAAATGATTTTAAAAAATATTTTAACCAATATATAGATTCAGGTTCTCTTGTTTTTTTTATCGATAAATCAGTTAAAGAAGAAGAGACAAGAAATGAAACACTTTCAAAAATTGCATTCCACAGAGATAACGTAAAAGGTTTAACCGTTTGGGACACCAAAGATGTTCAATTAAATGCTGAAACCATACTTGGCTTATCGGAAATAATTCCAACAGACATATTAAGTATTATTATGAAAGCAACTAAAGATAAAACTAATAGAGAGTTGGCCGAAGAAAAAGGCATCAAAAAAGAAACTTTTTAACAAAAATTAAAATGGAGTTTAAAACACTAAAAGAACAATATATTGATTTGGTAACTGAAAAAGTATCCATTAATAAAGAAGATCTTACAGAAACCGAATCCGCCATAATCGATATTGGTTACAATTTGTTGGTTGAAAAATTGGAAGATATAAAAATTCTAAAAGATGAACTTCGTAGAATTTCCATTGATTTGGCTAACATGAAAGTTTTTAATGCAGATGTTAAAAATAAATATTGTGATGATTCCGATATCTTAGATGAAGATTGTTTTTAAACAATTTGACTTAAAAACTTCCTAATGGAACGACGAATGACACCTTTCTCAATATTAGGAAAATTCTCTTGTAATTCAATAAATAATTTATTTGTTAAATAACTTTTATTACCTTCGATGAAATAAGGTTTTTCATCTACAACAATATAGGGTTTATTATCATAGATATCTGGGATTGTTAATCTATTGATTTCATAATTATCCTCCAAATAAGAAATAATTGGATCTTCGACCCTAAAAGGATCTCTTCTGGTAAGTTCAAAAGCCCAATCATATTCTTCAGATTCTTTTAAAAATGTTGTTTTAAAAAAAGGTTCTAAAACTTTTATAAGATGTAAATATTCGTCAGAAATTTGCATATTTGTTGCTGTTCTCGCAACGTGCTCAAGTTCACTTTTAATATTTTTAATATTGAAATCTCTTGCAAACCAAGTTTCATATGTTCCAAGATTATCACGAATATGATACATATCTTGTTCAGGGAAGTCTTCATCTCTATCAACATCAACAATAAATTTGGATCCTATAAGTGGTTTTTTATCTTTTAAAAATTTATTTAACTCTGAATAAAGTAATTCTGCCTCACTTTTTGGGTTATCTTGGTAATATTTTATTATATGATAAACCCAATCATATTCTTCAGATTCTTTTAATATTTTACGGATTAAATTTTTCATATAATATAAATATCCTTAAAAATTGATTTCGTATTTAAATAAACCACAATCCCATATCCTGTCATAACCCAAAAGTTTAACCATTTCCCACTCAGTTAATGAATTATCGAATCCATATTTTTGTATTATTTTTTTCTTACTCAATCTGAATTTATGGAATCTATCATTAGTATTAGTTCTTTTAAAATAAAAATAACTTTGCTTACTATTACCAATATAACTAAAACCTATTTTAGTATATAAATTATCTTGATGTGATAAAGTCCATCTTCTATCGGCGAAACTTATTATTTTTTTAGGGTTATAATCATTTATAAATTTTTTCATCATTTTACTACCTAAACCACTTATTTTATATTGTTTACTAGTAGCAAACCTGTTTAATACAAAAACATCACTGCTATTTTTGGCATTATTCATTCCTCTGTTATTTGAAAATGACATAACACCTACTAAAACGTCACCATAAAAAGCTCCATAATTGATGGGTGATAAATCCTCTCCTTGTATATGATTTTCATTTAAAAAATCACATTTTAAATGGAAATCAATTTTCATAACATTGCATTTTCTGGCACCTATTTTAATACCGTCAGACTTTTTAAGTAGATTTTTTAATTTTTCTTTTACTATTTCTTTTTTTAATATCCATTCATCGGAAAAAATATGTATTAAACCATATCCAGCAAAATTCATTAATAAAGTTTTATTTAAATGATAATTTAAATCTTTATGACCAAAATCTTCAGAGTGCCATAAAACACCATTATATTCTATACCTATTTTTAATTCAGGTATTAAAATATCAATTTCCACACCTTTTAAAACAGTTCTATCATTAGTTATAATTTGTAAATCTAAGCTTTTTATGAAATCAATAATTTCTTTTTCTTCCTTTGATGATTTATTAAAAGTTTTAGTTTGATTAATTATTTTACAATTTTCACTTAAAAAATTTGATATTGTTTTTGAAACTATTTTTGGTGTACCATATAATTCATTATATTTTTTCATTGTAATACCATGTTTATTTTTAAGATGAGTATTAGTTATTACACCAAACTTTTCACCACAAATCTCACATATTACATGATTCGATTTATCATTTAAAAAATTTAATCTTTTAACTTTTTTTTCGTGTGTTGGGTGGTATACAATGTCTTCAGGGTATTCATTTAGATATTCTTCTAAGGTTTTACTGTGTTCTTTTTTTAAATGATTTTCATAATAACCACTTTTATTGTTAATATCTATTGTTTCCCATGTACAGTATCTACATTTTCTTGTTGCCACATGTTCTAATGGTATTTCTTTTAAATCAAAAAATATTTCATGCCAATACTTACCTGTGGTTTTAAATAACATACTTCTTTTATATTGCGAAGGTATTTCTATATCACCTATTATTTGTTTAATATGTGTAAATAATACGCCCGATTTATTTGAATAATCATTAAATACCTTACCAGTAGATTTACATATTGCTATTATTTTTTTACCATTTTCTAATAAATTTTTATTAACAACATTTTGTGTTATAATGATATCACCGTATTTTTTTTGACCACCTTTTTTATTTATTTCAATACCGTTTGACTTTAGTACGTCACTTATTTTTTTATGACCTACTGAAAATATTTTAGCTAACTTATGTGTACTAGAAACATTACCGCTTGTATATAAATTTATTATTTTATTGATCTCTGATTGTGTTAATTTTTTTATTTTCATGATGGATTAAAGTTAAATGGTTTATTAATATAAATATAATAATAACGGATTAAAGTTAAATGGTTTATTAATATAAATATAATAATAACGGATTAAATTTAAATGGTTTAACAAAAAATAAAAAAAATATTTAAGACAATAAAAAAAGGGGGTAAAAACCCCCTTTTTTATATAAAATATAACTATTTTAATTATTAACGTAATTCTCTAACGTCAAATGTACGTAAACCGTCAACACGAATATGCCCATAAAAGCGGTTATTCACGAACTTTTTCGCATATCTCGTCATTATCCCCTTTACGGGTACGAAGTTAAACGGGTTATACATTGTTGGTGTCAACTGCATCGGTACGTATGGAGCGTAGATGTAACCAGTGTCTAACAATGACTTACCTTTATGACCAATAATGATAGAGTAAGCTGGAGCGTAAGGGTCACGGTAAACTTGGTAACGTCCACCTAATGCACCGATTCTCTCGATACCCATGTTATACTGATCTTGCTCAGGAGAAGCGTTAGATACGTGGAAATATTCTAAGTCATCGAATACTGCTGATACCTCAGAAGATACAACGATGAAATTAGCACCACCACGAAGGGTTGACTTATGGATTTGAGCTGAGATTTGGTTGATAGCGGTAATCAACGTTTGGTTCCAATCTTTTTGAGTGTAACCATTGTTGTTAGGTAGACGCTTCCATCCGTTGTAATCCCAACGTAATTGCCATGCTGCACCTTTTCTTAAGTCGATAAGGATTTCACGGTCAATTTCAGCTGCAACTTGTTCTGACAACAATGCTGTCAATTCAGCTTCAGCATCGATGTTGTGGAATGCACTAACGTCTTGTGCTAATTCAGGTGTCCAAGTAGCTCTCAACTTTCTTTCAGTCACAGAAACTGTTACAGAATCAAGTTCAAAACTTACTTCAGCAAGTGCTGATTCAGCTTCAAGGTCAGCGTACTGTCTCCAGAACACTAATGTGTTAGCTCCACCAATTGTAGTACCAGTGTAGTTAGCACCGATGTAACCATCAAAAGTGTTTTCAGAACATGTAATACAAGTTGGAGTTGTTAGATCTAATTCGATGTAAAGGTTTCCACTAGGAGAACAAATATCACCGTAGTTAACGATACCTGTACCGTATTTTTGCGTTACCACGCGGAAAGGAATTGAATCGCCAACGTTAAAGATTACCCTTCCTGCTGAAGTAGAAATTGTAGCGGTAGCAACAACAGTTAAAGATGCCAAGAAAGCTTCAGTATCCATTTCATTACCATCTGGGCCAGAAAGACGACCAGGTGTTGTAGTGTTAAATCCTGTTACTTGAAGAACTTGGTAACGTAATGAACCATCAGAAGATGCTGGAGTTTTACCTGCCGCCCATTCAGAACCTGAAGTACAAGCGGTCAACACATATCCAGTACCTGTAACTGCTTTCAAAGTGATTTGACCTTTTGATTGATCAAACAAACCATCGTTGTAGAATCTATCGTAAAGATTTTTAGCACAAGATGAGAAAGTAGCTGCAGATGCACAGTTAACACAAGTTGCGATTGGCATTTGAGGGTTACTAGAAGTACCACCGTTAGTGTTACTTGCAAAACCACCCGCATCAATTCTGTCAGAAGTTTTAGGTACGAAGTAGAACAATTTACCGATTGGTAGGTTCAAAGCTTGTACAGATACGATGTCATTCGCTAACAATTTAGAGAATACACGTCTTACGATTGGGAAAACTACAGTTTCGAAAGAACCAGTAGATTGGCCACCAGTAGCTTCAGTAGTTTCGTTAATAAGAGCGCTAGCACTGTTTTCGTATAGAAGAGCAATGTTCTCTTTAATGTGGCCTTCAAGGCCTTCCAAGAATCCTAAAGATTCCCATTTGTTGATAGTTGCTTCACGGACTGCTTTTTGATGTTTAAGCCCGATATTACCAACTTCACCTGATTTTAATAAATATCCCATTTTAGTTGTTTTTTGGATTTGTTATTTGTTATTATTATTTTTTGTAACCGTATTCCCAAAGTTTTTTCATGTTTTGTAACTCTGGATGTACAAAAACTGTTTGTTCACTAATTTGAACTGATCCACTAGAAGCAGTTTTATTAAGTTTTTCCTCAACAGATTCTTTAATTGTAGGTTTTGAATTAGTAAATTCTTTAACAAGTTGTTTATAGATTGATTGAGATTCTTTTAAAGATTTTGCCTCATCTAATCTTTTTAAAATTTCTTGTTTTTCCTCTTTTGTTGTACTTTGTTCAGTAAATAATCTAACTGCGTAAGTAAGATTGCTGTTGAAAACTGCTACTTCTTGAAGTTTATTTCTGAATTGTTTTAATGCGTCAACCATTTTTTCTTGGTTAGCTTTTAATTCTTCATTTTCACTTCTAAGAGTTGAAACAGATTCACTTAGATTTGTGTTTTCGTTGATGAGTTTGGAGATTTGTGGATTTTTAGATTCACCCATATAAGTTGAATTACCCATTCTTGCTATTGCGTTAGGGTTGGTTCTATTACCTACACGATATCTACCTTTTGTAGATTTTGTTCTACTTGCGTAATCTTCATCACTATGCCTCATGTAAGAAGACATTTCATCTTCGTTACCTTTTTTACGAGCCGCTATAACATCACCCATAGTAACTTTATTTTTGTCCCCATACATAGAGGCAAGTTCTTGGTTTGTATTATATTTTTTACGTTTCATATACATTGGCATTGACATTTTACGTTCATTAGAATTCATATCCATATAGTCTTCATCCATATAGTCTTCATCCATATAGTCTTCATCCATATAGTCTTCATCCATATAGTCTTCATCCATATAGTCTTCATCCATATAGTCTTCATCCATATAGTCTTCATCCATATAGTCTTCATCAACTACAATTTCATATATAACTTGATTGGATTCACTTAAACCTTCTTCCATAGATGACATTTCAACATCACCTACTTCACCGGTTCTAGTATTAAGTTCAATTCTATACTCAGATCCTGACTTATTATCTTTCAAGGTAACCATACCATTATCGTTAACAACTTCGATTTCATCTTCTGGTCCCATTTTTTTGAAAACAGAGATTACATCAGCGTCGGAACTATCTGTAAGGTCGACAGTATCCATTGGTTCCATCATTCCTACATCTTCGGTTTCGTCACCTAAATCAAGGTCCATATCCATATCTTCCATATCTTCATCTTCTTCAGATTCCATGTCTTCCATATCAAGATCCATGTCCATGTCCTCGTCATCACCTTCTTCTGCGCCCATGTCTAAATCCAAATCCATTTCTTCTTCACCTTCTTCGGTATCCAAATCCATTTCTTCTTCATTGTCATCGTCAGAATCAAGTTCTAAGTCAATTTCCTCCTCTTCATCTTCCTTCAAACCCTTTTTTGAACCTGTAAGAGATTCCTTTACCATTTCTTCAATTTCTGAACTCATAGTGTGAGCCAGTATTTCTTTTGCGTTTGATTTGAAAGCGGCGTCGATTTTTTCTGCCTCTAGAAGAGCTTCTTCAATAATTGATTTTTTTTCGTTTGCCATTTCAATTTTTTTTATTATTGTAATTAATTATTTCTGGCACAAAAAGTGCCAGATTTACAAATAAATAGTCTCAAAAAATGAAAAAAATTAATAAGTCAATATTTTTTTAATTTTTTTTTAAAAAAATATTGTATATTTATTAATAATGAAAGCAATAATTAAAAAAATACTTAGAGAATACGTTGAAAATAATCTTAGAAATGATGATTTTATGCGAAAAATTGATTATGCACAAAAAAAAGCAATAATCGATTCCGAATATCCAACAGAGACAAAAGAAATTAAAAAAATAGAAAAAGATATAAAAAATAAAGTAGAAAGGGCCTACAAAGATGTAACGGGTGAAGAACCTGAGAGTGTGGATAACATTGTTGTTAAAGTTGATGATACAATGCCACCAGAAAAAATTGGTTCATTTAAACATCCTAAAAACAAAAAAGACATCGGATTGATGAAAATTCATCCCGATGCCTTAAATGACAAAAACTATGTTAAAGATATTTTAAAACATGAGTTGATACATGCGGCTCATGGTTTGGAAGATACCACGGCAAGAAACCATGGGGGTGTTTTTCAAAAAGTTGCAGATAAAGTTGGATTGCCCAAAAAATATCGTCACTAGATTTTATTTCACATCAGTTACTTCAATAACATCTTCAATTGGACTTTTACTGGTACTAACAATTTCATAATCCATAACTGAATCTTTCAAGTAAGTTCTTGCACGTGCTTCAGCCTCAGTACAAGACATTGCATCTACCAAATATTGGGTTTTAATTTTTTTAGGTTTACCATTATTTTCATTAATGGTTTCGAATTCTACTTTTACTAAGTAGTACTTTGTTGTCATTTCATTCATAACTATATTTTTTTTATAAAATAATAATAAAAAAAATAAGTAAATATGTCAACCAATTTGATTTTTTTTTATGTTGTCAACACCTTTCGTTTATGGGTCATCTCCAGCGCACAAGGCCAGGGGGCTCATCGCCCCTTGCTGTAAACACCTTTCGTTTATGGGTCATTTCCAGCGGTAAATTATGCCAGACTTATTGGTGTAAGCTGACAATACCTTTCGTTTATGGGTCATTTCCAGCATACGCATACATAAGTCTTTGATTTCTTGTTCATTAAGACCAAATTCTTGACGTAATTTTAACCAAATTTGACGATAATCAACTAATAAATAAGGTTTTTTTTTATCTCTATCCACACTATCCGCCATTAAAGTAACCCCACTTTTATCCTTATATAACATCAAACCTGGATAATTTTTTGAAGGAACCACCTTTAAGTTTGACATGATTTCATACAAAAATTCTTCAGCGGGGGAAAATTCTTTAATTTCCCCCACCCAATCAAAATCATCAAATTCTTCTCTCAATATTTTTCTTATAAGATTTTTCATATTTTACATATAAGATTTTATTTTATCAGAACCATAAATTTTTATTAATTTTTTAATAACTGACGCAGGATTTTTTCTCATATATTCAAGAGCTTGTGGTGGAATGTCTTCACCATATGGGCCAAAAATTGTTTTTAATTCCGATTCCCTTTGATAAGGTTCAAAACTAGATTTACGATATTTAGTTTCTTTTCTTTCTAGTTCTTTTTTTGGTGTTGCCTCATTTAATATTTTAACTACCAAGTTTTCAATATCGTTTTCGTTAAGTCTAATTATTTTACTCATTTTATTTTCTTTTAGGTTTTCCATTTTATCTTTTAAAAGTTTGATACGATTTTGTAATAACATTCTTGTACCATAAGTTGATTTACCACCTGGTGTGGCGTTACCAATCACTTTAATTTGATTTTCTATTTTAGAAATAGCTTTTTGTAAATCTTCTTTAGTTTTTAAACTTTCAACATAACCATGACTAAAGTCACTTGGTTGTATCCTACTTTTATCACCTATACGTGATGCTCTAGCCTCGTTAAGTTTTTTCATTTTAAAAATTTATTTAAACTGTCAATTATTTTTTGACTTCTATTATTTGTAATGTCTGTAAAAGATACTGTCGTAGGTTTAATATCTTCCATTAAATTCCATTGGCAAGTATAACCGTTACAACCTTTTAATTGTGATTCAGTAAAAGTTTTTAAATCACCAGAATCGGTTGAAATCCAAGACCCTGGGGTTGATGGTGAGGTTACAATATCCCAACAGATTAATTCAAAATCATCTTGAACAACGTTTTTACCATCTTCTTGTTTTAAAGAACCAACACCGCGAGAAGAGATACCAACAGTCCAACCTTTTCTAACCATATTTACTACTTTATCACCAACAGAACTAATAATACCAAGTTTATGATAACCTGGAGTGGTGTCAATTTCCATCTCACCCATCAAAGTCCTACCATCCCACCAAGTTTTTGTGATTCTATGTGAAACACGGTCAGCATCGATAACGGAGGCTTCCGGGTGATTTAATTCACCTAAAGAAGTTCCCATTTTAATATATTCTTGATATCTAATATTTTCTCTTTCTAAAATTTCTTTGGGGTAAATTCTACCGTTTTTGTTTTCCACGCCCCATTTTTGAAGTACGGCATACATGGTGATCACCTCTGGTAATGAACCGTCTTTACCGATATTAGTACCCGATTTAAATTCTCTAATTAAATTTTTATTACTAATTCCTTTATACGATAAATCAAGTGAAGCATAACCTGCATCATATTCTACAAGTATACCTCTCCCTAATTCTCCTGGTTTTATTATTTTCATAAGCATATTTTTTTAATAAATATACCATAATAATAAAAAATAAAACCCCTGAGATATTTCAGGGGTTTTATTTAACTTTTTCTTTTATAAAATTTAAAATCCTCGTCTTTTTCAAAGACATTATTTATAATTTCCTCTGATATCTTGTTTAATTTTGGTAATAATTTATCAGAATTTATTGGAAGTGGTTCTTTTTGAAATAATGTCATTTCAACCGACATGTAACTTCTTTTTTTGTGACTAATACCGGAAGATGCCATATTAAAATCAATAATTATTTTAGGATAAAAATGATTACTATCCAAAGTCTCGTATAAAAATTTTTTAACTTTTTTAGATTTTTGTTTTATTATAACTTCAAAATTATCTTCATTTTTATTTTTTAATTGACCCCAAGCAGATATTTGAATATAAATTGATTCTGGGTTCTTATTGTCGACGGTTCCTGATATAACATTGTATTCATACGGTAAGTTAAGTTTAATTTCTTTGCCTTTTTTCATTCATTAAATTATTATTCTATAGTTATGCTAACTTTATCAAAAACAGTTTCTATCATTAAGTTAGAAACTTTATAAGGATCACAATTAGCGGCTGGTCTTCTATCTTCAAAATAACCTTTTTCGTTTGTGTATGTGTGAACTGGAATACGAATGCTTGAACTTCTGTCGGAATTTCCAAAACTAAAAGAGTCCATACTAGAGGTTTCGTGTTTGCCAGTTAAACGTTTATCATTAAATTCGCCATAACCTTCAATATGCTCTAAATGTCTTTCTTTTAACTTTTTACAGGCTTCTAAAATCTTTTTAAGACCACCTTTTTCTCGCATTTCTTTGGTGGAAAAATTAACATGACAACCGCTGCCATTCCAATCACCGTTAACTGGTTTTGGGTGATAAGAAATTCCATAACCCCTTTTTTCTGCAACTCTTTCTAAAATATAACGAGAAACCCAGAGTTGATCAGAACCATTAAGTGCAGTCACTGGGCCTATTTGATATTCCCATTGGCCAATGAGAACTTCAGCATTAATACCACCAATACTTAAACCGATTTCTGCACATTTTTGAAGGTGTTCCTCAACTATCTCGCGACCAACAACATTAAGGCCACCAACACCACAATAATAATCACCTTGTGGTCTTGGGTTGCCGTCTTGTGTTGTTTGAAAACCAAGCGGGATACCACCGCCGTATTTAAATTTATTTAAAGGATTTACTGCATGTGTGATAACATACTCTTGTTCCCATCCAAACCAAGGAACTTCAGAATGGTTTGCATCAAATTCTTTAAATTTAAGATCTGACAATAATTCACGTAATTTAAACCTGGTATTTGTTTTGTGCGGTGTAACACCATCTGGGTTAAATACCTCACAAAAAACTAATTTGTGTTTTTTACCCCTAAAAGGGTCTTCAACAACATAAACAGGTTTTAAAACGCAGTCAGTACCTTGGAATTCATATTCTTTGGTAGCTGCCTGTTTAGTAGAACTGCCGTCAAAACTCCAAAGTGGGTACGACTCTGGATAACCTTGTTTTGGATTACCTTTTGACTCCAACGTCTCAATGTCTTCGACAACTTTTGTTTTACTTCTTAAATTTTGTGGGTTATTCCCATCCAACCAAATGTACTCTAAAAAAACTTTACTCATATATTTTTTTTAATATTTAAATTTTTGTTATATAAAACAATGGTAATGAAAAATTTTATATTTGAAAACCGCTATAAACAAAAAAACCCCACAAATAGGGGTTCTTTTTTAAAGACTATTTTTCAAGTCATAAATTTTTAAAATATCTTCTTTAAAAGTTTCTAAATTGAATTTTGTGTTATATAAAACATCTTTAACTTCCAGTAATCTAACTTTTACCTCAAGATTATTGTTGTGTTCTTTTATAGATTTACTTAACAAATCAATAGTTTCTTGTTTTATTTCTTCTAGTGTAATTTCTTTTTCTTTACTTTTTTCGGATAGAATTGCCTTTACAATTTTCTTTTCTTCTTCAGAAATATTTGAATATTTATCATTGTATTTTTTAGTTACAATTTCTAAAAACCTATCAACATCAACATTATTTTTTTCTTTTTTAACCTCTTCAATTTTTTTAGGTGTTACTAGCCAATTTTTAACAATCTCAAAAGATTCTGTTAAAGTTTTAATTGTATTAACGTTTTTCTCTAAAGTAATTAAATTGTTTAAAGCTACATGTAAATTTTTAGTTTCCACCAACTTTCTTTTACCCAATGTTTTTTGTAAATTATTATTTTCTTTAATAATAATTTCTTTTTTAAATTTATCAAAAAGGGAAATGTTTTCTTTAAGGTATTCAACTGCACTAACTTCAGAAGAGAAGTAACCGTTTTCAATATTTTTATAAACAACAAATTGTGTTTTTAAAATTTCACTCTCTGAAAGTAATTTAATAAACTTTTTATAAGTTAATTTTTCTTTTTTAGATTCATTGATATAGGAATCAATCAAAATTTTTGCGTATGTATCTTTTATTGTACCAAAATTCATAATTATATTTTTAATATATAAATATTAGGAATTTAATAATAATTCATCATCACCGTTTAAATCTTCATCTTGTTCATCAATTAAACCTTTAATACCTTCAATCATCATCATAATGTCTTCATTTTTACTGATACCTTCCATTAGTAATTTATCAATAATGCTTTTATTTTGGTTACGAAATCCCTCACCAAAACCTGTTTCAGTTCCTTGTGTTTCCCCACCACCTAATTCAGTTTCCCCACCTAATTCAGTTTCCCCACCTAATTCAGCCCCACCGCCGAAACCTCCGCCACCTAATTCAGCCCCACCGCCGAAACCTCCGCCACCTAATTCAGTTCCGCCACCAAAGCCACCAGCTTCAGCCCCAGTTTCAGTTCCACCGGCCCCAACATCTCCCGCGGCAGCTTCACCGCCTGTTGGTTTAATTTCACCATATATTTTATCAACACGAGTGAATAATCCACTATTTTTAATAACTTCAGCCGTACCTTCAAGTTCTTTAGTTGCGGCACGTTCCAATCTTTGACGTTCATCATCAACTTTAATTTCTTCGTCCGTCCAGTGGAAAATGTTTTTCTTTGCCCACATATGTGATGTTGGAGCAAAACCAGAATCAATTTGTGAAACTAAGTCCTTGTATAGGGTAACTTTTTCCTTCCATTGTTCAATCTTTAACATTTCACCCTGTGTTGATGGGTTTGTAAGGTTTAAAGAAAAATTATTTAAATCATCTGTTAACCCTAAAATATACAAATGTATGATTGCAATTTTATTCAATTCCTGAATCATTGATTGTTGGATTTTATTAATAGTTCTGGCAAAACGAATGTCTAGCAAAGAAAGCGTCTTACCTTCGCCAACGGCTTCTTCAAAACCTAAAAAGGCTTTTGGTACCCTAAGAGCTGTTAATAATTTTTTCTGAATATACTCAATATCAGCAATATCACCCAAATTAGAGGCACCTGCCAAAGTATCTATTGGGTTTGGTGCGTTAGGGTCACGAACCGGAACAAAATAATCTTGGTCAACCGCTAAAGTATTGTAGCGTAAATCTACTTGCCCTGTTTTTTGGTCAACCAATTGTTGTCTTTTAAATTTATTTGCAACTTTTTGTACATATGCATCAACATCTTTATCATCTATATTACCAACATAAATTTTAAAAACACGTCTTTCTGGTGCTCTAACAACGCGATAAACTAACATCGCATCTTCGGATAACAAAAGTTGTTTCCAAATACGTCTTGCTTTTTCTAACATTGATGTTCCATAAGGTAAACGTCTATCATCACCCAATAAACGGAAATGAGCAACCTCCCACGGGTTAAAATCCATTGCCTTTTCACGCCAACGAAATGTAACCTGTTTTGATTTATTCGGCTCTTGGTTTAAATTACCTTCGGGTTTTGTCGGGAACAAACCTTCTTCTTTTCTCTCAATTTCAATATTGGTTAATTGTGATGAACCAATAATTCCTTTTTTGTTATCTATTTTTAAAAAAACGAAATTATCACCATATTTACAGTTGGACAAAAACACCCCAGAATCCCTTGAAAACAAACCATTTACATCCTTACCTAACACTGGAAAGTTATGTCTATCATGTTCTCCATTAGGCCCAACAGCTTCTAAACAATAGACATCCGATGTTTCATTTAATTTAACAACAGAAACAACTTTATGGTTTAATAAAGCTTTTTCTGTTGTTTTACCTAAATAAATTGATTTAGCTTTTATGTAATTTTTATCTAAAATGAGACTTGATTTAATTGACAACACAAAATCAAAATAATTCTGATTTGTTTTTCTATAAATAACCTTATTTAATGTTGTCGGGTTTATCGACTTAGTAATGTCTTTTTTTAATGTGTAATTTTGATTAAATAACTCAATGAATTCAGGATCGTATTTAAGTAATTCAGATAATTTATTAATACCGACATAATTTTCAGAATTTTTTATAATATTTGAAATATATGTTAAGCATTCATCAGTTATAGTTATAGTCATACCTTTTTTGGTTTTCTCTATGAACTTATCTGAAGACCAATTGGCTAACATTTTTTTAACACGAATTTGATTGTGTTCTGAGTGTAAATCACTATGGTTATATTGTTCAAAATATTTAGGATAAATACCAGACATTTCTTTAGATAAACGTTCTTTTCGTTTATCTGACCTTAAATATTTATCAATACCTTCCATTCTTTTTTTAACAACTTCAGGAGACCCTAGTGTTTTATCAAAATGTTCTACATGTAGTTTAAAATGGTCTGAATGTGTTAGTCTAATTAAATTATTAGGATTGTTATTTAATTTATTGAAATCATTGTGATGTGTGTCAAACTGACCTCCAATAGATTTTTCATATTCTAAATCCCTAACACACTCATGAGCAACTAAAGAATGTGTAAATTTATATTTACTAGAATTAGGGTTATACACTTTTTCATATCCCACAATGCGGTCTTTTTTCTTCTCACTTTTTCTAGTATAAAAAGGCATTAAGGATTGGCCAGATGTTAATTCATCGGCTCTTTTATAAGAACCGTCTCTAAGCATGTATTCATGGTCTGGTGTCGTATCAATATGTGTTCCATCGTCTAAGGTAACTCTTACTAATTCACTATTTTTTCTAGTTAGGTCACACCATATTATTTTACTAGGGACAATAGCCTTTGTACCGTCTTGAATAGCGTACGACCATATTTCTTCACCAGATTTAACTCTATTTGAGAGTTCTTTAATAGTAATTTCGGTACCATCTAACAATGGTATCATACTATTATCCCTAATAGGTGTGTTTCTAGTCCACATAGGTAAATTTGTTTGAATATCTAAAATATTGTAAAACAAATCTTGTAACACACTTTTAACTCTTTTAGAGTCAGAATGTATGGTTAAAATATAACCTTGTTCACTTGGGGTTGTTGCCTCTTCGGAGTAAATATCTAATGCAGCGGAGATTTCCGGAGTATTATGTGAAAATATTGTATCTGTTGCAAAGTTTTTATACCCTGGAACTGTTAAATCATAAACTGGCATAACACCATAAGGCTCAATAGATTTTATTTTATGATTTATAATAACAGATTCTTCAACAGGTTTTTTTCTACCCGCTTGTCCTTTTGTGATACCATAGGCTTCAGTGAATACTGTCCAATTTTTAAAACCACCTCTTTCAATCGATCTCATTAGTTTACCTGTGGTCACATTTAAAGTTTTAGCTGTTTTTTGTATTGTGTTACATTTTTCAGCAGTTTCAACTATTAAATCCCACGGTATTAAATTAAAGTTTAAGTTTTTACGATTTTCAGCACTAGACGGGTTGTATTTTTCAATATTATAAACATCTAAAAAATCCATCCAATTTTTAAATCCATTAAATTTTAGTTCATTTTGAATTTTGTGTATAGAAACTTTAAGGTTTTTAGCGGTCAACTCAATTGTTTTATATTTTCTAGCCGTTTCAACTATTAAATCAAAAGATAATTCTAAGTAAGAAGGATTATTCCTACCAACTCTTTTACCATCCCAGTGAAATTTACCAACATTATTACGACTAACTTCTATCATTTTTGCCCTATATTCAGGATTTGCCCACAATTTCTCATTGTTTAATCTAGCATGGTAAGCTCTATGTTCACTTCTGTCCATTATAACCAAATTTTCTGGGTTATTATTTTTTCCATTAAAATCTTTATGATGGACCTCTTCATTTTCATTTTTAGGTCTGTAAAACCATTCGGCAATTATATCATGTTCAGGAACCCAACCATTTTTACCTGATCCTAATTTTGAATTACAGGTATAAATCCAGTTATAATTTTGGTTATTATAAAAAGATTTACGATAGAAAGGCATCATTGAGTCCCCTTCTTTTAGTTCTTCAACTTTAGCAAAAATACCATCACGTTTTAAAAATCTATGACCATATGTTGCAACAATAAATGAATCATCATCAAAAGTTATTTTATATGTCATTTCATCTCTTGTATAATGAGCGTTTCTGGCTTTGGCAGGAACCACTTGTTTTAAATTGTGGTCGTAAGCGTAAGTTATAAATTCATAATCTCTACCCTTATCGGCCAACTCTTTAATAGTGATAAAACCATCTGGAGTTGCTATTTTAGTATCACCAATTATTGAAAATTCCATGCCCTCATAATCCATATAAGACGCAATTCTAGACGTTTCGTAGTAAACTGCCTTTTGATAAAGTTCACTATCAACTCTTGCCCATTGAGCCTCAAGATAACTTTGTTGTTGTAATTCTAATTTTTGTTTACTATAATCTTCTTTAGATTGAAACGTTAAAAGTTCTTTATCATTAAAATTATATTTTGGTGGAGTTCGTAAACTGCCTTTATTTGGACCAAAAAGATAAAATAACTTTTGGTATATTGTTAAATCTTTATTATCTGCCATTATTATTTTTTTTTATATAAATATCAAAATTAAAAATAAATAAATACTTGTAAATGTGAACTTTCAGCCACCTAATATTGATTTATTTTTATCTTTATCTTTAAAACCAGGCATCCCAAAGAAAACCCAGTTATGTTCGGTTCTGGGTGCTTGAATATGCCTAGAAGTATCTTTATATGCTGGACTATTACTAACCATTTCTGGTATTGATTGTACTTCATTACTAGAAACAACCCAAGAATCTAACATTGCTTTTGCTTGGCCTTTACTTTTTTCAAAATCTTTAAAAGAAGTTTGACTAACATAACAACACATTGCTATTGCCATTAAGCAATCGTCATGATAACCTTTCATGTGATCAGGTCTGCCATTTTTAAAAATAAAAGTATCCATTTCAGTAACAGACCTAATAGACCTCACTTTAAAAGAGTTCATCCTAATGGATTCTTCTAACTTGGTAATGATGGTATTTCTGTTTTTTTGGAAATTAAGGCCAGGTAATTTACCATCATTCATAAATTTTTCTAATTTTTTATTGTTATTGACAGCATCAATACCAATAACGGTATCATAATACATCTTTTTAGATGAATACCCAAGTTCAATCATTTTTAGAACCGTTGATACGCCATAACCACCAGTAATATCAACAACAGTAAAGGCTTCATATCGATTACCGTATTCAACAGCAATCTCACCTAACGTATCTGGAGCGACTTTACCGTGGTATTCTGCAACTTGATTACCTGTTGTAAAATCATATATACAAATACAAGCGGAATCTTCGGCGGAACCTGAAGCTGCGTCTGCGGATAAAATGTATTCATGTCCTAGTTGAGGATCTTCCCAAATCCACATATTACCATCCAACCATTCGGTTCTAATAGGGTCTATAACATTATTTTTTCTGTGATATTCTATGTACTTACTATCGATAACATTATCACCGGAACCGTTAAAAGCACATAACAACTCTTGAGAGATCGTTCTAGGATTGTTATTTAACTGACCACACATCATTTCAAACCAAGGGGCTGTTGGGACCCAACCTTCTGTTTCTAATTGGTCGAAATGTTCATATTCCATATCAATTTTTTCCTCAATAACATCACCAGCCTCATTCTTTTTTTGCCATTTCATGCCTACATTATAACGTGGATCTTGAAACCATCGCATCTCTACAATGTTAAAAGGATTGTTAGTTTTTTCTTTGGTTTTTGCTGAAACGTATGTTTTATAATAAAGGGCGTCCATTCCGTTTGGTGTTTGGTGACCTAACATGCCATTATATAAAACACTATGACACCATATATCTTCTTCATTATTTGGTAATGAAAAATCATAAGTATAATTTTTACTATCGACAATATCTTTTATCGGTACCCAAACAATATTTTCATCTACGTTATTATATTTTTCATTTATAATATCTAAATAACTCAACAATAAACCACGACTAACATGATTAACTTTACTATTTTTTCTAGTTATATGTGATATCTTACAATTTTTGTCCGAAAAATATTTTAAACCTAAATCACTGTTACCATAAGTGGTACGAATTATATCACCACCCATAGGTACAACATCATATGGTTCATTAACTTTATGTTTAACTAAATTATATTTTTTAATATTTTTACGTTCCAAACCAAACCCAATTAAATCATAATATAGTTTAGAGTTTTTACTGTTCATATGTAATCTATAGTTCATAGATTCCACTTTAACCAATTTAGTTACAGGTGTCAATTTTTCTTGATACTCACATAGTATACCGATGTTCATAAATAACACCCTAAATTGTTCGATAAGTCTTTTAGATGAAGAACATAAACCAACATTACCGTTATCACTTCTACTGTAACCATTACCATCCATAAAACCACGTATAAAGTGTATAACATTATCTTTAGATAATGAGAATATACGTTTAGGTATTACTTTATTTTTAGCCTTTAAAGATAGATCAAAACCAATGTATTCTAAAAACTCACCCAATTCTTTTGATGACGTTGTATAATGAAATTTACCGTCATAACCATATTTTAAGTTTAAATCCCTAAAAATTTGTGAGATATCGTCACCACAACTAATAGTTATGGATGTACCGACATGTTTACCCTTTTTGATAGATTTGTAGACACTACCTTTGGATAAAAATAAACCCATAAAATAACTAATATCTTTTGTTATTTTATTTGGGTTAAACTTATTTTTGTTTCTACTATTTTTTTTTGGTATAAAATCAGTACAATCATCGTCATTACCCCACATATTTTGATTATACAATACAGATACATAATCCCCTACCGATAAGTCATTTAATTTATACCAACCAAAACTATTATCTTTTTGTGAGTAGGCATATAATTTATGGTTTAAACTACCCTCTAAATTAGTAATCTTTGTTTTTATAATTTTAGTGTCAACGTAACCGTTGTTAAACATGATATTAGAGTGTCTAACACCACCATAACCCATAACACCATAGTTATTTATAACATAACCACCATCTTTAGTGTCATCAATAAATTCTGAAACCTCTTTTATACCTTTATCAGTAAAAACAAATGTATCTTTTGTTACACATGAAATTAATATCGCCCTACCACCAGTAGAAAGTGCGGGTTGTGCTGCCGCATAAACTTCTTCACCACCTTCAATATATGCCGCCTCATCCATGACTAACAATGTTGGTGTATAACCACGTAATGCATCTAAAGAAGTTGCAACCGCTTTAACTTCAGAACCATTAGTTAATCTATAGTGTTTTGCTGAATTTTTTTCTGGGTCAAACCAGGAATCACCACCACTCCAAACGTTCATCCAATTTGGTAGTTGTGCAGTAAAATCTTTTACTTTTTTTAAAAATTCAATTGCTGTTTCTTGTTTATTTGCCAAAATCAAAACCCTTTGTGGGTTATTTGGATCAGCAAATGCGGTTATAACCGCTATGTAAGCGGCCGTAGTTGTTGAAACCCCCGCCTGACGAGGTTTCATTACAATGTTAAAACGTTCTTTTTTATAAGAAGTAATTAGTTCCCTTTGTTTTGGAAATAATTTAAACCTAACAAAACCTTTTTGTGTTTGGTCGAAAGTTTCCAAAAAATTTTCAATTGCATAAACTGGGTCTTTAATACATTTACCGATTTCTAATAATTTTTGGCTTTTACTTTGTGGTGTATCCGACATAAATATCTCAATATTTTATTAAATAAATATCCAGATATTCCGTAAACCTAATTTTACTCTATTTCTTCTATTTTTTCTTCTAAAATAAGAACAAAATTTCTAATAACATGATCCTCATCAGGATAATAACTATCTAATAGATATTCAAAATCAGTATCAATATACCCGTTTTTAAATCTACCAACTTCGTCTTGCATTAGGGATTCAATTAACCATTTAACGTTATCTGGCAGTTTTTCATCTTCAAAGTCTGGTGTATGGTTTACATAAGCAATAATATCATCCAAAAGAAAATCATACCTAAATTGTAATCCTGATTTTTCTTTTTTATCAAAAATAATCGTCTTTTGTCTTGAGTAGTCATCACCAAAAACATTTTCAATTTCAGAAATGGTTACATCTTTTGCATACTCAATTACAGTTGTTTCAAAAGCATTATTATAAGCTTTTTTAAATAATTTATTTAAATTATTAAAAATCGGTGCATTTTTAATTAAAATCTCTAAAAGGTAAGGTTCTAAACTAAGAATTATTTCATCATAAAGAATAAAAGAAAACGTGCCATCGTCATCATTAATATTTTCTGCCCAATAATCAAAATCATCAACAAACTCTAAGTCCATGATGATTTTTTTATTTCTATATAACATTAGATATTCATTTACCATATATCTAACATCTTTATTTTCTAATAAATTAGAATACTCACCCTCAACATATGTGTTATTGTTTTTTTTATCAGTTTCTAAAACATAATAAGCATCACTAGAATTTTTAAAAAAATCACCTAAATAACTAATAAGGCCAGTAAAAACATAAAAAGTATCACCTTCTCTTTGGAGATAAAGCCTGTTTGGTGTGCCTTTTAAGGTTTGTTCTGCGATATTTAAAATCTTTTCTTTTAAACCACTTTTTTCATCTACTGGAGCATCGTCATAAGCCTTAATTAAAAATATATCATTTAATTCATTTTCTTTATTTAATTTTAAAAAATCAGAATACATTGCGTAATGATCAAAACCATAAAAAACTTTTAAAATTCTTTTTTTATTAATATCGGTATCAACATTAATATTAAAATCTGTTTTATTTTCAATAAAATTTTTAAAATTTTCATAATTTTTAAAAACTTTTTTTAACGTTCCCTCTTTTTCATCTTCTAAAATTTGATTTAAAAAATATTTGGCATCATCAGAATCAGAAACTTTTTCATTAAAATAATTTAAAAAAGCCTCTTCAGGGGACTTACCCAAAGTTATGTAATCTTCAATTTTTAACTTATTTATTAAATTATTACTTATTAAATAGTTTAATAATTTTTCTTTATTTTCAGATTTGTTTACATAATTTAAAACTTCTTCATTTGAAAATCCTAGACTTATTAATTGATCTTTAACACTGTCTAAATTTTTAAAAACATATTCTAAAGCCTCTTCCTGTTTAAATTTTCTTTTTAATAAGCCATTAATAGTTTTAGTATCTAAATCGGTGAAAATATTAATTCCGAAATTTTTTGCATAACCCCAAACTAAATCTATATTATCACCAAAAATTCTCATTAATTTTTGATAAACACTCGATCCTGTCCAACCACCACTACCGTATAAACCGGTTAAAATGGTGAATAAATTTTGATTTTCCCCAAATAAACTTAAAAATCTACTATCATTTATTAAATTTAAAAAATCATCTAAAGAAATTTTACCCGCTTCTATAGCATCAATAACGTACTCAGCCTTTCTACGAAGATTAAACATGGTTGTAAGTGGATTAATACCGGCATCTTTATAACCTTGCCATATTTTAGTTGTTAAAGTTTCATAATCAACCACCTTCTCAGTACTACCGAACAAAATAAGTAAATCGTCATAATCAAAATAAGAAAAAGGATTAATATTGCGTTCTTTTAAATAATCACTTAAAATGTTTACCCCAATTTTTTCAACTAAAGCTCTTGGGCTTAAAACTTTTAATGGATCAATACCTTTTGATTTATACCATGTTAAAAGTTCAATACCGGTATATAAATTAGGAACTCCCTTGGAGTTTATTTGATATAAATAATCAACAATTACATCTCTAATAGTTGCCCATTTATCACCTAATTTTTCGGATGCAACATTTATTCGTGTTGGATTATCTGGTGCGTCAAAAGCTTCTACAGTTCCGTCGATTTCATTAACAAGAATTGCGGTTCTATACCAAGGATTACTTTGAGGTTCTTTTTTTTGTATGACATAAAATAAAGTACCCTTTCTAGTATAGCTTCTAAAATGAGAATCACTTTCTTTGTTTGTGGTACACCATTTAGTACCTGCACCGTAATAACAAGATGCTCGATGGGATTCTGGTATTACAATTAACAAATCAGGACTGTCGTATAAGATATTAGCTTCTAATTTTTTAACTTCCGATTTGGTTAATTTTTGTTTTGTATATTTTACTAAGATCTCCATAAGGGTGATACCACCAGTACCAAAGTACGACATAATGTCTTTAGGTGCTTTATAAACTTTTTTTATCGTCTTACCCACCGGAGAACTTTCAAGAGGATCTAAATATGGGATAAAATTTTCTCTTTTGGCAATATCTTCTAATAACTCAGCATCTATTTTTGGTAAATTTTTATGAAAATCTTGTACAGTTTGAATTAAATTATCATTAAACAAAGTACTTGTTTTTGAATAGTTTTTTACTAAAAATTCTAAATATTTGTTATTACCAGAAGGATCGTCTTCTGACAGACTATCTATTATTTCAGCTGGTACTGTTTTATATTTATTTTTAATATCGTCTAATCGACCCTCAAAAAGTATATCTTCTAATAAAAAATAATTTTTCATATACAATAAATATCATAACAGAATTAAATGTGAACAGTTAAAAAAAAACCCACCTGGAGCGAACAGATGGGCTTGTGTGAGGAATGACCCCATAACTTAACGGTCCTAAGCGTTAAGATTTTTTTAACCAAATTTTTTATCTAAAATACTTTGTAAATAAGCTACTGCTTTATAGTCACCAGAATCTAAAGCCTCATCCCTGGCGTCCTCAAGGTCTCTTTTCGACCAAGTTTCTGGGTTATCAACATTTTCTTCTTTTTTAGTGATTAAAGACTTTAGAATTGGATCTTCATCATCATCACCACCTACAGTTTCTGGTTTATCATCATCATCGTCATCACGATATTCACTAAAGGCCTGTTCTACCGCTTCTTCATTTTTTTCTCTGATAACACCAAAAACAATATCTTTTAAATTTTCAATTGCCTCTGGATCGTCATTCATTAAATTATTAATTAATTCACTAAATTCTGTAGCAGGTAATTGTGATATTTTTTGTAGAATTTCAGCTTTATAAGCCAAGTGGTCAACATCTAAAATATCTAAAAACTTCTCCCAAATTCTAGAACCAAGACGAATATCCATAGTTTCAGATTCCAAATTATCTGTTTTATCTTCAACGTAATCTCTAGTTTCTTTATCTTGTTCACGACCCCATGTGGTAATTAATTCAATGACACCTTTTGTTAATTCGTGTAATAAAAATGGGAATGTCATTCCTTCAGCCTCAATAAGTGGTTTTTTACCCGCAGCTGGTGGTTTACCATGTGGGTAAACTCTAACTTGTCCAGCGTGAGTACCGCTTTGGCCTTCACGTTTAATAGTATCATCATCTAAAGCCCAATATATAAAATCATTGCTAGCCATAATGTTACCATAACCACTAACTAAATCAGGATCAATTCTGTTTAATTCATCTGACGCTAAATGAAATAAGTTTTGACCTTTACGAGCCGCACCATGTATCATTGCATTTATAAGCCTACGTTTTGTGACATTTGGTTTTAACTCTTCCTCTGTTTTACCTTCTGGTGGTCTTTTGGTGCCTTTGTTCATTTTTAAACCTGTTTTTGTAATTTCTCTACCACCTAGTTGTGGATGACCTGTGATTTCTGCTTTAAAATCAACACTGCCAACTGGAACGTTATATTCCTCAGACACCAATTTAATAGCTAGATTTTCTAATTCTCTTTTGTTTGCCACTTCTTTTTGTAAGACATTACTTAAACTATCAAACAAAACTCTAGTCGCATTTTGTAAGTTAACCCTTCTACCTGTTTTTGCTTCAAAATTTCTTGTAACATCACTAATAATGTCGTTAGAAATTCTTCTAATAGTTTCAGGGTCTAAATGTTCTGAATAATCAGTCTCACCTCTTTCGATTTTACGACGTAAATTATCATCCATACCTTCTTTTAATAGGGTTTTTTGAATATTTTCAAGAATTTCTTTTTTAGTAATTTTAGTTGGTTCCGAATTTTCTACCATTCTAAAAATATCTTTTTTTGTTAATTTTGCCATTTTTTGTTTTTTTATATTTTCTGTAACACCTGTTTTAAGTGTTGTTTCTAATTTATTTTCTTCAGTTTCTGGTGTTGATTTTAAAGCCCTAATTTCATTTTCTAAAGATGTGATTTCATTTTTTAATTGTGGCATTTGATCTTTTAAAATGTCATCAAGTTGAGCTTGCCTTTGTGATTTTTCAGCACTTTTGGCGGCTTTCGCCTTAGATTTTTCAACACTAATATTTTTTGGATCTTCAGAAGTTGTTGATGGGTTAGAAGCTTCTTTACCTAAAAGAGAAATTTGCATATTTTTTATTTGTGCTTGTTTAGGTAAACTACTAAGCTTATCTTTTTTAACTTTTAGTTGGTCTTGTAATTCTTTTATTCTTTCTTCTTTAGTTTTAGACATTACTTTCTAATTTTAAAATCGTCATAATTTAAAACCAAATCAAGTGAATAGAGTTTTTCTTCAACTGATTTTTGGTTTTCACCAAATTTAAAAACCAATCTTTCTTCTGGATAATCATTACCATCTTCTAATTTCTCCCAAGCTAAAGCTATAATACCTTCAACAGCATTGTAAATTTGAAAAACACCTGAATTTTGTATTAATTCCAAATCTAATTCTGATGTTTTTAACCCACCAACAAGTTTAATAAAACTTGAATCAGGGGTTAAGTCGTTCTTATCGTTAATAACCGAAGATTCGTACCAAGATTCGTCCCAGTCCCAGTTTGTTCTATCTGAAAACAAAAATTCAAAGATATGTTCACCTTTGAAATTTGTCCCAATTTTATTGACGTATATAAGATATAAATCTTTCATTAATAATTTCTGTTAAATCTAGCTTTTGGTGCAGGTTCCTCACCGGGTTCAATAAAAGGCGGAGGCGTAAAAGGACTTGGTTTAGTACCAGGTCTGGTGCCAGGCTTAATACCAGGTTCAGTTTTTGGCCTTTCTTTAGGTCTAGCGGGTGCAGGATTTCTCATATCAATATTTTTTTCATCCAAATATTCCTCAAAATCTAAATAAGAATCAACTGGTTGACCTGTAAATTTTTTATTTTTCATTTGACCCATTTCAATATCACCAACAGAATTAATTCTAACTTTTCCAACTACTTTGTTGTTTTTTTTAAGTTCTAAATAAATTGTTTTTTCTTCTGGATCGGAAGATTTGTCTTTATGACAATAACCAACCTTTAAACCGTGCTTTAATGCCATTTCTTCAACATCCATAAAAGCTTGTTCTTGTTCATAAGTTTCCATTTTATCAACCAAAGATTCTCTTATAATATTTTTTTTAGTTTTAATAGACTCATAAACATAAGAATTACATCCACTTCCATCCACAGTAAAAGGCTCGTCTACTTCATAATTTGACTCAGTTCTAGGTATAAAACCAATACCCATACAATCGTGACAATCATTAAATTTACCTTGGCAAGTTGGGCAGGTCGTATACATTTCACTCGACATAAAATCTTCTTGGTCTCTCATATACTCGTTATGGTATTCAGCTTTTGGTGCAGGTTCCTCACCGGGTTCAATAAAAGGCGGAGGCGTAAAAGGACTTGGTTTAGTACCAGGTCTGGTGCCAGGCTTAATACCAGGTTCAGTTTTTGGCCTTTCTTTAGGTCTAGCGGGTGCAGGATTTCTCATCATTCTTTCGTCATACATATAATCTTCACTAGAGCCCATATTCTCTAGAGTTCTAATGTCTCTAGCTAAATCACTAACCTCAGAGAAGTTATAAATAACAGGTTCACTAAAATCTCTCATCGCTTTTTCTTTAATGTGCTCAGGAATTTCAGAATAATTAATTTCATTTGAGATGTACATCCTATAACCGTCACGATCAATTTCAACCATACCAAACTTACCTTGAATGTCGTTATTGCCCACTTTAAATTTTTTATCCCCTCCTAACTTCCTAACCAAAGTGTTTTTTATATTTTCAATATCATAAATCTCAAGATTTCTACCTTTAATTTTTGAACCATATTTTGTATATTTTGACATATAATCGCTTTCACCGATTTCATCGTCTAAAATTAAATCCATTTCTTTACCACCTCTCATAACTCTAATTGGTTCGGTTTCATCACCGGCAATATTTGGATTACTCGCCCCTGATAAAATTTCTTCTTTTTCTTTTTCTGACAATTCATCCCAATTAGCCATATTATCATATTTAGACATGTAACTCATAAAATCGAATTCTTCATCAGAACTTTCACTTTTCCTTTTCTTAACCGCTCTAATGATGTCTTTTTTATCATTAGAATCCATATTTTCTAGGTCTAAAGCTGAAATTACGCTCTTAACAACCCATTTCATGGTGTCAGATGATAGATCTTCCGTGTCTCTAATTTTTTGACCTAATTTACCAGTCAATCTTTGAATATCTTTAATAGGATCATCCTCTAAATCGTAATCTTCATCGTCTTCATCAAATTCTTCCTCACTATCTTCCTCGGTTTCTTCCTCACCACCAAAATCAAATTCTTCCTCACTATCTTCCTCGGTTTCTTCCTCACCACCAAAATCAAATTCTTCTTCACTACCTTCCTCACTACCTTCCTCACCACCAAAATCAAATTCTTCTTCACTACCTTCCTCACCACCAAAATCAAATTCTTCCTCAGCTGGAGTTTCTTTAGCTGGTTCTGTTTTCTTTTTTTTATTTTTTAAAACAAATTTTTTTTCGGTTATGATATCAGATGACAAAATATCATTATTTTTTTCAACACCATAAGTTCTATTAAAATCTTCGAACATAATATTAAGTCTCTTAACGGCTTCTTCATAAGATTGATATTGATTTTTTGTTTTATTAGCCAAACCACCAATATAATCGTAATCAATACCGTCATTAGATTCTTTAATGAAGTATTTTTTATTTTCTCTCACAATGCCATAAAATTTACCGTTAGGTGATTTTTTTTGTAATTCTATTGCGGAGTTTGATATGTTTTCATTAATAGGTTTTTTAATACCCATTAGTTCTATCATCCTTTTTAAGTCTTTGTTGGTCATATTTAGTTATTTTAATATAATTATTTAATTGAAAAACTTCCAGGACTATTACCTTTATCACTAGATAGTGGATTCTCCCAGAAACCGATTGTTGTTCCAGAAGTGGCACCAAATTTTTTACCCCCTATTAAAAAAACATTACCACTTATTTGTGATGCATTAGCAACACCAATAGGTAAAATTATAGGTCCTACGGTGGTAGGTAATGTAACACCATTTATTGTTACTGAAGTACTACTTGGTACTAATATGGATGTATACCAGTAGTTATTAAAATTGGCCCCACTAACTGGGTGTATTATTTCTCCTTGTGTCATTTTTATTTTTTTATAAATATCTATTAATTTGTATTATTTTTATTTTTTATTAGTTGATGGTAAAGAAACTTGTTTATCATATGCAACCGTTTTAATATCTGATAATCTTTCTAACATACCATTACGTCTTAAAACTTTAAAAACCATATTCTCAACAGAAAATTCACCGGCCTTATCTAGACCTGCTTGACGCATTTTTTTTATTTTATCTTTAATTTTATCAGCTTTTTGAACGATATTTTCGTAATTTTTTTCTTTTTTCATCTCATCATATAAATCATCAATACTATCCATTATACGATTAGATTTTAATTTAACATTAATATTGTCAATTTTTATTGGTTTTTTTTCAGGCTTAACTATCCATTTATTTTTTAAAATAGAATAGACGCCAGTTGAAACATGTTCTTCCGCTATGTCTTGAACGTAAAGTTCTACATCGTAACCATAGATTTTAACATCGTGATTTTGATTCCAACTAGTGCTTTTTGTTTTTAAAAAATCTTGAACCAATCTTTCATCAACCGGAACTTCTTTATAATCAATAAGTATGTGTAAATCAACATCTGAATATTTAGACCAATTATAATTTGCTAAACTACCAGTAAAAGTAACGTCTTCAATGTCAACGCCTGGTAATTCTAAACTTTCAAAATAATCATCAGCAATTTTAAGTAAATTTTTTCTAATTTCCGGTTGTAAAATATCACCACCCCAAATTCTAGGGTTTAATTTTTTTTGGGTTTGAAAGCCTGTTAGATCAACTTCCCTATCACTTTGTGTAATTTTTTTTATTTCATTTATTAATTGATATTTTTTCATGATCTTAAATATTCTTAAAATTAAAGATATTTATAATTTATGAAAAAGAAATTTATTTTAACAGAAAACCAAGTTAAAAAATTATTAGAAATGAGGGTCAATGACTTTAATTTAGAAGACATTGTAAAGCATTTAGAATCTATTGAATGTACCGGTGATGATTTAAAATATTTAGTTAAAGATGTTTTATTTAAATATGGTTACGAAGATATCTCTGTTATTTTTTTAGGGCACGAAGAAAAAACTAAAAATTTAAAATATATCGCATACACTGAAGGCCCTATTTTTATTTATAAAACAAAATCAGATGTCTCTATCGACGATAGGCCTTGTTTAACTATTTATGATGTTAAAGCCTATCAAGAGATATAATATCTTTTGATTCTAATAATGTCAAACTAAAAGAATTACCATGTATTTTTGCTGCTTTTTTACATATTGACATAAAAGCATCAAAATCCATAACTCTTTTAAAAACTAAACAACCTGCTGACCAATTTTCCACCCAGGTAGAATCACGGCCAGCTTTATGTATATTAATACCGTATAAGCCTTCAGTTATCTTGTTTTCATCATATTCTAGATCAAAATCATCATCACGATAAACTTTAACATTTCTTTGTTGGCGAAGGGCTTCGTATCTGCCTTGATGTAATCCTATTGTGTGTGAACCTCGGTATTGTCCAGGTATTAATCTAGCACAACCACCAGTTATACCCATTTTTTGCCATTCTAACATACTTTTTTTACCTGGGTCTGTTGTTGCTGACCAAATATGGAATTTCCAAATACCATTTTCTTTATAAGAAATGGTTAACCAATCATCAAATACATTAGTGACATTTTTACCTGTTGAGGAATTTCTAATACCTATGATATTAACATCGTAACCTTTGTTTTCCGCATCTTCAAACCAAACGTAACCTTTTGATTTTACGGTCTTTTCGATTTGCTCTCTTGTATAACTCATGACATTTATTTTAATAAATAAATATCATGAATTTTACCTTTTAAAAGATTATATGTCTAGTAATCGATAAATTGAGTATCCCCATTAGGTGACATCACAATATAACCACCTTTCACTCCATTTATTATAGTAATTTCCCACATAATTTTATTTTTTTATTGAAATATATAAACCATTATACCATCCGAAAATTTCAGTATCAAATTCTCGGTTTTTTTTAAAATCTTTAAAATCAATTTCGATTTCTATAAAAAAAGATTCATTTGGGAACCTTGCTAATATTTTTTTCATATAAATTAATTAATTTTAGTTTATATTTATAACTTTACTTTTTCAATTATATTTTTTACTTGTTGTAAATTAAACTCACAGTCTCTTTTGTATCTTTGTAATCTATCAATTATATAGTATTGTTCATGTTTATCATCTATTAGATTTTCATCGGTAGTTGGGTACCCGCTATGTAATGTCCAATAATCTTTATGAATATAAATTGGGTTTAATTTACTTTGTGGTGGTCTTATTAACATAATTGTACCACCATCCCTAATAGTTGATATATTGTATATTGACCATAGGACACCACCTTCTTTAACATACTCTTTAATATAACCTTCTTTTTCAAAAATATCAACTTCTGGGAATATAAGTTTAGCTGAATTATTTGGTGTAAAGTTTACCCTATCGTATCCTGATGTTATAATTTCGAAATCAACTTCCAAACCTTCTTTAAGTACGTTATATTTAATTTCACCATCTTTAATGTACTTGATTGAATTACTATCATTAGATAGTTCTGTATAAGACCAATGCCATCCGTGACCGAATGAATGTAAATCGGACCATTTTACCATCCAAATGCCTTGTTCGTCCCTTGTTAATATTCCTTTCATAACTTAATTTTTTATTATATAACTTATATCGCTAACTCTAATTTTGAATTTAATTTAGTGATGCCTTCCGTTCCAACAATTTCAAAATCATCAATAATGTAATGATAAAAATTCTTATTTTCTTTTAAGATTAATTTTGGTTGAATATCCAATGGTGTTTTATTTAATAACTCGGAAACCGCATCAAAATGTCTGTCGTAAATGTGAAGATTCTGAACCAAATGACAAAATTTACCAACCTTGTAATTGCAATGTTGAGCAACCATCATTAAAAGAGCCAGATATTGTACCTTATTAATGTAACCGGCAACTAAATAATCTGATGAGCGTTGAATTAATGTCATATCAAGAATTAATCCGTCGCCGCTCTTTCTTACCGAAAACATAACTTCATAAGCACAAGGATGGAGCCCTTTTGTTTCCTCCAGATCTGAATACTGGTACATATTAATAATGTGTCTACGACTAAATGGATCTTTTAATAAACCACTCAATAATTTATCCATCAATTGGTATTTAGCGATCGTTCTTCCGTATCTTTGGCCAATTGTACCATCACCAATGTCCCATTCGTCCCACCAATTAATTCCCATTTTATGGGCAACATCAAGTGATGATGATTGTTCTTGGTATATCCAAAATACTTCACTTATTCCCGTCTTAATTGCGGTGTTTCTTATAGTTGGAATAGGAAATTCCCCTTTTGATATATCATATTCTTCAAACACTTGTGTTATAAATCTAGAATAAGCTGGTGTTCCGTCAGGGTATTTTGGCCTTGGATTTTCATCCCAAGAACCTTCTGACATAATTTTTTGAATATTTTGGATATAGTATTTATCAGCTTTATTAAACATCTTATGTGTTTTTATAAGTCCATGAATAGGGTGCTCCACCTTAATATGGTGTACTTGTGGTGTTTGTTTTTATTTTACCGCTATTTCTATCAACAAGTTTATTTCCGATAACACAACCACAAATTCCACTTCCACCATTTTTAGGGTTACAACCACAAATTTCAAAATAAGGAACTTTATCATCAACAGGTTTATTGGTTGGTTGATTTGGCACAAAAAAGGGTGGTGTTGATTCTGATGCGTATAAATCGATTAGTCTATACACCTCTACTTTAAATTGTGAAATGGTTTCACTCCTTTCAAACTCAACTTCAATTAATTTTTTTAAGGTTTCTATATTCATTTTTCTTTTGTTAATGTGTACACCGAATTTTTAGTTTTAATGTGTGTTGTTTATTAAACTAATGCCATGCTTGATACCGAAAATAAATTCTGAAATTTCGTGGTCTTTTATATTTTCTATAGATTTACCTATAGCAATACCGATTTCATTTCCAATATCGGAGATATCACCATTATTATATTTAACAATCATAAGCATTTGACTAATACTTTTTAATGTTTTTTGAAAATCGAGTTCTCTATCAGAATGTTCGTAAGCTCCATCAGGGCCTATTTGAAAATCATCACTAATATATGGAGGTTCTTCTTCCAATCCATCCATTAAAGTAACATCCCAGTGTCCCAATTCTTCTTCATACTCATCAAGAGATCTAAGACCGTTATGAGGTGGTGGAAGTTCCATATTAGAAAATTTCCATTCAGACCATTCTTCAAAAGTAAATGTGGATTCTGGATTTTCTTTAAGATAGTTTTGATATTGTGTTTGTAGAGTACTCATAATTATTTTCTATGCTATAAATATACGAATAAAAATTTAGTAAGCCAAATTAAATGGGTAAATTAACTTTGTTTAAGAGTTGATTTGAAACATGTGTGTAAATTTCTGTTGTTTTCACATTAGAGTGTCCTAATATTTTCTGAATTATTTTTAAATCAGTACCATTCTCTAAAAGATTTGTTGCACAACTATGTCTCAACTGGTGGATGTGATATTTCTCACCTAAATATTTTTTAACAATTTTATTACAACTCCCTGAACTATATTTTAAACTATTCTGACCGTTGAATAGGTACTCTTTAGGTTTATATTTTATAAAATATTCTCTAAGTAATTCCAAAATTTTTTGTGATAGAGGAACCACTCTGTCTTTTCTACCTTTGGCGTTTTTAATATGGATAATCATTCTTTTGGAATCGATATCTTCAATTTTAAGGTTAATTACTTCAGACACTCTTAATCCAACTGAATAGGTTAAAGATAATATTGATTTGTGTTTAATATTTTCAATTTTAGATAATTGTTCTTTAATATATTCTCCATCAATAACCTGTGGTAATTTCTTCTCTGATTTGGGTCTCTTAAATGAGACTTTATCGTATTTCTTATTAAGTCCGAATTTGTAGAGGAAACGGATTGCATTTATTACTTGATTTTGTTGAGAAACTGAGGTGAATTGATAATTATCTAAATAAGATTGGAAATCATTAGATGTTAATCTTGTTGGTGGTATTGAAGCACCCTCCAAAAATTGATTTATGTAAAAAAGGTAGGATTTTATTGATCTATCCGAGTAGTTTAAGTACTTCAATTTTTGATTACAAATTTTGTAATAATCTGTTTTTTTCATTACTAAAACATTGGTTTTAAAGGGTTTTTAGCCACTTGTTGATATATGATAGTTATAGTGAATTTTGTTTCTTCCACTTATCTAATTCTTCTCGTGTTGGTGCCGAATATATATCTTCGTGTATATTATTGTAGTTTTTTAATTTACCAACATAAATACCCTTATCACCAGCATACATTATACCAACTTCATCTTCTGATAATTCTTTACCTAAATAATAGTGGAATGTTGGTAAATTAAAACCAACTTTCTTTAATTTTTTAGCAGATTTCTTATCAACTACATCACCAACAAAACTCACTATAACATCAGATATATTCAATTTTTTCTTTGAATTTTCTGTAAGGAAGTTCCTAAAGTTGTCAATGTGTTCTCTCATTTCTTTGCTCATAATTTTATTTTATATATAAATATTGAAAATTCAGAAAAAACTAAATATATCTGAGTATCGTTAGTGATAATTTTATTTTGAATATTTGTGTTTGAACCATTTTTCAAATTCTTCTAACAATTCTTCTTCATTATAAGGTTGATTACTAATACTTGTGAAAGCATAGTGTGAAAATGCTTCAAACAAGTCTTTTTTAGTAAAACTATCACTAACATCAGATATATTCAAGTTTTCTGATTCAGTTAGTTTAAACTTGTTAAATTTGTCTATGTGTTGTCTCATTTCTTTGCTCATAATTTTGTTTTATATATAAATATCAGAAAACCTAAATATATCTGAGAAACGTTAGGTGCAATAAAAAATAAATTTCCCACCGCACCCTACCATCAACATTAGTCCTCAAATTCAAAATATTCATCCTGTGCTGGAATAATCTTTCCATAAATAGGTTCTGACTTATTCCATTTACCATCAACACAACTGTAAATGATTTTCACAGCCCTTTCATCGTGATAAGGCGGCAATCCTCCAGTTCTTGAAAATTGTGAAGTTTGAGTGTAAATCATTTCGATTGTTTCTCCTACCTCATTTACCTCTTTGAATACCATTGGATTCCATAATCCACCGTGTGCCGTTGTTCCGCTTGCAATCGTTGATGTCATTGCACCTGAAGCTGTGTTTGTTTTAATGTTTAATGTTTCCATTTTCGTGTTATTTAAAATTTAAGCCCACGCTAAATTTATTTTTTACAGACACCTAACAGCAGGTAGGCAAAATGCCGCTATGAGCCTGAGTGCTTTGATTTAAAATTTGTGGTAAGCGGCACTATCGCCTACCTGCAAAACGTTAGGCACAATTTATGAAATGGTAATAGGTTTTACTATAACCGTTGCGCCATAACTTGCAAAATCAGTTGCACTATATGTACCATCTTTTCGTTCTCTAAGTTCTGTATCTTTATGAAAGAACCTTGTTTTGATATAATTAGTTGCAACTGATTTTGCTTCATCTAAATCAAACTTATAACCTAATTCTTCAAACACCATTTCATCTGAGTCTCTGGTCGTGTCTGCCAAATTTCGCTCTGTGTAAATTCTATATGCCATAATAAACTGTGCCTAACAAAGTGTATAAGCAATAGCCGTTAGGCATTTTAAACTATTGCAGTTGTTAATATTTAATTTTCTACTTCTAATTAAGTTTTGTGTTCGGCTACTGCTCATACACTCAACCGTTATGTTTAATTTTAAAAATTTTATGATTGTTTTATACAAAACTTATCATTTAATTCTTTTGACCATTCTTGTAACGAACCCATATTGCTATCAACCCTTACCCAATCACCATAAGTTTTGTGTTCCCAATAAATAGAACCATCATATTTTTCATTGTATAAAAACTTACTTTCATTGTCTTGTTTTTCATTCCAAGTTTCACCATCATTTATCATAAAAGTAATTTTCTCACCTTGTTTAAGTTTTGAAATAATATCTTTTATAGAATATCCTTCTCTGTTAATTGCTAAATTAACTTTATTTACATTATTGTAATCAAAATCATATTCAAAACTTAAACCACTATCAAGTAAGTTTTTTATTTCTATTTCTGCTTTTTTTGTTTCCATATATTTATTTTTTATTTGTATAAAATTTTTAAAACTAAAACATAACAACAAATAAAACACATTAAAACGATGTTTTATTTGCAACCGTTATGTGTAATGATTTATAACAATATCACAAAGAATTTTAGAAGTAGTCTTTATATCTTCCACTTGTTTATTTATAAATTCATCTTTAGTAATTATACCTTTCATCAATTCTTTATGAATTAACGTTATATAAAAATTGTGTCTAATTAATTCCTTTTCGAAATCACTACACATAACATCAGATATATGTAATTTTTTATCTGTGTTATCAACTTCTGTGTTATTATTTACTTCTTCCATATTATTTAAGTTTTATGTTTCAATTTAAGAAAAAACTACATATATCTGTGACCGTTATATGCAATTTTCAGTTTGTTTTGAATTATTTAATAAATCTGCATCGCACCCAATAAATAATATCACCATTTGGTTCGTGTTGTGTATATAAAGATAGAAAATAACATTTGGTA